GTCCTACAGATATTGTTGCATCTATTATTCCGTTTACCTGCTGCTTATTTCCCCTCTAGTTGCTTTCCAATGCTGCAATGTACCACATGTGTGTTGCTTGCTCTGTCATGGTTGCATCATTCATGCTTGGCTATTGCTATGATAACCCTTATGTTGCATTTCTCTCGATCAAGAATGTTGCACTCAGTTGTTGCTATGTCTACTCATTGCATGCCCGCCCATGGTTGCACTAGGTTCTCTCTTGATCGTTACATATATTTGACATGTTCGTAGTTGCCTCAAAAAGCCATAGTTGCATCTTGGGTATGATGATGCAAAACCCTCATCAGTGTTGCAGTACCACCTATTTGTTGCATATTGAGTGAATAGGGTTAATCAGTTGCATAGCTCTCTATTTACCTAATAGTTGCATAAAATCCATTGAGGCTGCATATTATTGAACATGTTGCATTCCTTCCACGTATGTGAACACTGGTTGCATTGATATCGCAAGACTTCCCCATGTTGCAGTGATAACTTGCCTGAGTTGCATGCTATGCCCCATTCCTCTACCGTTGTAGATGTCATTGCCAGTTGTTGCGAGATGCATGTACAAAGAGAAATCATGTTGCATCAGGATGCTGTCAGATGAGGTTGCAATGCTTTCAATACATGTTGCATGATGCCTCTACAGAAGTTGCGTATAAACTATTATGATATGAGAACCATAGTTGCATAGCTGGTCAATGATAGTTGCGTTCTTCACTCTTTTGCTGTTGCATTTTCTCTACTCATTGCATGTAAGGAACATCAAAGTCGCTGCATTGATAGAATTGAGATGTCGAGATGGATGTTGCAAGAGTGTGTTGAAAGTAAGTTGCATATCTAGCCGCTGATAGCTGCATTATGCCTTAGCAACCAACTAGTTGCATAATTCTTAGTCTAGAATGCATATTCTATAGTTGCGGAGGTTTCAGTTACAATTATTGAATATCTTCCTCTATCAGGTTGCATGGGGCCATCGTAGATTATTGCAATTGTCCCTATATCCTTTTTGTTGCAGTGTCTCTTGCTTGTTGCAGTGTCATGTTAGTTGTGAACGAGCTTGTACCATTGCATCTACTACAGTTGCGTGACTCTATGAAAGTTGCAATCGCTATCTAGCTCCTTGTGTTACATCCTCCAGACAACGCCCTCTTGTTGCAGTTCCCTTGATCGCTGGTCCATATGTTGCTATGTAGTATTTCATTTGTGCTGCATGCAAATCTTCTACTCGTTGTTGCACTGTCCAATATGACATTCTTGTTGCATATAGCTATTGCCCGTTGTTGCAAGGTCCCGCGTAGCTTGGTTGCATACTGTGACTTCTTGATGTTGCCGTCATTTGTGAGTTGCACTATACTACCTATACTTCTCTTAGTTGCATTGAAATGGTTGCGAGGCTTACCTTGATATTCATTGCATTTAGTCTAGACTATAAGATAGTTGCAGCACACTAGACTTTGCCTTTCACCGTTGCTCATCATTGCCGGACAGCGTTCAATAGTTACATGGATAATACTAGCCTAAACCATACAAGTTGCGATTGCGAACTGCTTGTTGCAGTAAGGGTCAAGAACGTTGCATGCAGGACCGACGAAGATGGTTACATGGATAGATCGCCAGTATTGCATCTCGATGGGAGTGCCTAGTTGCTGCATTCCTCTCCAATCACATCAGTTGCATCCCTGATACTGCTTGAGGTTGCACTAGCTGCGCCCTCCCTCTTCCAGTCAGCCTCTTGCAATTATCACCTACTACTTCAGTATTGCGATCAGAACTCTCCCAAGGTTGCATGGTTAGCGAGCAGGCTGTAGCCCTGTCTGATGGTTGCAGGATCATATAAATTGTCCATTTGTTGCATCTTGCCATATTGCTTGCTGCAATTGCAAATAAAAGCCCGTGGTTGCATAGATCCATCTAAGTTACACTCTGACATATCAAGTAACGGGTTGCAGTCGACAGCCTATACTCTATGTTGTCATCTATCCTTATTGGTTACAAGCAATGCTGCGCTATATATCCTCTTACATAGCTGCACAGACTCTCTTATAGACACCTACCTGCTCATCAACTATGCAACAACTAGCTATGAGCAGGTAGAACCGCATTTCAGCATAATGCAACAAATACTGAAAGGCTTCATTCCTTCAGTTGTAAAGGAGCGTCTCAACAAGTTCTAATGCAACATGAGAGTGAGCCGTCCCACTGCCAGGCTGTAGCAGTGTATCCCATCAAAGCATCAGTAGATTAGCAGAGTTGCAACATCCCCTGCTCATTCATCGTGCTGCACATGAGAGTTGGCCCAAAGGGAGCCACCGCGAAGCGAGTACCGTTTCCGGTTTTGTGGCGTTGTTCTCTCCAGAAGGTGTCAAGCTTCCTTTTCCCGATATCGGGAATCAGAGAAGGCATAGTCACAAGGCACACGAATGTACCCTATATGACCATGACTCGCTTCTTATCCCTCAACAGGGAATCAGAAGTCATACGGCACTCTCCCAGGGATTGGGCCTGCAACTACCGAGCCGTAGCTCACGAGCCCAAGCAATCCGAAGATTACAGAGCAGAGTATAATAGCCGCTAATCAAGTTGTCAATACCTAATCCAATTATGAACAATTTTTCATGTTCCGACGTAAAAGATAGGGTATTATAGATGCTAACCAGATTGAAGGAGGGCATGCCATGCCAGGAAAACACATTCACCGAACAGCAGTGTTCACCATCCACAACCCCACGAAACACATCAGAGCAGTGCTTGATGAGGCATTGCAGAATTACACAAGAGCCTACACATCAATCCTTGATTTCTTCTCTAGCTATACAGCAGAGGAATTGCATGCAATGGCTGTATTTGCAGTACGCGAGAGCAATGGAGAAGAGCTAACGAATGCTAGGACATTAGAAACTGCTCTTTTCCGAACGAACAAGATACCAGATCTGGACCAGTTACTTGAACCTCTAGAGGCCCGGCTGCGTGCATCGATGAAGTCAGATATTGCTAGCACCCTCTTGAGTTTCGCTGAACTGTCATTGACAGAAAAGCAGAAGCCATCCTACCCTAACAGGGTTGAAGAAGATAACCGTGATGCAAAGCGAGAGGCCGCACTAGAAGGTCTGCGGACTATCTCAGATGACCTAGAAGAAGAGAATACACTCCGCGACCAACTGCTCCGCACACGACAGCGAGGGCTGGTGCCCTTATCTTTCGGGAATAGCATGCCTGATCAGGGATTCCGTATTTTCTACAATCCAGAGACGCGCACATTCTATGTGAGACTGTATGTTATCGGAGAATTGTCCAATCATGGAAGAAGGATCGATATAGATGGACAATACATCGATATCCGTGAACCTGAGAATATTTACATGCGGAACAAAGGTTTCCAGGAACATAAAACAGGACTGAAGCGGTACAGTACAAGTACTCACACTATCTTGGGGGATTACCATCTTGGAATGGGCAGGTATCAGGAGGTCAGGTCCTTTGGAAATGGGACTCGCTCCATTCTTGTCCCTCTAGAAATGGGAAGGTGGCATGAGAACATGCTACGTTTTACTAAACATGCCTTCCTTCCGCAGAGGTCAGGCGATACTAGTGTAAAGCCTGCTTGGCCTGTGTCTGCTAAACTGATGAAATATGGAGATAAGTACCAGCTCCATGTCGCCTTCCAGTTCCCCAGACCTGAGCGAATAAAGCCAGCGACCTACCTAGGTATTGACCGATCTATTTCTTATTTAGCATCTGGGGCTGTCGTTTCCCTGGACGGGAAGGAAGTCATTGAAACTTTCAATGTTAGTACCGATGAATTAAACGGATTAATTGGTGCGATTGAAAAGAATATAGCTATCAAGCAGAAAAAGGGAAAAACAACGAAAGGGGATAGGAGACGCGCACGGATTGCAGACCGCCATGTCCACCAAGTAGCTAATAGTATTGTCGAGATGGCCCGTACACATCAGTCCCAGGTGATCGTAGAAGATCTAAGCTACATTGCCCCGAAAAAGCGTGTTGGAGGGAAGGGGAAAGCCTTCAACCGTATACTCCAGAGAAGGCAATATCAGAAGCTCCAGGACCTCCTAGCGACCAAACTAGACATTGCTGGTCTAACACCACTCCGTAAAGTCAGCAGTGCTTACACGGCTTCCACTTGTTCGCAATGTGGCTGTGTGAGCAAAGAGAACTTCGACAAAGAAGATAAGAACCTCTTTCATTGCATTGAATGTGGGTACACAACAGATGTAGGACAGCAGAGTGGTATCAATATTGTGCGCAAGCTTCCCTTCTTACAGCTCAGATCGAAGCAGAAGCAAAAGGAGATACCAGAAGCAGAGCGGACAACATGGGAAGAGTTTGCACGAGGATTTAAAGCATGAGTAAAGAAGAAGATGCAAATAGAGTTTAAGAAGCTCGCTGGGGCCAAGGGAGTACCGTGGAGCAGTCAAAGGTATGCGCTTGTCTCAGAGGGTAGAGGCATACCTTTCACGCCGACTGAGTACCGATTGATCTATCCCCTGAGGAATGGCACTCCGGTTACTTATGATGATCTTGCACGCATTGTCTATAACCGCGATGCTGACAGGAATGCGAGGGTAATGATGGAAAAGCATATCAACCGTATTCGACGCAAAATCATATGGACCGGCTTTTATGTATATTGCGTGCAAGATTATGGATATGTGCTTCTCCCAAGTAGAGAGAGATACAATGCGTAAAAAAAAGAGGCTTACTCCCCCAATGAGTAAGCCTCTTTTTACAGAACCGCATAACAGCAAAGCGAGGTAAACAAGTAAGAGACAAGGAATGAGTATCATAGTATGAGTTAGGTATTGGCCTAGCCAGCTCCTATTTCATACCTCTAAATAGATGCATAGATAGCATTATATCTCTCATGTCAAGTAGTCTGCAAAGGAACTTCTTGTATAACATAGATGGCAATACTATTAGAACATATGGTCTGTGTTATTTTTGTATCTTTCTATCGTCTTATAGATGTAAAGCTATTTTAGAAGGAGGACCGCACTATGGCAACAGAGTATCATCAGCAGACTCTTAGTAATTTACGTGTAGAACATGACTACTACACAACAAGACAAGTAAGCGAGATATATCACGTATCACTGGCGACTGCATGTACTTGGTGTAGAAAGGGATGGTTACAGGCAGACAGGGAAAGGAAGCTCAATAGTAGAGGGCGTGGTGGACGTTGGAAGATCCACCCAAAGCAGCTCGAAGATGTTGAGTCAAGGAAAGATGAGCTAATTGAACAGAGTAGAAGATATTGGATGAGGTTGTATGTAAAGATGAAAAAGTAGGAAGTATTGAGCCATTTGTGGGTATAAAAAAAGAGCCTGCTTTCCGTTGTGGAAGCAGGCTTGATTATTGTTGTGTGGGCTAATTCTCTTCGTCGTGGAACGTCACACTACAATTTTCAAAAGCAGGATGCACAGGCCGACTGCCGATACTTGGACAGGGATTATATTTATCGTTGAGATGACGCCCGATGTAGAAATTATGCTCGATATCGAGATTACCATGCTTGTCTGTGCTCACCTCGACACCTGGGAAATCCTTACGGATAATTTCAGCAGCTCGATCTGCTGTGCCATCGAAGAAATTTAAACTTGTTGAATGCTTCATTTACTTTCTCTTTCTAGGGCTTATGCCCTAACTATATCAACTCACCACAGCCCACACAACACTCAACCGGCTCCGTGGTGGAAGCCGGTTGAGTGTTTGTGCGGTGGGCTACTTTCCTCTACCTCTTAGCCATGCATCTACGCCTTCTAGATCGTGGTAGCCGTGCAAATTCATCACGAGGATGTCTGCATGGGGCTGTTCATTTACGAGATACTTATATTGGTCTTTTTCCACTCCCGAATCCCAGAATAGGGGCTTTGTGATGAAGTCCCATCCCGCTGCTTGCAGACGAGACCTCACATTGTTGTAGGTGAGATCAGCATCGAAGAAATCGGGATGCTGATCATGAATACCTAACAGAGTGGGAAGAAAAGCCTTCGCACGACTAATGTTCCAGCTCATTTTGACTCCCGTGCAATTCGATGCTGCTCATCATCCCACTCTTGGAGACGACGGGCGCTCTCAGCGGCTTGTGCGCTATGCTGCGCTATCTCTTGCTGAGCATAATTATACAGCTCTTCATGGCTGCAGGGGACGCCTTCATGCTTTGCAGTCTCACTGGCTGGATGCTCTTTTCTAATTCTTTCCTGTCTCATGTGATACCTTCTTTCTCGACTAGAGGACCGTGGCCCTCACGATTTTGTGCTATATCAACTCACTACAGCCCACACATTGAGCCGTGAAGCTGGAGGACTCGTGCGTGTATGGCTCGAGTCCTCTTCAATTTGGGGGACTACTACTTCTCAAGACGCACCTTGCGTACATCCGAGTTGCCATGATAGACGCTTTCAAGCGTCTGCATCGTATGCCCGCTTCTGGGCTTCTTTGTAGTACTGCTGCTGTTTTGCTTACGGAAGTAGCAGACCTCACATAGCCCGTCTGCAAATGTCCACTGGGTATTACACCCGATTTCTTTACATGCCATTTTCTGTTCCCTTTCTTGTGCTAGAGCACTGCCTGAACATCAGGCGTGCTGACTACTGTTGGTCCTGCCACCCGTCTGGTGGCTACTCTTCGTTGAAACTGAAATTAAGTACGCCTTTCGGGCTACCGAGATTATGCTGATCTTCCTCATCAAGAGGCTGTTTGGTCGCGAAGTAGAGGGTAATGTTGCCCTTCTCCGATTCCTGCTCAAAATCGTAGCAGTCCTCGTTGTTGAGGAGAGGATGCTGCAAGAGGAACTTCAAACATTCCTCATCCTTTGGGTCTGTCGCTATCCAATGTTTCATATCGTCCTTTCTGAGATTGCCCTCGGCTACTTGGATACTCTCTTTGCTTCTATTTGCTGAAGCTCTTTCCAGAACATCCCTAGAAAGCTCTGGATTGTCGATATTAGCCCAGGCAGTGCTTTGGGTGGGTCAATATGCTCTACAATTGTATTATCAGGTAAGAGGTAGTACCAAGCTCTGATTGGGCCAAATTGGGCTTTATCCTTTACCTTGAACGAGATAGTATTACCATCCTGAACGAGGTCCTGATGATGGCCTCTCATGATTTTTACAACGTCCGCTGTGATAGTGATGTTTTCCACGTTTTTTAGTCCTTTCTTCGATGCCCCATATTCCTCATGTGTGAGTCCTGGATAGAGCATGGCGCATTCTGCCTCTAGCTCAGGAGGTAGGCGTAACGATCCAGGCATACTACAATCCCACCATTTCTTCTATTGTGTACAACTGAAACACTTCTGGGTCTTCAGTTGGGCGAAGTCCCCCGACAATCTTCCACTCTGGAGTGGTGATGAGATATTCATACTCTTTGTACTGGCGTGGGTTCTCACCTGCCAGGATGAAAATCATCCCATTCTCATCGAAGAAATTGTCGATTGACACCTGCATTGTATCGAAGGAACTGCATGAAACTTCGCCCTTTCCTCGCTCTCTCCACTCTTTATCCTCATCCTCATTGCGACCCCAGAGAATAATCTCACCGTCTTCAGCTTGGTTCTGAAGCATTCCGAACACGTTGCCATGTACCGCATGGTAGTAGACCTCGTTGCGGTCTAAGTCGGTGATGTCCCAGAAAGTGACTTGTTTCATTTCTCGATTCCTCCGTGTGTTTCTTATCTATCCTAAGTATAGCATATCTTCCATAAACTGTCAAGCCCTTTAGAGACCAGTTTTTATCTAATCTCTAAAGGGCTTTAGTTTCCTCCCTAGAAAGGACTTGGCTCGGGGTCTCCGAAAAACTTCCAAGCAGGAACATAGAGTACGCCCGCAGCAGCAGCAGCGCCCTCATCCTCATGCCTGTCACCGATCATTAATGTTCGTTCCTTTGAAACCCCGAAATGTTGCATTGCCTGGATCAACATTCCAGGTCCAGGCTTGCGCCGTTCAAATCCGTCAGGAGTAAGATCAGGACCGCCGAGACCTAGGACAATTTTCTCAGGATATAACTGAGACGCCTTACCCGTATCATGATAGCAGACCTGATACCCATCAATGTTATAGCGGGCACAGAACTGATCCATCCATGCTTCAAACTCAGTATTGCTGAAGATATCCCAGGCACGGCCACCCTGGTTGGTGATGATGCAGACCTTTTTACCTTGTGCATGCAGCTCATCAAGTACTGAATGCCTGTCTGACATAATCCGGCGATCACCTACTGTTTCAGGGAAGGTCTTTCCACGGACTGGCAGCACTAAAGTTCCATCCAAATCAGTGAGAAATAATTCATATACTGAAATGTCAATTCCTATTGTCATGTTGTTCCCTTTCTGGAAATCTCATACTCTTCATGTGTCAGGTTAGGGTGAATGATTGCACATTCCTCCGCAATCTCTTCTGGAGACAAATCATTCTCATGCTCCAAGTGGCTCTCTTGTTGTGACACAGATATTTTCACAACAAGAGAGCCAGTAATGTAGCAATGGCTGCACTGATCTGAGCGGATCTTGATTTTAGATCCATCTGATATAGCAGTTTCATTCATTGCAAGACGATGACAGTTCTCACATTGAATGGTTGCCGTTATCTCATCTGGCATTGACTACTCCTTTTAAAGTTAGAGCTTGATCTTACCTGTCCGAACCATGCGGACACCTTGCGGATCTTCGCGGACATGGAGGTAGCGATCAAGTCCATTAATCCAGACAAAAGCCGATAGCCTATGCTCACTGATATAGCTCGCACTCCCTTGTTCAGGGAAAGCTTGGACCTCTAGATAGAGATCATCTGGGCTAATCTTCAGCTCATGCACGGTGCTTTTGATTGCGCCAATCACGTGACTAGCAGCCATTTGCCCCGTCTTTCCAGGGAACTGAATAGAAATACTGACTACCTGACTCTCTTCAATTGAAAGAAAGAGTGAAGTCAGCTCACGTGAATTAGGGGCTGTGCTAAATCGCAATTGGAAGAGTTCACGACGATTGGCCTCTACTAAATTATCAAGGTAGTAGACCTCCAGACGGTTGTATGACCTATCCGGCCATGTTACATCTTCCTTCGCACTCTTCTGAATCGTGCGAAGATCTGGAAGTCGGGGATGCTCAGCGATCTTTTCATAGATCGCACCGAGTACGAGGGGATACTTTGGACACCGAAAGATGTCAATTTTTGTGCAATACATGTTTCAATCCTTCTAATCGGGTACAAAAAGACTGCCAGTCAAAAGGAGACTGGCAGGTGTTTCAAGACGGCACGCCGTTTTAACTTGGTCATTTCTGACCAATTGATGAAATGTTTCAATCCCGCTAGCGGGATGTATAGGCTCCTATCGGAGTAGTAGAGATCAGAGATTTTCAATCCCAGACGGGCTGTACAGGTAGCATAGCATAACCATTGCTACCTGTCAAGGGTCCTAGACTATACAGGTTCTATGATGAGGTTGTAGAACTCACCGTCAGAACCACGCCTTGGTCCTTCATGGACCAGACCTGCGACCGAGAAGTGACCGAGGTATCCTCGTCCTGGAGGATACTCTTTCTCACACAATCCACTTGCAATCCTCCTAGCCTCACGGTTGTCACGTGAAGATGCTGCAATAATATCCTGATATCGTTTTATGTCAGTTTCTCCTTCTAAGTGTGAGCCTCTTTGTAGGCTGGTCATAATCTGGTGTCCGGCTCCCGCCGCTTATCCATCTCTCAACGAGAAAGACAAGCAGGATAAAGCCGATAATTCCGAGCGCAACGAAGGCATACTGTCTGTTGTACTGGAGTGCGAACCCAAGTCCGGCCAGCATTCCTACTAATAATCTAATCAAAGTATTCCCCTCCCCTCTTATGGCTGTGGACCGATATAGATCGGTGGACCTGCAATGAAGCCCTCTGGAAAATGAAAGATCGACCGCGCTCTCTCTAGATCATCTTGACTGCGGAATCCATAGCTCTGATAGTCAGGGCCAAGCGTGCCATAACATCCACACTTGGCTGGCCCTGTTCCATATGCTCTAAAAAGAACTGAAAGCATATAGTACATACACCAGAGCTTGTGGTCCTCTTCATCCTCAGTAAAGGTTATCTTGAGGACCGTCGGCTCAATAACTTCATACGTGACATCTTCTAGGAATGCTTCTAGCGGCACAGTAAGCAGCTCATCTGGATAAAGATGTGAATTGCTCAATTTCCTTCTTCTCTCTAAGAAGGTAAGATAGTCTTCATGATTCATCCGTTTCTCCAACTTGTTTACTTGGGTACCACATACGATTGTCATCCATCTCAATACATCCATCATGTACCAGTTTCAGGATATATGCTAGTATGTCTTTTTCACGATATGGCAATATCTTCAATAAAGCCTCTGTTGAGCTATCCTTACCTTTACTGTGAAGATACTCTATAACGGAAAATGTACGTTGACACGTTGGATGTGGTGTCATGATTGTCTCCATCCTGCTACCGAGCCCTCAACAGACGAGATATAGACTGCCTCGTTATTGTGGTCGGCATTAGGTGCATAGTGTGGAATGATGCTTTCGATAGTGGAGTATCCCCACGAGTTGACATACACATTACGGATTAAACGATACCATGCCTCTATCCCAGCTTGCCAGGACGGCCAGTGCGTGAAGTTGTCCTGGCACCATGGGCCAAGGTCCTCATACCCCTTATACACACATCGGATGTTCCCTATAGAAAGACTGGAATTAGCTACTCCATAGTGCCCATAAGTACTCTCATGCTTGAAGAAGGCCAGCGCCCAGGCATCATCGATGTTGTACTTGGACGACATTGAATAGAAGGTATCACCTGTGCCTACTGCTGGCGACCCCGCAGTAGAGAGTACTTGGTTGATGAAGTCGGCACTGAGTGAGGGACCTCCGACTACTGAATCACCCGTGGACGGTGGGGGTTGTGAGGATGATTGTGTGTTACTAGGTCCCGATCCAAAGCTGGGAAAGGAGAGGGAAAAACTACTTAGACCAGATGAAGGCATCGATGTGTCACCTGTTGCGAGGTAATTAAGTCCGGTGGTCATGTCACCACATCCACTAAGTATGAGCACGATAAGAAACAATCCTAGGACAGCAACAGCCCTCTTCACAACCTACCTCCTATGAAGCTTCCAGCTGCAAAGAGGGCTAGAGGGACAATGATAGCTATCACCAAAGACAGGAGAGAGAGAGACAAATCAATCATGATTGAATTTCCTTCTACTATTTGTAGAAAACTCTACAACTTTTTGTTTATGTACCCCGTCAGGGTCCCTTACAGGCTTGCGGGGATAGATAGTACTACTAGCCGTATGCTCTACCAGAATGGGATTGTAGAGCATTGTGAAGCATATGCTGGAATTGCCCGTTTCTAGCGAAAGAAAAGTAGTGCAGATAGACCATAGGATGAGATCTGCATGAACAGGATGAGGATGAGCATGTTCCTGCTAAAATCCCCTCGCCGGATACTCCTTATGAGAAGCCGCAGGCTAGTTACCCATGCTCCAATGGCAAGCAAAAAGAGGTACACCAGTACTGTGTTGTTCATGCTTCCCTCTGAGATGATTTCATCTCTTCCTTGATCTGATTGAGTATCCGGTCAATGTGCCGAACGGTCACGTTCATTCGGCTGGATAACCTGTTCTTTGTCCGTGAAGAGAAGTGGACCTCACCGAACTTGCGATACAACTCTTCAATCTCCTGGTGGTTCTTACTCTTCACTGGTTTCGGGTTATCAAAGGAAGCAACAACAGTAGAGGTTGATGTGTCCTCATCTCCACGCCCACCATGGATGATGGTAAGCTGCTGGCGTGTCCGCTCACGCTCTTGCACTTCTGCAAGGCGTCTCTGCTCGCGCTCATCTGTGATCCGTTCGACAATCTCGCCTCCACCGTGCATGACCTCATCGACATGCTGAATTACCGCCTGATCGATTGCCTGGAGCATGACTGCTGAGTTGGCGATTTCATCCACTTTGACGGTAGACTGTGTAAGCATCCTCTCATGGACCCTATCCTTGATTGTGGCATGAGCTGCCACTCCCAAGAAATTGTCTGTATCAAGAGAGTCAAGGATTATCGCAGCCTCATGCTTCTTGTGAAGCTCTGAGGAAATCAGCGTGTAGGATACTAATCCCGAGAGGAAAAAACTTGCAATCCATCCTACATACAGGTCCCAAGAAGTGAATAAGAAGTGGATGCAAAATGACTCACAAAGCATCGATAAACTAGTGCCCAGAGTGATCAAAAAGATAATCACCCGCTTGCCTTTTTGGGCAGCTATTTTTTGCTTCTCATATTCTGCCGTTGCCGCCGCTGCGGGGGGTCCTTTGATCTGGGAAAATCTTGCTTCAGCTTCCTCAACAGCTTCTCCCATTAATCGAAGTTTTGTGCTGTTTGTAGCTGTAAGTCGCTCGATCAAAATGCCGATCATCAAAGAGGCAAATATCAGGACAATGATGTAGAGGATCAGCCCGATAATGTTGTCTGTCGGCGGATGAATCAGCGCCGTCATAACAATACCAGCAACGATCAAAAGGAAGGAAAGTATGAAGGCTAAAACGCCGCCTGAAGCAACGATTAAACCGATACTTTTTCGCTGTAAACGGTGGGCTTTTGCGATGAAACTATTCATGTTTTGATGCTGCTTTTCATCGACTTTTTTGCCCTCTTTTTTTCGAGAAAAACCGAACATGTTTGTGCCTTTCTCCCTGACTTTTTGTCGGGATTTTGTGGAAGTTTTGTGGAAGTTTTGTGTGAATGTCTGCGGGGAAAGACATCACTTTTCGTTGAGAGATAGTGGCTCGACATCGTCAGACTTTGGGAGACATTGGTTTGAAAGTCTCCCAAAGTCTGATCTACATTTGGACTTCAAAAACCGTACCATCACTCGTATCCCAATCGCCAGAATACAAAATGGTAGCCGACATATAGAGTAGCTGGACATTGCTACCCTCTAAAGGGATAACAATACTTGAATGACTTACACTATGGACAGTCACTTGATTAGCAATGTCTTGTATGGCCTTATTAAGATGGATGTGGCCGCGATTAATTGAACCTGTGTTATAGTCCCTAGTATCTGGATTGTGCCATCCTCTATGTCCCCAGAGTGTGAGTGTCTTCTGTTCCTCATGTCGTGGCTGACTTGGTCGTCTTGTTGGCATTGTCTTTTCCTTTTCTAATCGGTGTCTTCTAGTGAGAGACTGCGAGAGCCGATACCCACCCCCTGTCCCTGAGCTTAGGGGTCTGTCCCTCACTCTCTTCCTCAATCACTCTCGCTGTCTCGCAGCCCAAGTTCTACTAGGACTAATTTGTTTAGCGCCTTCGCATGGTGCTCAGAGAGATCAAATGGTTCCATGAGATCTCGGTAGCCTTTGAAGGTCCCTGCCTTGCGTAGCTTGACAGCAACATTAAATCCTTGTCTGGTCGTGTGCACAGGGTTACCTGATATGGGGTCCTTGCCTAGCACAATAAGATCGGGTGTCTTCGGTTGTCCGCTGATTTTGTTTTCACCTGTACCAGTGTCTCTACTTGGAGAGAAGGGATAGCCTTCATTCTCGTTAATGTCTTCATCCCTGGGATCAGTGCCTTCATACTCATCAAGCAATGTCGTCTGGACCGAGCGAAACTTTTTCGTGGCAACTGGCTTGTTTGCATACCTCTCAATAGCTTGTGCATGCTTGGGGGTATTGCTCCGGTGCTCTGATTTTCGTTTGTTCATATGGGTAATGAACACTTCGCCACCTTCAAACACCGCAAAGTCTCCTTGTGGCAATGTCTGCACTACTGAAGGATCAAGTTTTCCTTTTCCTACAATGTCTATATATCGGTTGACATCATTGTCCATAGTCTGCCTGCCGAGAAAGTAAATCTCCGAGCCAGCAATGACTTCTTTCCTGACTTGCGCTATTCGCTGTGTGAAGATGGCTGGAGTCAGCCCACGTTTGCGCCCACGCGCATTCACATCCATAAAAATCTTGAGCAAGCTATTTGCTTCTTCTTTTGCAATAGAAGAGACTGTTTCATTCTGTGGAAGGAAGTACTGCGCCTCATCCAGGAAGATAAGGCAAGGCACCCGTTTGCATGGATCATGATCATCTGCCCATGCAAACATCCCTTTAATCACACTGACCATGATTGTTGCTGCAAGCTCAAGTGTTTCATATGCACCGACTTGCAGAACAACTTGCCATCCTTCATCTAAGATCAGGTACCCAACCTCTGCCGCATTTTCTTCGGTAACTTCCCAATATAGATCTTGATATCGCCACTTTTCACCCCAGGTCGGGGGGCCAGCGATCACACACCGTTCTCGAAGGACTGATGGTAATGTGACGTACTCTTCTTCTGGATCACACACGAGCGCAGGAATGTGATGCTGGCATACTTCCTCGATGATTAGTGCGGCTAGTGAGCTTTTTCCACTTCCTCTCATTCCGACGCCGAGAATGGCATGTCCAAGAATATCGTCAATATAAGGTGTACAGTTCGGCGCAAGATGCAGCTTAGGGTTATCCCTCTGTTGAATAGATTCGACAGATTGGGATTTTACAGGGACCATTGCCCTCGACGGACTAGGACTACCACCTTGGGTCATTTCATAGAGTTGCTTGCTACGAGAGTATGGAGCCGATACCGTAGACTGGTAAGCAGCAGCAAGTGTTCTCTGATCAGGGACTTCAACCGTATCAGGGATTAAGGGCCTGTTTGGAGTCGGGATAACAACTGTTTGTGCAGCGTACTCTTCATTGGTCTCTAGGTAGCGAGCACGCCTATGGCCGCTTGGGGCCAAAGCAAAATCAAGCTTAGAAGGCCTACTCGTGATCGCTCTATTCCAGTGTTTTCTCGTGTGTTTGAAAACAATTGGTGTAATAAACACAACTGCAAGTATCACAATCACGAGCCAAGCAACGGCATTTGTCCCCTTTCTTGCAAAAACAGAGGACAGAATACCAACAAGTAAAACAAACAAACCGAAAGAGATGTATGATTTAGTTGAGCCTCCTTGATGCATCTTATTGCTTCTCCTTCTTAGGATCATGCATATTATGATAATGCTTATAATCCCTGTAATCCTCGAATGCGCCCCATACCTTATTCGCACCGTCGTACATACAGATGGTGCTGCATCCAGTAAGGACAAACATCCAGAAGATGATCGCAAGAATGTTTTCCGTGAAGAGATTGACGAATGTGGCATCACTCACTACATCCGCTCCGAGACCAACATAGCCCAGGAATGCTCGCGCATTAAGCACCTTCTTGACTTCTATCTTGCTACTGAATGCCTTAACCCGAAAATTCTGCATGTTTTTCAGTCGCATCCAGGTATCCGTGATAGGCTGGCTGTGCATATGCAACAACACTTGAGGTGCAATGCCCATCACAAGTGCAATTGTGACTTTCCATGCAAACGGAGACATGAGAAAGTCAGGGATGTTATTAAATGCAGGCTGTGCCGTGATCATAGACAGCCATGCCATACTGGATGTGGCAACCTGAATACAGTTCGAGATACATCCCCATATGACCTGAGCAAATCCGATGACCAGTTTCACCATCGGATTTTGGGCAGCAGCACCCTCATAGGCCATGTTGTCCAGGGTGCCCTCCTCTTCATCTACAGTAAATTTGTGGGTGGCTCGTGGGTCAAAATGACCATTCTCAGAGCCTCCTCCAGGCATTGCCGACTCAGGGCCGACATTCCGAAACTTTGCGCTCATGTTCAATTCTCCTATTGTTCTATATAGTTGCTGGGCTATGCCAATTGTCTACAAAAACCTTAATAAGGGAAGGAAGTGGTTGCTCACGGTGCCACAAGTGCTGACGTATATGCTGCGCTACAGCCTCCGATGTCACTTCCTTCTCGTCCCACTCGATAGCCTTGCATGCTATTTCCAGCGTGTCCTGCATGCTTTGGGGGATTTCATTCATAGTAGGGAATATCTCTTTTCCCATTCTGCTACCTCTCTAGCTTTTCAATCAATGCCATGCCACGCGCTACAGCTTTCTGAATATCCTCATTTGTCGGGGTAATCCCCGTCTGACGGTAGATCCCGCGAGCGATGTTCCCAATCTGCTCGCGCCTTTCCATTGCCTTGTTTATATGTTGAGGCAGCGGAGGCATTTCATCTAGCATCAACGGTGCCCATAATTCCTGGCGCTTCCGATATTCCCCTGCATCGATGGTATCAATGATGAGATCCCTAATCTCATCATTTGTCATTAGCTCAAAGTTCACGTTTTACCTTCCTGACATTCTTGCGAAGGACAACTACCTGCTTCTCAGCAGCGATCGCACCTTCAAAGTAGATGTGTATGCGGTCTCCGATAATATCAAAGACCCTCCCTTGAAGGCCGTTAAGCCACGTGCGGCGATCTCCGAAAACCTCAACGGTATCCCCCTCTTGGAGAGGCTCTTGTTGTTGGCTCATCGGTAAAAGCACTCCCTATACGATGAGCAATCAGGATTATGGCATGCAGAACAATATGAACATTCGTAGTAGTCACAAGTACCGCACCTATCTGATAATCTATGGATGACCCATGCTAAAAACTTTCTCATCAGTTATCCTTTCTGGAAACCCATTCCCTTTTAGTGGTTGGGAGGAAAGAAGTAGCCCGCAGGCTGGATTAGTTTAGGAGTAATCCCCTTGCGGGGAGCCGTTTTATGACGGAACGGCTAAACCCCACTGGTTTCCCAGGTAATGGGGGCCTCGACGAAGTTAGAAAGCGGTTTGTCGTTGCAAGCACTGGCACTAACCCTCGTAAACCTGTTTAACCTGCAACCGTAGAGCATCGGACTGGCCCTCGCATCCTATGGTACCTAATTTCGCCTCTAACGTAGCCCGATAGCTGTTTCCCGCTCTCTATGAGCCTTCTAGGAACAGCCCTGGCTGGGTCTGGTCAGGTGAAGCTAGAGAGAAGACGGGCAAAAACTACCCCCATCTCTACAAGCCCATCCCTTTTAAGGGATCAGGTCCCTGACTGTCTACCCACCAATCGAAGTAGCCTATTCAGATCGTGATGTCCTGCATATAAGCGACCTGCCTGCTCTCTTGCAAGCTTGCCGACATAAAAGGTTGATGCTGCCTCATTTCTATGCTCATCACATAGGGTGTGCTGGTCATTGTCATGTTGAGATGGGATGATGCCTTGCTCTCGCAGGCATATGTGGCACTTCATAAGAAGTCCTTTCCGGGCTGTGGTATTCTAGGAATAGCCTATACTTGTATGGGTGAAAAACCTGCTCATTGCTCCGGCTTGGACTCCTTTGGCAATGAGCAGGCCGTCTTACACTACACTCTACTTTTGACGATACTACCTAAACGAGAAACTACAGATACAACCCTACCTGTACGTCCAGCCATCTCACATACAAAAGCTACGAGAATGGCGTAAAAGATACGCTTGTGTATTTTAGGATACATTAATGCTCCTGGATGCTTTGTTACTAAATGATGCACTACAATTCGATATTTCTCTCTCTGGCAGCCTTAGCCAGATCAGAGTTTTCGCCGTGCTGAATATAATCCTGCATGAGACGATCATACTCAGCTTCAGCTAATGTAAAGGCATTGGGGTCTTGCGAGAATGCCACATTGAATTTGCCATCTGCAAGGCCACGAGCTGCAATACGTACCTCAGCAGAATATTCAGAATAATTGGCAGGCATATATTGTACCTTTCTGCTCACTATAAGTATTGATGACATAACATTGTCATCGGTGGAGATGGGAGAGAATTGAACTCCCCGTCAAGCAATTCTAGATAGCGCCGTGACACGGTTGGCCCTGTTCATGCTTGTCAAACCAATCATCCCCATGTTTTGTGCTTCTCTCTCTTAATCCGAACCTTTTCACCAGGACAAGTCGTGTCTCGCTGCTAACTGGGTCGAGCATTGTAGGGATATACCTTAGTAGGACTGCTGAGAGCTGCACTATTCAGTTGTAAATATTCACTACTCAGTAGAACTATGCCTACTAGCTAACAAGAACATTAGTACAAAGATAAACCTAAAGTGTCCACTTTTTGCATGCCAGCTTCTTGAAGCAGCTCATTTATTGCTTGGTGTATCTGATTAGCATTCGAGACCACTATCCTTTTACCTTCCTCAGCATTTCTGATTGTTCCAGAAGATACCGATTCAGTCCTCCGTGCTAATTTTTCTCTTGATACTTTCAACTGCTTCCTAAGCAGGAGCAACTGGCTGTTCATTACAACTGCCATACAAATCGCCTCCTTACTTTCAAACAAGACTTTTATTTAAAATCCTTAACTACAAAATTATTATACTTTATAGGATCAGGTTTGTCAAGGGTTTCAATCTTTCATTTTTTCAAGTCTTCATTGATTGCTTTCTTGCAAATTTTAAAGTACAATTGGGCTAATACATAGAAAGGATCGGCCACACTAATGACTAGAGGACTACCTCCCAAAGGCTATTGCAGAGCCGCCGTAGCCCTAAGAAAACTTGGAAACATCAATGATAGTAGGCTTCGCGGCCTTGTTAAAGAGGGGAAAATTGAGCGTCTTGTAGAACCTGGAGAGAAGCAAGGTTTCTACAAGATAGATGATATCGACAAGCTCATCAAAGAGTGGAATGATGAGAAACGGAAATCAGAAGATCAAGCCCTTCCTACTCTTTTCCGCCCCGCAACTCCAGAGGATATGCCTGAAATTGTTGCCTTGCTTAGAAAAATATGGGGAGGGGATGATACTTCAGCAAAAAGAAATGCTTGGCTGGAGAGAAATCCAGAATCATGTTTTGTCGTACATAGTCGCGGAAAAGTAAGAGGATGCATTTTCATCCTGAATATTACAGAAGAGAAGATGTGGTGGTTACTTAAACTGGACAGAAGTCAAAACTTTGGAGTGATTGATGTTGAAGATGTACTTCCCTTTGAGACAGGCAAGGCTGCTAACTTATGGTTGCTTGGTTTGGCATCTAATGATATCGGGTTAGCAAAAGCAAATAGAAGAAAATGGGGAAGTATCCTTATTCGAGGAATGTTTAGACACATTGTCAATCTCGGGCAAAGAGGCATACCTGTTAACATGCTAGCAGCAAGATCTGATACAAAAGACGGGATCGGACTAATGCGCCACATTGGATTTACTGAAATCGAACCTGGAGGCGGGAATATCAACTTTATCATTGATGTAAAGATGTCAGGATTAGATTTTGCAATGGATCATAAAGATGCTCTGCGAGAAGCGCAAGCCTAGCAGACATAGAGCAGGAGAAACACATGATACACTTCATCTACCGATGGAAAGACCCCCGTAACTCAGATATAGTCCTGTGCACAAGGTATGTTGGGATGACAAATAATCCTAATGCAAGGTTTGATCGGCACAAGATTTTAGATGGGACTAACCAGGGCAAAGATGCGTGGATGCGGGAACTTGCCGCTTTAGAACTAGAACCTCTTTTTGAGATCATAGAGATTGTGTATGATGGCAAGAATGCCGCATATACACGTGAGAAGTATTGGGTGCAGTATTATCTCGATCAAGGATGTCAGCTACTCAATATCCAACTAACTCCTTGCAATCCGGTTAGCATGCTTGCACCGCCTACTTCTCACGTTGTATCCATAGGCAAAGACACTCAGAAAAGAGAAGAGACTTTGAGGCTAGTAGAGGCTTGCTTGATCATGAAACTAGCAAGTCAGGTAATTCCTGGTGACTACATAAGCAGTGGGTCATACCCACCATATAAGATAAATGGTGTAGAGCCTAGAGGAACACGGATATTAATTTCTTACACGGATGATCATGGAATTGCAAGAGCTGGTCGTTATGATCCTCAGCGCGAACTTGGTATCCTTGATGGAGTAAAGTATGATGCCATGGTCAACAGCCCTGTAAACAAGCTCTAAGAGAGTGGCAAGCCCAGCACCCATAACAAAAGCGAAGCCTGGAAGAGATGGGTTTCTTCCAGGCTTGATCAACGAAACTCTGTTTCCCCTCAGATCAAATAATGACTCTCTCCTTTCAAAAAACTATTCACGATAGGCATCCCTCATACTCTACAACAAGGATAGGGCTTACTGCAAGCCTGTCTGTCCCCTACCTCAGTACCCAAGCAATTCTACGATCTGCCTCGCAACTTTAATATCAACAATCTGAACTTTAATGGTTTCATTTCCCTGTCCGTAGAACGTCAAGTCTGCCTTCTTTCCACCAAGTCCAAGCACTTTCGGATAGGGCATAATATCGACACCAATAATCCTTTCACGAGCTAGCATACGTGTTGACTGTCCTATCCATTTGGTCTCAAGACGAATGGCTTTGTCAGTGATAACCAGTTGGCCTGTATTACACTTGGTACGAATAAGTTCTGGCATACATACTTCCTTTCTAAAGAGAGTCATCTCCATTTTGTAGCCCAGACTCTCCCATCAGATCTAGCGCAACCTCACCGAGTGGTTCCCTATGTCGATCTGCAAGTCCAACGCCCAGCCCAATTAAGAATGTAGGATCTTCATCAACATTCAAGGTGAGCCCAAGAGCTTCGATGATCTTCCGTGCTTTCTCACGGAGGTCATTAGGATTTGGGCAATCAGTGTGGGCAATGGTATGGCCCAGGTCAATACCAAATTGGAGGATATTCATGTAGGTTAGTACCCTTTCTAGTATGCATGCATGCTTACATGCGTTTAAATACCTGTGCCAGTATGCTCTCATCCCCATTCTGCTCATAGTCCTCATAGAAGGCGATAAGTGCCAGCCGCGCAATATCATTCTTGCTAATGCGACCAGGCTTTGCCCTATCAAGGTCCCGATAGATAGCCTCTAGCTTCTCCAGCTCATCTGCTCGATAGCGAAATGATCCATTAGATAAGTGTTTCTTCTGCTGGATCTGATCATACAGCATGTCTACTAGTACTCCTTTATCTATGTCTGCTTGCTCGTTTTCATCCTTGCTTTCCTGTTGGTTAGCAGGCTTCCGTGTAGGTTTGCTTTCAGTCTTGCTTGCTTGCTCACGTGCTGGCGTAGGTACTTTCCTTCTTGCCTGCCTCCCTGCTGGCGGGCCTTCATTTATGGATACATTCATGCTTTCAGGTATCACATCTGACGTGTACGCATGCATGCGTGCATCCTTGTTTTCAGGCAACCCAGCCAGAAGGATTGCATCCTTCTCTGCATCCTTTGTTGCCTGCATGGCAGCAGCTATAGGGTCCTGCACGTCTACTTTCTCCTCTGTCTTAAATCGCTCGCCGAATGCCTTACTGAGGTCAGGTTTCTTGGGCATGGAGTACCTCCGTGAACTTGATGTAATCCTGCACAGCTGGACTCTTGGGGTCGTAGGCTATTCCAGGAAGTCCATAGGCTGGAGCTTCACCGAGACGAACGCTATCATGGATCAGGAGTAACCGCGATTCTCCCTTCTCTTGGTAGCGCATGAGTAGATGATCAAATCCCTTCGCAGCCTCTCCTAAGATAACCCTAGATAGATTTGTGCTCTCACGTACCCGCGTCGGTAGAATACCTACGAGCTTCAATCCTGGATTAAGCCCTTGCCTCACATTATTGATATCCTGCTCAGTGTCCTTGAGCGCATCTAGGGCAAAAACGCCAGCTTCCATAGGGATGATGGCATGGGTAGCTGGAATGAGAGCACTAATAGTCAGCATGCTCCGCGTGGGTCGCGTATCAATCACGATATCATCACAATCTTCAGAGAGTGCATCGATGATTGGCTTGAGTAACCCTACCTGCGTTGCCTTCATACTGAGGTCAGTCTCATCTAGGTCCCGCTTGGCAGGAATGACACCAATTGAATAGCCCTTGTTGCTGACGGTAAACAAAACAGGCTGCACGACAGAATGGGGGTCAACTCCAATCTCTGTAAAGAGGGTATTTACTGAGGTAGGAAGTATCTCTGGGTTAATCCCAAGGTGGGTAGTGGAATTACCCTGTGGATCTAAGTCGATTAAGCAGACTTTGCGATTATGCATACATGCAAGTATTGTCGCAAAGTTCACAGCAGATGTTGTTTTGCCCGAACCCCCTTTGCGGATTAGGAACGTCCATACTCTTGTTCTTTTTTTAACAGGCATTTAATCCTCCATCTATTAAAGTATGCATGCATGCGTGCACGCATCTACTCATCAACCTACCATTACCTCATCAGCAAGTCAACGAACAAGTGTGCCAAAAACGAAGAAACTGCTAATCTCCATTGCAAGATTAGCAGTTTCTTCTCTAGATAGACTTATGCCTTTAGCTCTAATGGCACACCACTCAAGATACCCCTATTCCAGTCTCCATACTCCCACTCGCCACGAAATACATTATTGATGCGCTGTGCCCTATTATCAAATCTGCCTTGGTAATACGGCATCTGCTCACCCCTATCATCAAATACCATACACATGCCATTTGTCCACAGGATCACGTGGCGCATGTGGATTGACGCAGCAAGTTCAGGCAGTTCTTTTATGTCTCCTAGTTTCAGATAATAACAAGGACTTCCACACCAAGTGGCACAAGAGCAATCCATTTTTATCCTCCCTACTCTTTAGGCTTTTACTGTATACCATGCATAAACCATGACAAAAGTAGCAATGATAATATAGACTATCATTGCTACTAAACACTGATTAATATACTTGTAGCTTTGCACTTTTGGCGAGAAAAGTGCTAGCATTGAGAGAGCTGCTAGCACAAGAGACCCTGCTAGTGCAAGGATTATCTCATCTCTCATGCTTGATCCTTTTCCTCTAGCAATCTTTCTAGCCTATACTGAGCTTCTATTGCTTTATCAAGGTCCTTTCGTAGCTGCTGATTCTCAGCTATGAGAGCTACAACTGATTCATTGTATGGGGCAACAATTGCATCCCAAATCTGTCGATCAGCCTCCCTGTCTGCCTCTGGAAATCGAGGATCATCCCACTCAACGAGCCAGGAAAACTTGGGGTCAGGCTGCTGCTTGGCCCAGCGTATCCAAGCCAGCCGAACAAGCCTTCCACCTTCTTCACGATTTTGCGCTATCATCTCTATCACTATTCTCCTGTTCTACTGCTGCTTCAAGCATCGCAACAGCCTCTTTCATCCAGTCATTCATGATTGCTAGGACCATCATTCGTTCAGGCTGAGGAAGGTCAAGTGCTTTCCTTACTCGATCCATGAGAAGGAGGATATAATCTAATGCCTTTGCTGGCGTAACTTCTTCTCTGTCATTCAGCATATTACATCGCCTTCTTAGCAAGCCAGTGATTGATGCTGACTTGTAACTCACTCTCGAACTGTGCCCGTTCTTGCGGTGTAAGCATTCCCAGAATCAGTTCGAGATATGGAAATTATATAGAATTATAGCAGATAAGGGATAGATAAGAACAAAACTCCTTACTCCCTATTGCTCCAAGCGCCACGGTTGATGTTATCTTGCATATCCTTCTGGACTTGCTTCAATTTTGATCCAGTAAAGGCACCAAGTGTTCGAGTGCCTTTTACCATTGATCCATCAGCCCTACTCATGTAAACCTTGTAGTACTCTTTCCCGTTAGACTTGTACTGGTACTCAGTACTTACTTGTAGCTTTCTCAAGATCTACCTCCTTATCCGAAGTACTCACCGTAGTAAGCCAATGCATCCCTACGGTCACTCACAACATGTGTTACAATATTATCTACACATACAAGGTACTCTCCATCTGCTGTCCAAATCTCAATACCCTCTTCCTTATCATTTACGCATCCTTTGTGAAGTGCTGCGCTAATGAAAAGAATGTTTTCACCTATAAGAGGGTTTTTCTGTTTCTGTGGCATTTTGTTGCTCCTTTCTAGGTACTAATTTTAGTACCTGTTTGCATATGCTTCGCTTCGGATTTCTCTCCTTAGAGAGGCATCCCTCGCTGCCTGACTGTATGGATGCTCAACCTCTGCAACTGTCAAGCCTAGGGCATGAATACCTTTTATATACTCTTTTCTACTTTCTCTCTTTTCTTTCCTTTTATTCTCCCTTCTAATCTCTTCCTTTCTATTGCCATCATGTAGGAGTGTTCGATATATTTCAGCATGCTGGGCGATGTACCCCTTATATTCGGGATCGCTTTCATACCACTTTGTTTTTTCTGGATCTTTTCCCCAATAGTCTTCGGTGAAGATAAGGGCGATAATTTTAAGCTCTTCACTCATGACTTCAACTTCTTGCTCGGTAAGTAACTGTGTCATTTGGTTTCCTCTTTCTTTACTAGTAGTACTCTCTTATCTATCCTAAGTATAGCATATCTTCCATAAACTGTCAATAGGTTTGAGGGTGAATATTTAGTGCTACACAAAACTGGACCTGCCTGGTATGCTATAGGCAGTTTTAGGGATATTTTGAAATGAGGGAATATTCATAGTGAAAAGTATTGACAGTTTATGGAAGATATGCTATACCTAGGATAGATCAAGAAGGCTACTAGTAAAGAAAGAGGAAACTAAATGGCCGTACAGGTCCCTGAGAGAGATGTTCATGCTCGATTTCTTGCAGCAGGATTGACACGATATGCATATGAAGAGATTGTAGATGCCATAGATGAATTTGGCAAATGTGAACAGGAATATGAAGTCCTAGCATTGCAAGCATTCGAGATCATCGGTGACCATGATAAGTATTTTGGCAGTATTGGTTATGCTCCTGAGCATATCCGAGCTTTATATGCTCAAATGCATAGCGGCCTCATACCCTCTATTCAATCAACCAAGGGGAGTAAAGAAGCTTGGCCCGTTAAAACATGGCAAAAGGAAGTTAGCCGATACCGTACCCTTAATAAAAAGGTGCAAAAGGCTATATCTATTGCACAGAGCAAGGAAGCTGAATGCAGGTAGAAGGTATAAAGGAAAAGGAATGAGTGACAATAATCTTATCGATCTTTTAGGTAAAGAAGTGCCTAAAGAAGATCTTTCTAGGTATCCAATCTGGATGCGCCAATCGCCAGCAACGATGCACTTCTTTGATATAGGCACTGATTTTCGCGCTACCTGCGATGAAGCAGGGGAATCGTCGGAATTCCAGCAGATAATTATTGAAGAGGCAGAGGGTCTCTTTGCTGCTCTATCACTACAAGAAAGGGTTTTCCAGAAATGAGCGAACAATTTAGTCCTATTGCCCAGAACATGTTAGGGGTTATCGTCTCAAGTACGATGCCACCGAAAGGCTCCTATATTGCAGGGTGGACGATCTGCGATAAGCTTGGAGTTGATAGAGGGCAGCTTGACTGTCGCATCCCAGGGACACAGTATGATGATGCCCTCAAAGAGCTAATTGATGCTGGAGTTGTAGAGAAACATCCAAAACTTGGATGTCGGTACAGGCTTTGCCAGAAGCAAACTGAACAACTACATACTTCCTGTCCACAACGAGTGCTTGATATGCTCGACAGTCCAGAGTATGATCTCTACCAAGAGGTCGAAGGTGATCAGGAAATACTCCAAAGGCTCGGTACCCATTTCCGCTACTTCGATGATCTGCTGACGGATATTGGATGAGCTTGGGAATTGGTCCAGGAATATTTTTGGAATATTCCTAGACAGTTTTGCAGAGGAGATAGCACAAATGGGACAATTAGGGACGATAGCTGCTCTTGCTGTAGTAGGAGTATTTATACTGTTTGAGATTATCGATTGCATAAGATATAGGAGGTAACATGTCAGAAATAACCTATCAAATCGGACGAATTGTTAAAATCGTTGATGCTATTGGTGGTACTGTTTGCGCTAGAGTAGAGCGTATCCAGGATAAGAAGATCTTCGCAACCTTGCTGCACACAGGCGGTACCTATGAATACGAGAGCGAGGATTTAGCACCTGCCACAGAAGAGGATATCGCAAAGGCAAAAGCATGGCATGAGCGAAACGTATCGATGCTCAAACCTACACCTCTTAGTGTCTCTGAAAATACATATCCCTGGGACCTCTTCGATGAGGATGGAGTACGCATCGAAGAGGGAAACAAAAAGTCACAGAAAAAACCGCATTCCCTGCGGGATTCCTGAGTAGAATAGTAGCTAGGTAGTTTTAGTTTTAGAAAGAAAGCGAAAAGAATCATGGCAAATGAAGAGATGAGAAAGCAGACCTTAGAAATTGTTCAACTGAGTGAGAAAGCCCCTGTAGGTATCCCTGGTCCGCTAAGCTGGGGTGGTGGGCAAGACGGGATTGAGATGGTGACATTTCAGCAGGATGATGGATGGTACGGCTACCAGCGAGGGACTAAGGATGGCCTCTATTCCGAGGGAGAAGACCAAGGGCCATTCAAGACACGAGAGGATGCTGAGCAGGAATTACGTTCTCAGTATGAGGAGTCATTGCAGCCATTGCGAACTGCCTATGAAGAGGAACTATAGAATCCGACTTGACAGATAGAGGGAGTGCTGGTATCCTAGCTCTGTTGATCCGAGCTAGGATACTGCAACGGTATTCATATGTTTGATACTCGCTTTCTGCACTTAGACCCGTTAGAGGGTACTGCAACTGTATAGGGGTATACTCTCTACTTTAACCAATTCGACCCGTTGGTAGGGTACTGCAACTACTTTAGTCGATAGTTCAGATTTACTTTTCGATCCATCTGAGGATACTGCAACTGAATTAGGTGACTAATACTTTTCATTTCCATCGATCCATCTGAGGGTATATTTAAAGAGGGATAGCATCTACACTATCCCTCTTTCTTTTTACCCTACCCTCAGAACTCACTGCCAAGAATTTCGATGTTGATCAGTGGGAGTATACTAGGGTTCTGTGGGTTTTTTGTATACACAAAGGAGAAAACTATGGATCACGAAGAAGAATATCGCTATCTTCAAGGGTACAAGGCTGTAGAACAGGAAGACCGTCTGACGGGAGTAGAACAGCGTCTTGATAAAATTGAGGTGATGACATACAATAAGATCATCCAGACAAAAAAGGCTACTATGCCTTCAGAAAATGTCTTCGCAAAGGAAAAACAGGAGCGGGAGCAGGTTTTTAGCGATTATGCTGTAAAGTGGGGGTTTAGTGACCTTGATGCTTTGGGGCAAATAGAAGTAAAAGTAATGACAGAAAAGATCATTAGAGAGAAAAATGTAACTGATGATGAGGTCAAACAAAACATAGTCAATGAGGTTAAGAGGCAGTATCTAGAATACAAGGAACATAGGGGATATTGATCCTCGCAAATCGACGCCATATTTTAACAAAAACCAATTTGCGAAACTTGACAGATCTGGTATGCTTTTCCTTAGCAAAACAAAAGAAATCACCGCGCTGAGAAGATCAAGAGAGGGCTCATGCGATAAAAGTTGAGTGGTAGGGTCTTTCAAGATTTATATGCTGCGGCAGTTGCAATCCATCGACCCGCCTTGAGGGTACTGCAATACAAAATCAGGGAAGTGTCTCTCGAATGACTTTCTAAGTTGCAATCCATCGACCCGCCTTGAGGGTACTGCAATCCGATGTATGTTGATATCTACTGGAGAGGATATTCCAGTTGCAATCCATCGACCCGCCTTGAGGGTACTGCAATTGATCATGCTAGAGACCTGGCCGCGCATTCCTGTCGAGTTGCAATCCATCGACCCGCCTTGAGGGTACTGCAATTTTTGATGCATAAAAAGGAGGGATAGTTTAGATGCTATCCCTCCTTTTTGCCTCACCATTAGAACTCCCCTTCGTCAACCCTCGGCAGCATGATCGGGAACTCTCCAGACACCACGATCTCACCTATGTCCTGGTCATTGAGGTTGTACTCAAGAAAAACATTCAGTATTTTGAACGTCCCGCCATGCTCGATGTCTATCTCCCTTGTTTCTTTGAACCTCTGTACTAATTCCTCTGCCGCTTTTCTTGATAGGACGACATCTCCTTTATGATCGGGAATGCCAAATGGGATTTCAAGACGGCTATTCATCAAAAGTGGCTTGTTTTGTTCGCTCATATCTCACCTCTTTCATCTCGCAGGATACTGGATTGTCTTAGCAAGTTGCTGGCCGCGCTTCCGCATCTTCTTCAATTGAACCTCAGTTGGGTCGGCTTTCTTTACCGCCTTCCCAGCAGGACTACTGACCTTCTCTCTTACACCATAGTTAAGAGAGCCCTGATCGGTCATAGCTGCCGTTTCCATGCGGTTCTTGCATACGTCTATCTTCTGCTGGGCTTGACGCCCTGACATCGATCCTAGAGCTTCTACGAGGATCGCATCACATTGGATTCTCGTGCCAAATTTCTTTTCGACATGGAGACTTACTCCAAATGAGCACTGATATGCCACATCATCTACAACAAGCGGCGGATTGTATCGCATGTAGCTGATATTGAGCAGTCCTGACTTTTTGATGCGAGCAATAACTGCTGCTGGTGTCACGGAGTTCCCCCTTTCTCTTTTGTCTCTAGATCTGGATTGTATGGAGGTTTTCCAGTAATCATCGCCGCCATTTCACGCCACGTGATAGCCCTGGCTCCCTTTTGTATGGCCTCCTTTCGCTTCCCTGCATTAAGGTCATAATGCCACATAACAGGATTTCGGTGATGGTTCTGATACCATTCTCTCTTCAATCCTATCTTTGCAGCAAAGGTATGCAATTCATCTTCTGTGTCTGCTCGCATATGGCATGCTTTCTTGTAGGGCCATTTTCTAGTAGGCAGACAGCTCATCAGTTCATCAACATAAACGGTCATCTTGCGAATTCTCCTTTTTTTTAATGCCTCGCTGTATCTCTACGAAGTTTACCTCATTCATCGCTTCTAGCAATAATTGCAGTGTCTTTACATGATGCTCTTCATAGCCTTCATAGATGGTAAATAACTCTTCGAGCATCGGACCAAAGGCATTGAAGTTCATTTCTATCTGTTGTACTAGTTCTCGAATACGCTGCTCTTCTTCTGGTGTATAGTTCTTTTCCATGGAAATTCCCTCCAGCTTCACTATGCCAGATTCTAATGCATAGATAGTCAATCTCACGCGTATTGATCCAGCTTCTTTATGCGAACACTTTTTGTATCCAAGCTTTTTTCGGATATTCATTAGATGTGCCCGTACTGTGTTTGCGCTAAGCACAAGGATCTTAGCAATGTCATCGTCATCACGACCTTGCGCTACAAGTTGCAGTACCTCAGTTTCACGCCCTGATAATTGACTATTAGTCATTGCCACCTTCCTTCAATTTCCTTCTACTATTTCTAGATTTTTCTACAACTTTTTGGTTGTAGAGTCCAGGAGTGGGCCATACACCCAGATAAGGATAGATTACCCTACTTGACCATAAAACCACCAGAATGGCACTACAGGCCCATCTGAAGCACATGCTGGTTTTGCCGCTCTTATGCATCTCTTTTCCTCTCAAAACAAGGTCAATTGTTCTAACTTGGCGGGGATTTCTTCCTCCCTACGAGAATGTGGGCCGGCTGCTATGACCTTCCCGCAGGCTACACACTTACCCCCATCACGAAGTCTTAGTACACCATATACTGTATCATCTTTCTGCTCTACATAGCATTCCTGATGATACAGTACTCTTTTTGGTGCGCGTAAGACTTCAATGATCATTTCTACTACTTAACCCTTGATCCAGTATCCTGCTACTAATACGTCAATCTCTGGTATCTCTACCCTGTGTAAAAACTTCCTACATGCCTGCATCATGCACTCTTTTAAGATGTTGGTTGCTTCCTCTACTTTAATATCTGGTGCCTCTAAACAAATTTCATCATGTACAGTAAGCACTATATGCACGTCTTCTGGCAATTGTTCAGAGAGTAGTGCCAATGCTCGTTTAAGGATATCGGCATTGGCTCCCTGGATCGGGTGGTTTCTTGCAGCTCGCTCTGCCTCTCCGCGTGACTGCCTATCAGCAAGAGTTTCTGGGAGAAAGGTCCTGCGCCTGCCGGAGAGGGAGGTGACATACTTCTGATTAATTGCCTCCCGTGATGACTGGTCTAGGTATGTGACTACTCCCTTGTATGTCTCTTTGTATGTTGAGAGAAGCTTCTTAGCTGCATCGGGATCAACTCCGATACGTGCCGCCAGCCCTCCAGGACCCATACCATAGGCAATCCCAAAGTTGATGGTCTTAGCAATATCCCTAGCCTTTACCCCATTGATCAAGTGCTTCTTGGTATCAACATCAGGGCCAAGCTTGAACATAAGCCTCGCTGTTTCTGCATGAAGGTCCTTTCCTTCATCAAAGAAGCGGAGCATGGTAGGGTCACCAGATACCTCGGCCAGGATGCGCAGTTCGATGTTAGAGAGGTCCGCTACTAAGAACTTGTATCCAGATGGGGCCACGAAGCAACTACGGATATCCTCATCATGATTGTTGGACTTAGGTATCTGCTGGAGGTTTGGATCTCGGCAGATGATCCGACCAGACACTGCTCCTAGCTGTTCAAAGGTGGCATGGATGCGGCTATCCTCTTCAACTTTCCCGAGAACAGAGTCTCCGAAAGCAGTAATGAACTTTTCAAGGTTCTTCCAGTCTAATAGCTGGCCCACAGAATCATGTTGACCCTTTACTTCCTCTAGGCTCTCGGCTTTCGTATCATCTACCCGTACACCAAGGCATGCCAGTGCTGAGAGAAGCTGATCGCGCGAGCCTAGGTTGATATGGATGTCGGGACGTACTGAAAAAAGTTTACCGTCAGTATCCTGCTCTGCCTTATCTGCAAGAGCATTTGATAAGACGGATTTCAATTCCCCTTCTAACTTTTCTTTCCTGGCCAGCTTTGCCTCCAGGATATGGCGCCACCTTGCAACATCCACTAGTAGCCCATTGACTTCAATAGAAGCTATTGCTGGGAGGGCAGCATTCTCAAGTTCAATAACTTGGCCCAAAGACTGCCTATCTATTTCTACCTGCTGGGAAGCTATAAGCTGGTGGGGGACAATGATGTCCTGTTCAATATAGGTGATCTGGGCAGGAGGGATTGGCGCTGACCACTCTTTCGGGCGTTGGTCCAGACCAATGAAGTAGTTGACCTCTTCCTTCGAGACAGCAATACCATAGCGAGCGGCGGCATTCTTGAGGGATGCAGAAACCCTCGCGCCATTGTGAATTAGCTTCTCTACTATCATCGTGTCATACACCCGCCTCATCCGTACCCCGAACTGGACAGCCACGAAAGACCAGTCGAACTTCAGGTTATGCCCAGCCCACACAATATCCTCTCGGTGAAAGAGCCTCTGCAATGCCTCGCACCAGAGAGTTCGAAGACTCTCTGAAGCTGAATGAAACCTTCTCACATCAATAATGTAGACCTGATCAGGAGTACCGAATGCTATGGTAATGATCTTGTTCTGTCGAGGGTTTAACCCTGTCGTCTCCAGGTCCATAACATAGGTAGCATTGCCTTGAAGTTGCTGTGCAATATCATGGACCTGCTCTGGAGTTGAGACACATACAGAAGAGTGCGATTCTATAACAGGATGGTCAGCAGGGTTGACAGCTTCTTCAGTAGTCTCGACATTCGAGGGGGCCGCCACAATATGACGTTCTGTTCGTGGCTCAAAAGCTGCTCTCATCGGGTTATTCCATAGTGCCAGTTTTTCGAGGTCTTTCTCTTTTTTTGTTATCATCAGAAGTCCTTTCTCTTATCTCTCTTTTAAGTATAGCATATCTTCCATAAACTGTCAAGCAGCTATACTCTACACATTTCCACTAGGAGGCTTGCTCCTGACCTATACCCTCCAACTCTGAAGGTGATAACAACCAGTCGAGATAGCTATATAGTAATCTCTCATATGCGGCTGTCCGAAGCTCTGGGCATATAGCATTTCGGCCAACGAGTCGAGTTGCATACATCTTGAGACCTTCAAGAGCAGACTGTTTTGACTCTTCCATTGCAATACACTCAAATGCTAAATCAACTAGAAACTCTGTCCTACTTGGTTCTAATTCATACATTAACGATAAATCATAGTGTTGCGCTAGTGCACTAAGTGCTTGCTCTCTTGTTATCAATTCCTTGTATCCTTTGGCTATATGACACGCTACTCTTCAAACTTTATATGGCCCATCTTATCTCTTATTTCTTCTACCTCAGGTATGAATATGTACATACCTGACTGAGATAAATCCGCAACATCATAGGGGATAACTGTGCGGACTCTTACATCTGCACTAACTTTTGTGACTAGAACTTGTGTATTCATAGGGGGTGTCTGATCTTTAAACTCTCCAGCCTTATAATCACGCACATACTGATCTTTACTAGGATGTTGCTCAAACCATAAGCGGTCTTGATCAGAGATACTCTCAATCAACCCTGTAAAGGATTGTTTTATCTTTCCAACCCTAAGAAGGTGTAAATTCTTTCGTTTGCTCATCTTGCTCTTTCCTTATGATGCTTGTGCTAATTCGCATACTTGTTCAAAAAGGCCTGGCCTACATTTTTCACAGTACATTTCACCATCTTCAGGGTCAAAGTTCATAACATCATCCATTGGAATATTCTCAGGTTCCCAGCCCTCAAATGACGGGAAAGGACACCCACATCCTTTGCATACATCACTGCTCTCGGGAGTAGGTATAGGACTAGGACCATAGAGAATAGACTCAAGTCTCGGCAGTATCCAATCCTCTAGCAAGTCCACACCCTCCTGCAACATCTGATTGGCATCCTTCCAGAACGGTCGGAGCCGCTGCGCATTCTCTAGTCGGTTGAGCCACCAATCTGATGCTTTATCGCCTCTTTCCTCAGCATCAAATGCAATGAGTACAAGGTCCTTCCCTGCAAGTGCGCCGAGGCATCTAGCTGAGTGACTCCCGATGGTTCCTCCAGTTGCGCATACTGAAACATCATGTCCACACTCCTGAGCAATAGAAAGTGCATCGATTTCCCCTTCCACTAATACCACGGGTCGATCATAGCTGAGGGTAAAAGAGAGATAGAGCCCATTAGAGCTGCCTGCTATTTGCTTGTAGCGCCCCTCGCCATCTGCTATCTTCTCATCGCGGATAGTCACCCTCCACAATTCACCTTCCCCGACAAACCATGGGATCGTAATACCTGCCGCCAGAAATCCATGCTCTTTGCGCCCCCACTTTTCCGCCGACTGGCGTAACCTTGCAGGATTGTATCCTATCTGTGCCATCTTGATGATCTCGTCTGTTAGCCCACGTCCCCGCAGATAGTCTAATGCTTGTTGTCCTTTATCCCCCCAGAGGACACTAGTGCAGTATTCAACAAAGACCTTTGCCTGTGCCTGCCATACTAGAGGCGGCGCTAAATGTCTTAGGTAGGCATCACCAGTGAGCACATTTTTAGGGAGAAGAAATTGCGGCTCACTCCCATCCTTGGGCTTCCAACCTGCCTGTACAAGGGCTTGGTGCTTAGTATGTCCCCTCTTGAGTATTAGGTAGTCCACTAGTGAGCCGCTCTCGCTACACACTCTGCATTCAAAAAACCCATAGGGTCCGTGATTAGGCTGTACCCTTAATCTATCCTTGCCGAGTCCGCTGCACCCTGGCAAGATACAAGGTCCATGCCATTCCCCACCTCTCGTTGTTGCCTTACGCTTTCCGCTGTACCCATCATTTTGCATCTCTGCAAGAAGATTAGATTCCATCTGTCTTTGCCTCTCTCACAAACTAGTCTCACTAGTTTCACTCTCAAAATCAAATTTAGCTTAGTTTTTCTGTTCATTTGAGCTTGCCGACCAACTAGTCTCACTAGTATCACTACTTAGTAGTAGTGATACTAGTGAGACTAGTTTTGTAGGTGCCAGTCTCACTAGTATCATGAGACCACTTTGATACTAGTGAGACTAGTTTTCCATGTACATTACTACCCTTTATACTTGATTTAACAGTTATGCCCATACTCTTTTTATTTACTGTTACCGAAAATACACGACATCCAGCCCCATGCATATATTGATTGCTTCGGAAAACTAGTCTCACTCCTAAATCCCACAATGAGACTACTAATACTAGATTATCCAAGCAGTAAGACTCCTTTCGGGGATAAAGAGTAATATACTTTCTTGCCTTGTTCTTTATCTTCTTCAGCAGGACCATTAATAAGTTCTTCTTTTAAGAGAAGCTTCAAGTGTCTGTGGAATGTAGGACGTGAGATAGTGTGCTCATCTTCACAAAGTTTCTGCCACTCCCCGCTTGTGAGTTGTGATTTTGAGTTAAGAAGGTGTAACATCTGCATCTGTGCTTTGGGGATAAAGCTCTCAGCACTTGCATTGCTAGGAAAGATGACAGGTGCCGTGCTATCAGGGGCACTGATAGCACTCTCATCGATAAGGATAGAGCGAACCTCTACCGTGAAGTCATCAGGCTCCCGTGTCCCTCGCATTTTTTCACAGTGAAGCTTCATATTTGCGCCGTCTTTGGTCACGAGCCAGACAGTATCTACAGAAGCTTTAAATGCACCGTTACCTCTTATTTTACCTTGTGCATTTACGTGGTGGATGATTGCTACGTGTGACTGAAACTCTCTAACAATGGAGTCAATTGACTCTGTAATGATTTTTGTTTCCTGGGTATTGTTCTCATCTGACCCTGGCGTACACTTTGCATAGGTATCAAATACGAAGACAATGGAATGTGTTTCTGGTGTTACTTCTATTTCTGCTAGCTGCTCTTTTACTTCTTCTATGAAGGTTAAGACTTCAGTAACATTGTTAAATGGCATGCGCCCATCTAATGCAAGGAAGTTCTTTAGTTCATCTTCTGGGATATTGTGGCATGCTAAAAAGGCTTTCACTCTAGGATAGAGTTCATCGGCACTCTCTCCTGCAATCCAGACGAGAAAAGCTGGTTTGGTCGGACGACTAATGAAGTAGACATCACATGCGCGACTTAGGAACATGTTCAGTACAAATGTAGATTTTCCACTCCCACTGTCTCCAATGAAAATCGATGAGCCGCGATTGAATATGATCTGATCAACTCCCCAATCTCGCTTGGGCTTGTTTTTGAAGTAGCTAAGCGGCTGTAGTGGGTACTGACGTTCCTTTACAGGCGGGCTTGCTGTCTCATCCCCGTCCCTTGGAGGGACGGGTCGTGCTTTTAGTTCTTTGAGCCAGTTGCCCTTCTTGCTAGCTGCTTTATTCCTCTCATCAATGTCTTTGCACAGCGCATTCCAGACCTTGTGGGCACCAATCTCTCGGTTTTTTTCAAATGCCTCACTGATCGCTTGAATGATCTCTGTCCCCTCACCTTGTGGGATTGCTTCCAGGTCTTCTGGTGAGGGCTGTCTATTCTTTGAGAGCAAATCATCAAGAATCCACTGCATGGCCTGTTCAATAATTGGTGCGTTTTCATAAGGTGATGACATATCCTTGCCTATAGCCATTGACTATACCCTCTCATGCTACTTTGATACATTATGAGATTAAGATGCATAAACACACTTTCTTTCTTTCTTGCAGTCCGATGATTTCTTGTGTAAAACCATTGCTTTTTTAGGATGGAGTGGTTATACTAAGATCATCGGGGCGTCAAGTACCCCCAGGTTCATCCCTTATAAGTTTTGCCGACCGTCTAGGGGATAAACTGAATGTTGCTAATAACCTTTTTGTTGTAACATGCCGGATTTTTCCGGCTCTTTTTATTTGTTCTCTTGTTGACCCTCTTCCTGAATGTTGACTTGTTTTGCTACATATGCTTCTAGGTCCTTCTCGGCAACACGCCACTGTCCCCCAAACTTGGTACCCTTCATCTTTTTCTCTCTCAGCAGCCGCATGACAGTATCCGGCGAGACTCGGAACATCTCTCCAATCTCTTCTGGAGTATAGAGTTTTTCTTGCATGTTTATCGCCATCTCTTTCCCTTTCTTCTGGTCTATCTAGTATGTACAACGTTTCTAATAATTCTATTATACTACAGAATTGCAAAAATTGCAATAGGTTAGATGCCTTAATATGACCAGTTTCTACTTGCTTTATGCAATGCCTAGATATTGCTATTCTTGTGTAAAGATTTGTATACATCACTTTGCTCCTTCTAGTACTTTGGGATTAGCCCCGCTTGACATCTTGATTTCGATACATGAGTTTGTTATACTATGGCTACTATCCACACACTATGATCTTTGAATGTGCTCAAGGGACCTGGGTGATGATAATGGTCCGATTGCTGTTCTCGTCACCCTTCCTTCTCTTTCCTCACAAGAGGATTGAGCCTCCGTTCCCACCTCATTGCTCCTTTGATCTCATCTTTGCTCACGATCCCGCTTGCATAGGCATAAAATGCTAGGAGTGTTCGACTCTGGATACCCGTCTTACACCGGATGCTCCACAGGTGATTTTTGATAGTATTTGTACTAACATGCATACTTCTCGCAATCTGGGAATATTCCAGGCCAAGTGCGAGCAATCCAACTGTTTCTTTTTCCCGTTCGCTTAGCGGCTTCCCGCGAATATATCCTTTTTTTCGTCGTCGTGGCATGGTTCCTCTTCAGTACCTTCTACAGCCTCTAGGACTAATGCAATGAACAACTTAGTAACATTGTATAGTACCCCAATTCCGCAGAAAACAAACCCTATAGCCACAATAGCTTTTCCTGCTACATCGATCCAATAACTACTCATTTTCTTCTTTTCCCCTCTCATAGACTGTGATGCCATCATGGATATATCTCCATTGCTGTATGCTATGCTCTGCTACTTCTTCCCACTCCCTGTCTAGAAGTGCAAAGAAATTATCATCTCCAGTACACCCACCGCACCCTTCGCCGATGAAGACAAGTCGATTGCCTTGGTAGGCTTTGAGGCACTGATGTGCAAAATCAGTTGCATAGGGCGGCCAACAGAGAAGCAATGTTCGATCAGTATGCTCAGCCAGGACTTCAATGCTTCCTAGCTGGACAGGGTGCCATGTTTTGACTAGGCTCTTGGATGGGACCTCCGAATAGGGAGCAAAGAAGTCATTTGGGATCTTGTCCGGAGGTGCTTTGTCATAGGCCAGGATATCAACCCCGAGCTGGGAAATCTGCCAGCTCCAGTAGCCAGTGCCAGCCCCCATCTCAATAGCTCGCGGGCCAAGCTGTTGAGCAACAAAGATGACAGACATAGGATCAGGAATAGCCCAGGCATACATCCTGCAACACTTATCTCGCAGTTCTGAGTTGCTGATAACCCACCTGTAGTCATACTCACGGGCAACTGCAAGATTTGCTTGGACTTCTTGCCAGAAGGGATTAATAACCTGGATCTTTGTGCTCATAGTGCTCCTTTGCTTCTCCTATAGCCGCTATAGTTCGCTGGATAAGCTTGATTGCTGCTAAACAATCACCGTCTGTGATCTCCTTATACTTCTTGTTATGCTTGATATGGCTGTAGATCATCTCTGCATTGCACCTATAAGGAAGATTGGTATTCCAGTCAGCCTCCTGGGCGAAACCGATGGCGACGGTAGAGAACTTGGGAAAAGCAATAATTGCCTGATCTTCAAAGAGCTTGACGCGATAGATCCAATAATGCTCGTCAAGCTCAAGTGGGGTGATGATGATGCTCATGCCGTCCCCAAGGTCAAATATGTTCTTTTTCCGTGCGAACTGCTCATTGATTTCAATCTTGAGATGTTCCACCTTTCTCCCCTCTTTCTTTCCTCAATGCGGAGAGTATTGTTTCATTTTGAAGTAGCTCTCGTAGAAATGCTTCTTGCTCGCCCCTTGGCACGAGCTGATCAACTATCTCCTGTCCTAAATCTCTTAGGATGAGATATTTGCAGACACCCTCTATCGATGTGTCCTCTATGACGGTTTCCATGCGGGTCATGATGGCATCGAGCACAATAGCAGCACGGATAGCTTCATACTCAATCACGACCTTCTTGTCTTTATCGAATAGCATCTTACGGCAACCAGTCCTTCATCGTCTCTACTGCTTGTGCGTTGAATTGCATTCCAATGTCTGTTGCCTTCATCCCTGGAAACTTCTTCTCATAGTCCTTTGAAAGCTGTTCTGCTTCCTTAGCAAGAGCTAGGTGGTACTCATCCTCTGTAAAGAGTCCCTTGCGAATGCATAGTCCAAGGAGTGTTGAATTTTCTGCTCGCAGTAAGAGCGTTGTCTCTCGGTGGTCTCGCACAGCATCACCTGGAGCATACCCGAGCGGAACCGTCCCTAATTGCCAGCCTGTAAAAACTGACTTCCATTTAGATAGTCTATTGAGTGCAGCATGGCACCTTGCTGTTATATCATTGTTACTCATGAAATATCCTTTCTACTTGATAGCCTGTGGAAACGCTCGAAGTAGCTGGCAGAAAATAATAAATACGGTATACCCACAGCATGCCCAGATAACGAGATAGCCGACTAGGGTAGGCGCAGGCGGCAAGATTGGGTAATGCTTTATGCTAGGGAGAATAATCCGATGCATGGGACTTGTATCCTGCTTATTCCAGTGCTCTGGATAGGGCGGTTGCCATGCAGCATTTTGCTTGTGCCAATTCTCAGGATAAGGTGCTATAGGCTGCTGCTGTGGCTTCCAATCAGACATAGAATGCATGGATGTATCTGTTGTTTCATCCTTAATATGGAAATTGTCTCCATAGTTAGGGTGGGTATTGTGCTGCGGCATTTTCGTAAACTGCTGCATTAGCTATCCTTTTCTCCCTTTTCTTCTCTGGTGAACGCATCTATAGTAAAATCCCATGTTATTCGTAGACCTGGGTGGACTGTATAGAATGCCTCTATTTCTGCAAGAAAGTGGTCAACGATGCGCTGTTTGAGCTTCAGGATAGAGTAGCGTTGCTCATTGCTTAGCGTTTCTTCTTGTGAATCTTCTGTCTGGGCAGGATGTCCTGGGCATAATTTAAGGAATGTGGGAGGATCAGCTCGTAGATCTCGGGGTCTTCCCTCTTCAAATCCCATGGTGTAGACGATGCGCCTCGTCCCTCCGCACTGTTGGCAGAGGTTGCTGTTCTCTTGCTGGGTAGTGGTCTCATCCATGTCTCATTCCTCTCATGCTATACAGGAGTGCAAGCTCATGCAGTCCCATCCGAATATTGCTATGTATGATAAGTCCGAAATGTTCCAAGTCCCTTACGACTGTCTCGAAATGAATGTGGTCAAAGTCTCTTCCTGCAATCTCTTGGATGTGCGCCTCTGCATCTCCCTGAATGATAAGAGAAGTCCCACGAGCATAGCAGTAGTTGCATGGATACCTCTGTACATAGTCAATGTGCCTAACTAGCCGTAAATAAATACGCAATGCTGTCGGCCTGTACAGATTTGGTTCTTGTCTTGTTTTCTGTTCTAGCATCCTGTGCTATTTCCCTTTCCTAATGTACCAAGATCATGCATGCTGTAGTGATAGCAGCAAAGATTGCTGTAACGAAGAGAATGCTCAAAATCTCCCTCATAAGTCCCTATCCTTCCACTCATGCAATAATTGTTGTATGTCAAGCTCATCCCTCATGTATTCTATAAAAGGATGAAAGATACATATGCATGCATTAGTTAGTATAATAGCTATAAAAAAGGAGCAGAGTGCTATAAAATACCAAGGCACTTTTTACCTCTTTCTGTATCAGTTTGCACACCATACTGTATGTTTCGGAACAGTAACACCATCCCCTTTCCTTGCGGAGAATACAGGGATGTGTACTATTTTCCCATCAAATAGGGTAAATGGAATTGAATGCCCATTAAAATCCTGGCCTGTGCAATGCATTATGTCCTTTGATAGTTGCTCCAGGATCTCGCTCGTAACATAGAGGGCTTTCGGAAGGACTGGTCCATACATGTATCGTCTGTTTTCAATGATGGCCGCAATGATCAAGACATAGGGGCTCAGCGTGGGGTTGCAGTATCCTGGTGGAATAAGCGCACGAGCAGGTCTCTTTGCTGTCACTGCTGGCATGGCCCGTGTGGGCCTTTCATTCCTGTTCTCTACAAGCTTCTCTAGCTCTGCGAGGTGACTGAATGGCGCGGGTCTCTGTATAGACATCTCCAATCTTTCCTTTCCGTTAGCTGATACACAAAATAACATTAGGTGGTAGGGTTGTATTCAGTTCGACATCTCTATAGACTAAGATGTGAAAGGGTCTCTTCATACCTGAGATCTGAAAGAGAAAGAGACCGTCAAAAGGCCGTGGTGTCAGGACATCTTCCAGGTGTTTTCTGTATGCCACGTCAGGGAGTATGATGTAGCGTGGGACTGGTGCTCGTGGTCGAATATGGGCACAGACAGCAGCAAACATATGTTCCAACGGCCAAGGACTTTTAGAGATGATAGGATATCGGGTTGTGTTCGTGTGACGCAATCCTATCGAGATGGCCTGAAGTTCCTGGGTTGGCGGATCGCTGATCGGATCAAAGTATGTAGTGCCTGAGATATCTCGGATGACTTCCCTGAGCAGATCATCATCTTCAATTCTCGGCTTGGGCTTGGCAAAAAACGTAACCATAACAACCCCACAAAGTCCACGACAAAATAGACGCACCGTTGACGATTATGCTATAATTCCATCAACGTATGTGAGCCACCCTACACAGACCATCTGTGTAAGTTTCCGCATTGTAGTATTTAAGTGGTTCTATTGTCAAGAGAATTTTAGACCAACTGAAATGGATGAGATTAAAGTGAGCGATGATACATCAAAAAGCCAAGGTCCTCGGTATCTGCACGAATTAATCAATGGAAAGCCAATTCCGAGGTTTGGTACTCTTATGCGCCAATTCTGTGAGGCGGCTGGCATGAATCAGCCGTGGTTAGCAGATAAAGGGCAATCAATGTATAATGAGATGATGATTAGGAAGTATGGGAAAGAACGATATGAGCAGATGCTGGAAGAAGGGACTCTTCCGAAAGAGGAGCAAAGTTCGATGCTCCAGCAGGCAGTATCACGTGTCATTATAGGGGTCCAGAGACCAAGCTATATCCAGACGTATATCTGGATTTCCGTTATTGAAGAGCATTATAATAATGAGGAAATCAAGAGGTATTTTGAGTGGAAGGGACTAGAGATGCCTGTGTTTACTGAAGAGATGTACCAGGCGCTATGGGCACTGTCTGGGCACCAACCTCCAGATGCAGTCAATAAGGCAGTTGCTGCCTTTAGCACATTTAATCATACCCCAAGACGCCTACCGCGTAGTGCTGATTCCTCCCTTGCGTCACCTAGGACGGAGCCAAACTTGCCTGCTGCAATTCGTAGGTATAGGGATACTGACAAATTAAATATTAAGGGAATTAAAGAGTTGCAGTAGTAGGGCCACATCTAAAGGTCCGAGTCAGGGAAGTCAAAGAGGTCTCTGACACGTATCTTAAAAACTTTCGTTAGCGCAACAAGGTGAGTGGGACTTGGAAATCTCTCTCCACTTTCCCACTTGCGGACCTGTCGATCACTCTCTACTTTCATTAAGTCAGCAAGGTCTTCTTGTGTTATGTGGCGCTCTTCTCGCAATTGCTTGATCCGTTGGCCTAAAAGGATCTTTAGCACGTATCTATCCTTCATGTCGATAGGTGCTACTCTACAAGAATTGCCTCTCTTTCTACAGGGCCAATTCGGGCCTATATATAGTATACTTATGATCAAGGGATTTTAGATGCAGATAGGAGTATTAAAACTGGAGTGATAAGCTGAACAATACATAGATTAGTTCTATATTTGCATATCTGTAGTATACTGAACAATGGTACTTTTCAAGAAGAAATTTAATAGGGAGGTAGTATGGACGCCATTAGAAATCATGTTCTATATTTGCGTCAATTGCCTATATGTGTTCGCTTCTTCAGTGCGATCTTCATATTTATCATAGAAGAAGCATTTATTATTTCTCTTCACGATTGGGGTTTTTCCTCTATTTTACTGATCCTTGGATTGTTCATCTGCTGGGTCTTTAGCTGGAAAGAAGCACTGGCTCTTGAGTGGGGACTACTGTGGATACATATAGTATTGCTCACCGTATATCAGGGATGGTCTATTCATGTCCTGGCCGTTTTCATTTCAGGGACAGTCACGGACCTCATCCTCGTTATCTCCATTGGAGCATTTCGATCTGCCATGGACCGACTACAGGAGTTTCACCAGATCAAGGACCAGTTCCTAGCAAACCTCAATCATGACATGAGGACACCATTGACGACGGCAATTGGGTCAATCGGTATTTTGAGAGAGTATGGGGCAAAGCTCTCTGCTCCTGAGCAGCAAATGTTTCTTGATCAGGCAAGTTATAGCTGTGATGAGGTTGCTCGGCTTACTTCAAATATTCGAGATGCTATGACTGCCATCGATGATGTGTCCCCGCCTCAGCTAGAAGCATTCCATCTTGACCAAGTGGTAAAAGAACTGCTTCGATATATTTACACCTTTGAACATCCCCTTGTTGATCTTCATATCCCGACAGGAGTAGAAGTCCTAGCCGATATTACGCAGGTCCAGCGTGTGCTACGTAACCTCTTACATAATGCATTCAAGTATGCAGCCAAAGGGACGCCTATTTCTGTTAAGATTGGCATCAATGAAGGTGCCGCCTGTGTCTGCATTAAAGATCAAGGATATGGAATTGACCCAGAGAAGGCCAGTCAGCTTTTCCAGAAGTTCTCACGACTGCATGATGAAAGGCATGTTGACGGGACGGGACTTGGCCTGTACAACTGCCGCCGCATGGTAGAAAACATGGGCGGACAAATCTGGGTTGAATCGAGCGGGATAGAGGGAGAAGGGAGTAGCTTCTATTTTACGTTGCCGCTCTTCTGTCCTTCAATGGCTAGCAATCAGCTAGGTATTGACATCCTCTGATACTATAGCTTACACAGGAGTGTATAATTCCTGTGTAACATAGTTTTTGTTAGCAGTATGAGCCAATGGAGGTAGCAGACGTGCATGGTCTTATTTTTGCGACCTGGGAGAAGTTTCTAGCAGATAGGTACGGCGAGGTTGCACTTGGAATATATCGAAGTTCAATAGCAGGGACAGGTGCGGACATCCCGCTGGTTACTCGCACCTATCCTGATGAGGTATTGTTGAAGGGAGTTACTGCCACATCAAAAGTAACTGGGGTTGCACCTAGTATTCTCTTGTATCTGTATGGAGAATACTTTATTACAAATAATTTTACTAGCCATGTTTGCTCTCATCTCCTAGAGGGCATTCATAGTGCAAGAGATCTTCTCCTCACGATGCGCATGGCCCATCAGCAGCTAAATCATGCCTCATCAGAGATTGTTCCACCCCTTTTTCAATATGAACCTCTCACTGGGCTCGGTATCCACATCATCTATGATAGCCATCGTCATCTCTGCCCTATCCTCTATGGTGCCATTGAAGGTGCAGGTAAGAAGTATAGTGAGGTGGTTGCTGTCCAAGAGATAGCCTGTATGCAGAAGGGAGATGATGATTGTCAGTTTGATGTTCATTTTCTAGGGAAGTGGGGGCTGTCCCCTACTGCTGATGTATATCAACTAGGCAGCAATGCTGGGCAACGCAAGATGGCAGAAACTATTTTTCATATGCTACCCTCTGAAGGTCTGGGCATAACGCTACATGAGGTGAGTAGTCTTCTTGCTCTCCACGGCCATAGTGTTCGACCAAGCCAGATTGTTGGAATCATGCGGCAGCTCCAGAATGTTGGTCTGGTAATCCTGTCAGCCAAACAAACTGGAGATATCTTTTCTGAGCGGGAGTATCTAAAGGTCTCGAAGGTTGAGTCTGGAGCTGGCCGGATGCTGCGCATCAATGTATCCTAATGGTGAGGGGGAATTTAGAACAATTGACCTTGTTTTGAGAGGAAAGGGATGCATAAGAGCGGCAAAACCAGCATGTGCTTCAGATGGGCCTGTAGTGCCATTTTGGAAGTTTTAGTGCCTACTAGGGTAATCTATCCTCTCTTAGGTGTATGCCCCCTTCCTGGGCTCTATAACCAAAAAGTTGTAGAAAAATCTAGAAATAGTAGAAAAAAATTGAAGTAGGAAAGGGTAGTTTAAAAAAGCCAAACAAAAAGAAGAGGAAAGATGAAAAACAGCTCATCTTCCCTCTTTCGGTGCTAAGGGAGTTGTTAGGTCCCTACTATAAAATCTTCTGAAAATGCACTGCGAATGCACTTTTCAGCTAAAGCCTCTAGCTCTCGATGCCAAGCATTAACTGCATGGCACCTCTCCTGACTTCCAGGACGCATGGCTTCCAGTTCTGCTGGCAGCTCTCGGGTTGTAATATCTCCCATTACTCCGTACTTTTCGTTACTCAAGAAGCTAGTATGCTTGCCTGCGAATAGTGCAGATCGCTCATAGACTGCATAACATACACGGCTGGTCGAAATGATGTCGTAACGATGAGCGATAAGCCCACCTTCAAGTTCAATGAAATCATTGATGTCTTTATGCTCAGGATTAATGTATCTGTCCATGTGTAGCATTAGTTTTTGCCTTTCTTGAAAATTAGAACGGGTGCTCATCTAAATCCCCTAGCTCATTAAACCAGGGCTCTTTTTTCATTTGCTCCAGGTGGTCTTGCCATTCTTTATTGGCCTTGCTGCCCACCTCCGCAATCTGCTGCATGCTCTCTTCAGTCTCTATATACCCGCCCTCTGGTACCTCATCCTCTTCATAATAGTTGTTGCTGTCAGCGCCGAGGCACCAGTAGGGATCGGGGCAAATGTTTGGATAGAAGCGGGCCATCTCTTCGTCGATCCTGTCATAGGGAGTAGAGATGCTAATCTCTAGCTCATAATCCTTTAGCTCTCGCTCTCTTTCCTCTTGTTCTTTGTGATCTCGCGCTATCTGCTCAGAGTCTCGGACCATCTGGGTCCTAATACGCTGGGCTTCAGATAAGCTCATTCTGTGCTCTCTATCGCGTCGTGGCATTTTAAATACTCCTTCCCTTGCGGGACTAGGGGAATTTGTGGTTCCCCGACTACCTAATATACCGATCTTCTTTTACTGAGTATCTATACCCCCAAGGGTTATTATCCTTTTTGCAGTCTTCATTATGCTGGGCAGCAACTGCTTGCGCTTCCGCCTTCGTATCCCACTTCTTTGGGATCTCAGGAGCCCCTGGTGCTCGGTTCTCTTGATTGATGTAGCCAGCCCCATCGACTGAGCTGAACATTACTTTATATTTCACTTTGTTTCTCCTTTTGAGGGGAGAAATGAATCTCCCCTCATTAATTTTAGTAGGATATATCCTTAATAAACCCCTTCTGGCAGAAGAGATTGATTTCTTCCATGTTATATTTCCCTAATTTTCCTTTATAGTGGACAGTGATAATGATGTTATCCACCACCACCTGAGTAGTGATTTCCGCCTCCTGCTGCCTGCGGAAATTCATGTACTTGAAGAAGATATCACTATGGGACTGCCCAGATCCATAGCTGCTTACATACTCGCCGCTAGCGATGTTACGACTGGGGATTGCTACCATCATGGTAGTTTTGTTTCGTGGACACTGAGATACTTTGGTATCCCACATGCGCTGAATAGTAGTTGGGGTAGTAAGTACTGTCATTTGATTTGCTCCTTTGATACTAACTTGACTAACTTTTGATCTACTGTAAGTATAGCATATCTTCCATAAACTGTCAAGCAGCTATAAGGGGTATTTAGGGCAATATTTGAAGGCAACAAAAAACTGGAGCAAGTAGCAAGCCTGCTCCAGTTGATGTATAGATTACTAATTCTCTAGGTAGTTCTTAGGCTCATCCGCCTTCAAGATCAACTAGTTCTTTGTATTCCAGGTCCGACTCTTCTGGATCAGTCTCTACCAGACTTGCCAGGAATACTTGAAGCTCATTGATCTCGTCAGTTGCAAGTGTGATGGTATAACTACTAAGTAGCAATTCACCATCGTGGCGTGCTATGACTAAAAAGCCGTTTGAGGTGTAAAACGTTAACTGTGTCCCATCATTACACATCATAGTGGAGTGTTGCTCCTGTTTTTGCTCCTCTCTTGCATCTCGTCTCATGTTTTCCATTTCCAAGTCCTCGATTTCCCTGCCGTTATAATCAATGTACATGTGTTGCTCCTTTACATTTCTTCATTTAAGAAATGCTCTTCAAGCCCTACGATGTTTGAAATCTGGGCTACTTGCTCCTCGTTGAGAGAAGCGGCTGTATAGAATGTGTAGATCTTCGAGAGGACGAAAGCCTCGTCCGTGAATACATCAAAATTGTGTTTGATCCACTCTCTTGCTACATCTCGTTTTGCAATGGTGAGAAGCCATATAACGTGTTTGAACATGTAATTTCCCTGCTCCAATTTTTCAGTAGATGGCTTATCTTGGTTGGAAGTATAGCTCTATTGTTCGGTGATGCATGATCCCATCTACTTTGTAGAGGTTATCGACGTTGAGCCAGTTCTCTTCTCTAGGCTCATCAGGCTTCAATCCGACATAGATGATGTCATACTGAAACTCAGTAAATAGCTTGCCTGAACCAAGGTCAATCTCTTGACCATCCAGGACTGCAATAAGAGAACCGCGATTTCCTACTATGAGGGCGATGGTCTCTGTATTCAAGGGATACCCTTGCAGACCATCTTCACCCTCAGTTCCAGGCCGGAATAGGGCCACTAGCCCGTACCTTCCTGACATTCGCTCATATCGGGGCCAGCTAAGCAGCCCAACTCCAAGTAACTGTTTCATTTTGAAGTGTCCTTTCCCTCTATAGCTTGCTATCTAAGCAAGCTATACTTTCTGGTCCCTCCAAGTGGAGCTTCCTTTGTCCAATCTTCTGATTTGTTGTCCACTACCTCCAGCCCAACAACCTTCTCTTCTTTGGCCGGAGAAGACTTTTTGTAGATGCCCTCCCAATACTCTGAGACAATCGTGCAGTGCTGGCAATATCTCTTGTATTTGTAGCCAGTACAGTCGCATCTATCAACATACATTCCTCTGCCGTCCTCTATACACCTAACAATGTGAAATACACCCTTTTCACTTTCAGAGGGCATTGTTATAAATACGCCCTTTTCATCCTCATCTATGACTAATTCCTTTAGCACCCTTGACTGATAGAAGTAGTTGATCGCCATTTCAAATCTCCTTGTTTACTAGTAGTACTCTTATCTACTAGTAAGTATATCATATCTTCCATAAACTGTCAAGCCCCTTATGGGTGAATATTCCGTTGAATAATTTTAAATGGCGATGAGCATTATGAGTGCTCTGAAGACCTAGAAGTCTTATCGCCTTCTTGCTATGCCTCAATCCCTCGGTTGAGTGCTACTTTTCTGCCTGCCTCCTGGCCTGAATAGTAGCCATCTTTGCTTCTTATCCGCTTCGAGCTTCCATTCTTAGTTTGTGGGTAGAAATGTCGCATTGCAGATTTTAACTCTGCATCCTTGCTGATAATAAGAGCCTTGCATGCATTTGATGCGGCTTCCATTTCTCGTTGCTGTTCCTCCAATCGATGGTCGATACTTGTGGCAGCTCCCATATAGAAGGCATCAAGCCAGCTCTTGGCATGCATAGATGAAAGAGATCGGTGATAGGCGTCTATTGCCATTGGCTCTAATTGCCCGATGAGATAGTGATAGAGGTAGGTCACCACCTCACGATTGTGCGCCTCACCAATGAGAGCAGACTCCGCCTTGGAGGGAGTATAGACTACTTCACAGAAATTATTTCGTGCAATAACTGAAAGCAGCACTCGCTTCCAGATACTCCTACCTAGATTTAAGAATGTCTGTTCATAGCTAGATGGCTCTTGTGTCTGGATCTGACTCATGCTAAGATTGTGGAGCATGAGCAGCTCCTGGGCTTTCGCCGCTGCCGCTGCCGCTTCATTAGGGTTGCTGGAGGTTGATAGCGCCAGCAACTTCTTGATTTTTGAGAGAACTAGTTTGGTATCGGTTGCCATGGGTTGTGCTCCTTTAAGTAAGATAATCTTGCTCACTTAGCAAGCCCCAGGTACTAAGTTTCCCTAGTACCTCTGGTCTGATAAGTGATTACCTGTTCTGTATTTATTGGTTATCTTCCTTATAGTAGTCTTCCCCCTTCTGGATACTCCCATGGAAATTTGTCTCCTTTGTTTAAATTGCAAGCAGGGCAAGCTAACACTATGTACTCAATGCTGTTAGCAGGTATAGTAGTACCTGCTACCCTGCTTAAAGGGAAAGTATGTTCTATGTGATAAACATACTTTCCCTTAGTCCTCCGTAAACGTTTATGACAATAGTAGCATTTATGTTTTTGATGCCTAAGTTGATTTTTAATCTGTTGAGGACTATGTTTTCCTAAAACAGAATGTTCGCGTGCCCGACGATTAATCCTATGTACACGAAGACGTTCTTGTACTTCTGGACGATTACGGTACTCTTTGCCGTATTGTTTAAAGAACTCCTTATGTCGTTCTTGTACTTCTGGACGATTGTTGTACTCCTTTTTATGTTGTTTAACTTTTGGACGGCTATAATACTCCTTGCGCTGTTCTATTGCTTCTAGGCGGCTGTAATATTTTTTACGCTGTTCTTTAACTTTTGGACGGCTATAATACTCCTTGCTGTATTGCTTGAAGGACTCCTTACGCTGTTCTTTAACTTCTGGTCTACCATAGTACTCTTTGTTATAATCTTTTTTTTGCTCCTGGACTTCTGTTTGTTGTTGGTATTCTTTTTGATGCCATTTTATGCATTTTCTGCATCTGTTTCTGAATCCATCCTTTGACCTTTTTTCAGAATACCAATATTCAGTAGTTGCAGGATATTCTTGTCTGCAAGGTCCTGTGCATTGCTTGTATGGGATATTACTCATCGAAGACTTCTCTTTCTTTTGTTCTTACCTACCTAGCAATTCTTAGTATGAGGTAGCCTTTGTACTAAGAATTGCTCCTGGTGCAGTTGTCTGCTAGCTGTATCGCCACCAGCTTGTATTGTCGTATTCAGCCTCGCCTCTATCAAGCCAAGATTGATACTCAGCTTTTTCAGCGTCGTCTACCTTTTTGTCCCACTCTGCTTCATGGCCGTGTACTGATACTTCAATAGCTTCCTTGCACTGCTCCATCGTAACTGTTGGATCAATAACACTCGCCATCCCAAAGACGAGTGAGGGAGTAACCTCACATCGTATGCCCTGGGACTTACATTCCTGAATACAAATGATAACCTGTGCTAAATCATGACCAGTCATAAAAGTATAATCCCTTCTTGATATCCTTGCTCACTTAGCAAGCCCCAGGTACTAAGTTTCCCTAGTACCTCTGGTCTACTAACCTAGCCTTCAATCACTCCAAGAGACTCATATACTGAATGATACATTTTTTCTGCTTCTCTATTCCTTTGTTCTGCATCCCATTCTTCTTCACCTGCAAGGTACTCTCTACACTCTTCAATATCTAGGAGATAGTCCTCTCCCAGCTGCTCTTTTATAAGCTTGTCTGCAATTTCCTTTTTATAGAAAGTATACAGGTTTTCAACTTTTTCCCAATCCTCTTTCACTTGCCCATATGTTTTTGCAAATTCGCGTGCTGCTGTTACAAGTATTCCGGTATCCGACATCTCTCCGACTTTGATGGTTTTATTGGTTGCCATGATTGTTTGCTCCTTTAGAACTTCTTGTTTAACTTCTTGATCTATAGAAAGTATAGCATATCTTCCATAAACTGTCAAGGGTTTTGGGTCCAGTTTAAAATTGTTCCTATAGAAGGCTAAAAATAAGAAGAATTGATGCATTTAGGTGAGTATTCTATAGGAGTAGGAAACTGGCTAGTATTCACCATAAAAAGCTTGACAGTTTATGGAAGATATGCTATACTTATTATAGATCAAGAAGTTAAACAAGTTAGTAAACAAGGAGTAAGCAATCATGGAAGTTACATATAATGCAGTTACCACCTATACCACTTGGGACCTTTGGGAATGGGGGCTGCTCACACTGGAAGAGTTGCAGCAGGAGTTGTCCGATGCAATGGATGCATATCTAGACATGTATTTGTCTAGATCAAACAATCAGTAAATATCAAGTACACATGAAGGAGTAAACAAGTAACAGCCCGTCAGGCAAAAGCGGCAGAAAACTCAATGTCCCCCGCAGTGCAGAAAGCCATGAGGGCATCGAGGAAAGCCGCGAAAGAGCGCGAAGCAGCCAAGGCAGAGGAATTGCAGATAAGAATACATGGTGCAGCCCGCCAGTGTTCAAAATGCAGCCTTCATTATAGATCCCATGAAAATCGTGAGCTTTGTTTGAATTGTTTAGAGCAGTAAATAAAGGAGAAAATACTATGAAAAATGACGACCTACAGCGCGGAGTCCTTGCATTCCGCGAGCATAGCCTAGCATCTTTGCTGAACTCGATCAGCATTTTAGGGAAGGCTTTAGAGTATCAAAATAAGATAAAGCAGTCGCTCATCGAAAATCCAACAGGCGATGCGTATATCGAAGCCTATGTAGAGGCTAGTAAGCTTAGGGATCAAATCCAGGCTATGGAAATAGTTGCAGCAGGACTGCAATCATAAAAGGAGAAAATATCATGGTAAAACGACACACACAAGAAACTGCTGAATTGGTAGCAGGGCAACTACGAAAGATCGCTGTAGGTGGCGAAAATGTTTTTGATACCGTTCTTGTTGAAGGTAGCGATGAGTACTGGAACATCTTTGTAAAGTCAGGACTTGAGAGATCAGTAATTTCTCTGAGAAGAGAAGAAGAGAAGGATGAGGATGTTGTGTATGATTTAAGGACGGGTGTTGACTATGATGAGTCCGAGCTTGAAGATATCCTCTACAACGATGAGCGTAGACATCAGTAAAATCATCTGGGAAGGGTATTCCCTTCCCTCTTTCTTAGGAGAAAACAAAAATGAACGTAACAACACTTTATTATGCATACCAGACAGCACTTAAGTCCTTGAGCATGGCTAAAGAAGAAATGAAGAGGCTTCAAATCGCTGGTGAGGATGCTGCAAGGACAGCAAGAATTACTTGTAAGGGTTCTGTTGATGAGAAGGTTCAGGCTATCTGCGCTGCCTGGGAGCCCTTCAATCGAAAAATTGCAAAAGTAGAATATTCCATTGGTCTGCTCCGCATCCAAGTTGATCAGGCGTGGCAAGCCTACGAAGAAATGTCATAGGCGCTTATCCCTTCTCCCTGACATGTTAGAACAAGTCATGATACAATTAGGATGACTTGTTCTAACATTGTATCTAAGGAGAATTTTGATGAAACTTGGAAAACTTCCAACGAAACACGACCACCGAACTCTTCAGCTTGCTAACTACCTTCGCCCCGAGGCATTACCTCCAATCCCTGCTCAAAAGGACTGGAGCCCAAAGGTTTCGACCTGGAACATGCTCGCCAATGACCGTCTGGGCTGCTGCACAATTTCTTCTAGTGCTCACATGGAAGAGGCATGGACTGCTAACGCCAGTACTGAGATCATCCCCTCAGATAGCGACATCATTAAAGCCTACTCCGATGTTAGCGGCTACAACCCCCAGACAGGTGCCAATGACAATGGCGCATACTGCTTAGATGTGCTCAATTATTGGAGGCATACAGGAATCGCTGGCCGCAAGATTGATTCATATGTAGCCTTAGAGCCGACCAATCATACTCATATCAAGGCAGCAGTCTACTTGTTTGGCGGCGTATACATCGGGCTTGCCCTCCCCATCTCAGCAGAGAGTCAGGCTATTTGGGCTGTGCCTAGCGGTGGACCACATGGAAGAGGAGCCCCTGGAAGTTGGGGCGGACATTGTTGCAACGTGGTGGCCTGGGACTCTCATTATCTGACGGTAGTTACCTGGGGTGCTCTTAAAAAGATGACCTGGAGCTTCTGGGGCCAGTATTGCGATGAGTCCTATGGGGTACTCTCTCTAGACTTCTTTGCAAATGGAGTGGCCCCTAATGCTATCAATTGGGCAGCACTCCAGCAGGATTTACATGCTCTTTAGTATTCTAATTCTGTCCTCTAGCTCTTTTGTCCAGAGCTGAAGCTTTCCAAGATATTCCTTGACTGCCTGGATATGCTTGGTGGAAAGTATATACTCAATAACAGAACCGATATACTCCCCTCGGTTATGAGAGTCGATAATGAGAATAAGGTAGTTATAGAGGTTACTGACCTCTTTCTGTTTCTTGATCATCGCAGAATGAATCACGCGAAGCTCCTCTAGGCTCTCAAGGTTTCGCGGGAAGTTTATAGGTAGCTCGGTCTCAAAATCCAGGCCCTCTTGAAGAATAGCCTGGATGTAAATTTTGAGTCCACCTGGGGCGTAGAATGGCATCCTATTCTCCCTCCTTCTTTGCCAGGAATGTATAAGGCCCACGTCTCGGTGGCGGAAACTCATTAAGGTGCTGATCCATGATATATTTAATAGCTTTTATCTGTTCCTTTCCATAAGAGGGCACCGTCATCCTCTCCTGGACTTTCTTCCTCTCAACTATCCCCTGCGGATGTTCTTGCTTCACAGCCTGCGCTGCTTTCAGGACTTCTTGCTCAAATCCAGGATTTATATCCATGGGCTCAGTGTGCCTGGATGCTAGAAACTTGGCATGCTGCTGCTGTTTTGCTTCAACAAATCGCTTTGCTTCAGCAGGTAGAACATACAGTGCTTTCCCCTGTCTAGATTCTGAATTGGGTACATACAGCACTAGACTTGAAGAGAGTAGATCTGCATCGAAAACAAACTCTACTGCCTGGAGGTTCCCGTGATCGATAGCATTATAGAGCGATTCTACTCCAATCCCTACACGCTTTGAAAGATGGGAAAGCGGCACTGGAGTAACCATTTCCCCTTGCTTTATATGATGTGCTGTTGTCCGATGTATCTGGACATATTCCGCAGCCACATCCGGTGCGATGAATAAACTTTGGGGCTTTGCCTTTTTGACACGCGGAGTATAAGGCACGAGGATACTCTCTAATGTCTCTTCATCCTGGACAAGCTTCAGTGCTGGAAGGCTTCCTCTGTCAATGAGTATGCGTATCCATGACAAGGACATACCTGACAGTAGTGCTAGATGGTCCTTGGGGATGGGTGTAACTATTTCTTCTTGCATATGTTTTTTTCTCTCTCTCCTGACTGTTTATGGAAGATATAGTATAAGTTTAGCTGGTTATAGTATCCTTGTCAAGGCGTGATGTTCCTGCATCAGTTTTGTGAAAGAATAAAATATTGCCTGATATCCATCCTAAAACACTTGACAGTTTATGGAAGATATGCTATACTTACTACTAGTAAACAAGAGAAATAAGTAGCATACCTTCCCATAGTGAAGGAAGTATATCATAAGGAGTAAACAAAATGATTGCTACCATTAACACAAAAGAATGCACACGGTGCCATGGCTCTGGATCATACAGTTTTAACTTAAGGCATGGAACTGTCTGCTATGGATGCGGCGGCACAGGACTAATGATCATTGCCCCAAAAGGACAGAAGAAAATAAAGCCGACCTGCAGCAGTATCTACAAGGCAGTAGTCGGCGATATTCTAGAAGTCGGCTGCATCCTCTATAAAGTAGAGGACATCCGGTGGATTAGCTATCGAAATGGGAAAAATGGTTTGCCTGTCAATCAGAGGCTGCAGGTGACGCGGCTAGTTGATGACAAGGTTCTCTACTTTTCCAGGGGCATCGCGGATACTCAAGGCTTCTCGATCAAGACACCTTTTGAGTGGATCGGGAAAGAGGTCTCTGGAAAAGGAATAGTAATAGAGTAAGCAGTATATTGTCGGGAGGATTCGTCAAAGAGCCCTCCCAAAGAGAAGGATCAGAAAATAGTCAAGAACCCCTGGATAAATCCTAGGGGCTTGCGAAACGGCTAGCGCAACGTAAGTTCCTGTCTAGAGGGCTTGGTCGGAGAGGCAACTCACCGCACAAGCAGCAGCGATACGGGCTAAGAAATAGCGAACCCACAGGCTTATGTGCTAGTGGAAGTAGCGAAAGTATGTTTGGATGCCACCCTAGTCTAAACCACTACCTGCCACGCCGAAGCAGACGGTCTCGGACCTATGCCTGTATTGCCATCTCGAAGGGTCATATCACCCGTGCTTAGACACGGCGGCTCGCAATCGAGCAAGAGTTTTCTGGGTCTTTCTCCTAAAAAGGCCCTCCCGCAAGGGACTAGCAACAGAACAGTATAGATCCAGCCTGCGGGCTGTTTCTTTCCTCCCAATCCCTGAAGGGAATGGGTCTCCAGAAAGGACGATATGAATACTACCATTGATAAAGTGTTCAACCCTAATTCTCATATCATTCAGCTCAAGTCTCAGCAGGGACCCAAGGACTACCTCCCCGTTGCGTGGCGATTGGTATGGTTTAGAGAGCAATGTCCAGAGGGCACAATCACGACTGAGTTACTCGATCTCAATCGCTCGGAAGAGTGTGAGACTGAGGTTAGTGTCTGGAATGATGAGAAGCGCCGCTATGACAAGGTTATCAAGAAAGCCCGTGGAGTTGCAGTCTTTAGGGCAATAGTTACCGACGGCAAGGGAGGTAGCTCAACAGGCACTAAAACCGAGAATGCGGCCTGCTTCCCTGACTACCTAGAGAAGGCAGAGACAGGTGCCATCGGCAGGGCTCTAGTCGGGCTAGGCTATGGAACTCAGTTTTGCGGCGATGAGTTAGAGGAAGGCGAGCGGCTGGCCGATGCTCCTGTTCAACGTCAAGAACGCAAGCCCTCCTATGATCCAGAAGCACCAGCTACGGTTCAACAGATTGCGAGCGTAAAAAAGCTGCATCAGATGCTTAATTTACCTGATGTTGATTTAGAAGGATTGTCTTTTGGGGATATGGTAAAGCTTATAGCGGAACTAAATAAGAGAGTGCAAGCGAACCGTAAAGGGGCTTAAATGCTTTATGTGATGGGGTATCTCAGGATACCCCTAGGAGGTACCACATGTCAGTACGTCAGATCACCCTATTCGATAAAGGGTCAGCACAATTTCAAGCATACATTAATATGGCTATCTTCTCTAAGGAGAGGCAAACCATGCAGGATGATACACGAAGGCACGAGCTATACTACCTCTCAATGTTTGGCCCGAAGGGTAGTGGATCAAGCCTGAATGCTATCTTTGCAGGATTGGTGAGCCAGCCATCCATTAGAGAGATCTATATCGAAGATCTCGGGCCAGTTGCTCTCATGCATCGAAGTGGGCGCATGCCTGGGATGTCTCCAAGTTGGTCCTGCTCTTTTGCGGAATTTGGGACCAACAAGGCAATCCATGCCCTAGTTGAAAGCAACGCCATTTCTCTTTGGGACCCCCAGCAGGCTATCAAGGTCAAGAAGGTTACTCCCCAAGATGGGGGCAGTAAGAAGCTACGGCAGGTGGCTTCAAAGGAAGGCGAGATGTCGGAGAAGGTGGCCCGCGTGATTGATCGCCGACCGATCTTTTTTATGATGGTCCCTCCAGGAGAAGAGGCCAGCAAGCTTCACCTCTCCTATTTGGACAAGAGATGTCCATTTCCCCTGATTGATGAGTGGGCACCATTCCTTTGGGATCGTGCCCTTAAAACCCCAGAGATAGAGGAACTGGAAGTCTGGGCCTTTACTCCAGATGGAACCAGCTCACTAGTAGCTTCCGCCTATCTCTGCTTCCCAGATCTTGAGAAGATAATGAAAGACCTCTCATTATACATCAGAGAGGGAAGCAGGGAAGAAGTCGCCGCATAACCCCCATCCTGGAGCAGGTTCGATACTTGCTCCAGTTTTTCTTATTTCCAAACATTGCCCTAAATACCTCTTTTATGCTTGACAGTTTATGGAAGATATGCTATACTACTAGTAGATCAAGAAGTTAGTCAAGTTAGTATCAAAGGAGCAAGCAAAAATGAATAAAACAGAAGTTGCAAAACTGGTAAAAGAGATCAATGCCTTAGAAAAGCAGTACGGAAAAGGATCAAACAGAGAAATATCAAGTGCAATTGAGAGTATCCGCAAGAGCCTTGTAGAGAGCGGCTATTGTACATTCCCAGAGACTACAAAGGGGTTTCGTCAATGGTATGCAAGGTCCATAAAAGATCTCAAGAATGCTCTTAATGAGCTTTGCCAGACACTTGATAGGGTCCAACGGGATGGCGATACAGGTAGTGATTATCAGGAACATATAAGCAAAATAGTCAGGTTCTCACGTCAGTCATTTGTAGTATTTTCCTTTGATGCAGTTTCAAACACATACAGCGTGAAATAAGGAGTATAAGTCATGCCTAGGACAGAATCACAGGTCAAAGGGTTGTACTACCCAACCCCTGAGCCAGTTATATCGATGATAGCTCAATACCTCAGTTGCCGCTACCCATCAGGGGATGCTCAAGAGATGAGGTTTCTTGATCCATGTGCAGGCAAGGGGAGAGCCTTAGAACTTCTCGCCAAGGAATACAGAGAGCACATTCAGCAGATGTGGCACTACTGTCACACATTCCCTCAAGTCCTCACCCATGGCATCGAGCCCAATATCTCGCGGGTAAAGGCTGCGAGGAAAGTTCTAGATGATGTCCTGCATGCATCATTCTTCCAGTCTCTTATCTCTAGCGGGGACTCTCTTGATGGCGGGTTCCAGTTGGCATTCGTAAACCCGCCATATGATTGGGACAAAGAGTCCGGCGGCGAGCGGCTAGAATTGACTTTCCTCAGACGAACTACGAAGAAATTATGTCCTGGCGGGGTCCTGATTTGGATTGTCCCACAATGGATCGTTGAGAAAGGGGCATCATATCTTTCTCAGTGGTACACCGACATCAAGGTGCTGCGGTTCCCTGATACTCCCTTTGCCACGCCTGAGATGGTAGAGAACAAAGAGAAGCCTGTCCCCATGTTTGAGATGTTTGATCAGGTCGTCGTGATTGCCCAGAAGGGATTCGGCCAGCGATCAGATCGGTCTACAGAGAAAGTCCTCATTGAGCTTGGCACAACAGATAACCCCCATGATGACATTTCACCCATCGAGGCTGTGACTTCACGGAGTGATGGATATGGACAGTATTCTATCCCCATAGCAAGATCTGCTATCAAGTATTGGTCTCCGAGCAGGTTCGATCCAGAAGAGGCTGCTGCACTCCTTGCAGTTCCGCAGGGTGCTAGCCTTCCAGCGAATGGGGTCTATAGCAAACTGCAATATAAGGCTCTTCACTGGCCGTCTGATCAAGATAGAGGCAATGCCTCTGGTCGGCCCGTCCAGCCACTTAAAGATGGGCATCGGGCCATCATGGCTGCTGCTGGAATAGTCAATGGGGCCTATCTTGTAGGTAAAGATGGCCGTACAGTAGTTGTAAAGGGCTTCTCAAGAAAGCGCAAAGTGACCAAGGTCTCTGAAGATGAAGAGAATATCATCACAGAGAAACGTGATAGCTTCGAGTCATCCCTCTGGTGTATCGATATGACAGAAGGTGATACCCTCGGTCAGCTTATCAGGATTGAAACAGGGCCAATGGTCGGGATGCTCAGCATTCCCCATGAAACAATGTCTCTTCGTTCCTTCCTGGATAACTTTGGTGGAGCCCTAACAGAGAAGCTGTTAGAGAGCAATCCCCCGCTCTATCACAGCCCGTCTCAAGTCCCCTGGGCCAACGCCGCCTTCTCTCGGATGCTACGTCAACCGCTCGGTAGACAGAAAGGCTTTATCCTTGCTATTGTGAATGCAATGGTCGGAGGGAAAGATCATGCTCCTATGAATAGGGTCGGTGAGATCGCCGAGATGGCGACTGGCAAGACCTACTTATCCCTATCCACCCTCTTCTTAGGGGATATGGACCTGAATGGCTGTGCTGACATGCTTCCCTCAACAGCTAAGAAGATTGAGCTTTCCCCAGCTGTCGTGATGGTCCCAGAGATCATCGCGTACAAATGGAAACGCGAGGCAGAGGATACTATCCCAAATGTCCATGCGATTGTTGTTCAGAGAATTGATACTCCTGAGAAGTCAAGAGAGCTAAGGCAATTTGATCCATTCTGGAGAGGCGAGAAACTGTCGGCAGTCGGATGTATTGAGAGGGTTATCAAAAGGATTGACTATGAACTCCAGGACTGGCGGCAGCAATATGATGAAGCAAAATTGCATGGTCGCCCACTTCCTCAGAAGCCATGTCACCTAGTCATTATCCCTAATGGGACGGCCAAGTTGAGTATGGCCTGGACGTTGGCATATCGGCTTTCCCCAATGCGAACACTAGATGCGAATGGAAAGGTGGCAGTACAGCATGACGAGGAAACGAAACTTCCTAGATTGACACCATGCTGCCCGAGCTGTTTTGCTCCTGTAAAGGATCAGGCACGCATTGATCGCTTAATGAAAAGCAATCCTGACTACAAAAGAAAAAAGGATCAGATAGCACGCAAGAAGCGAAATGGAAAAGCCCTCTCTTCAATAGAAGAAGAGATGGATGAGGATGAAGGAGCTTACGTCACTGAACAAGAATTGTGGATCAGTGCTAAAAAGCACAAAAAGAGATGGTGCGGTTCCTGCGGTGGTCCCTTATGGCAGTACACGACAGGGAAGGACTTTGAGCCTAAGTCAGTATTGAGAAGTGGCGATGCAGTAGTTGCCCTCCCTCTTCCAGACAGCCTTGGAAGTCTCCCTAAGACTGTCAAGGATACCAGCTTTCGACGGTTCAGCGTGGCCGACTATATTAGAAAGTTTCATTCAGGTTTCTTCAAACTCCTGATCAGCGATGAGATCCACCAAGGGAAGGAGGGGACAGCCCTCGACTTTGCCCGACGTTCCCTGATGGGAGCATGCGAATCCTACTTAGGTCTAACGGGGACCTTATGTAATGGGTATGCCTCATCATTATTCCCCTTCGCCTGGAGTATTAATCCAGATGTCCGCCAGCAATTCTCTTATGATGGCATGAGGGAATGGGTTGATCGGTACGGAGCCAGAAAAACTGTGATTAAGGAAAAGAAGGATGACTTAGATAGCGGCGGAGATGGAGCTATAAGCAAGAAAAAGTCCAGCGGTCGTGGAGAAGAACATGAGATGGCCGCATTCTCACCGAATGGCCTTCCGCCTTTGTTTGAACGATCTGCCTTCCTGGAGCTTAAAGATGTGGCCCCGTACTTACCTCCCTACTCTGAAGAGGTAGACATCATTCCAATGTCGGGACCCCTGGAAGAAGCATATAAATCGTTTGAGAGTACAATCACTGCTGAGTTAGCTGCAATGCTAGTACTAGGGGATAAGAGGGCATTAGGTTCTTGGTTCCAATGTTTGAGGCGCTACCCTAATATGCCCTTTGAAGAGACTGTCTGCTCAGTCAAAAAGACAGGCTACATTCTTGGAACGGCTAGGAAGCTCGATGAGTCAGAGATCTATCCCAAAGAGCAAAGGATAATTGACATTATCCAAGGGGAGCTGGAGCAGGACAGAAAGGTTATCATCTACTGCGAAAATACAGGGGAGCATGATATCCAGCCCCGCTATAAGTCCCTGATAGAGACTCACGTCCGCCCTCGCAATGGGAACATCCCCCAGGTTGCTATCCTGAGATCAGGTAATACATTAGGAAGGGAAGCAGTACTCAAGAAGCATGTCGAGAACGGATGCAATGTTCTTATCTGCAATAGCGCCCTGGTCCAAGTAGGTCTCGACCTAATAGACTTCCACACGATTATCTGTTCTGAGGTCCCGACATCGACATCCCAGATGCGGCAATCCTTTAGAAGGATACATAGACCAAAGCAGACAAAGCACACCAAGGTCATCATATTAGTCTACCCGACAATGGAGCAGCGTCTCTTGTTATTAATGTCACGGAAGATGGAAACTGCCTTTATGGTTGAGGGCCAGCTACCAGGAGAGGGACTTGTCTCCTTTGGAGTAGATGAAGGGGACAGCGATAGTAGCTTCTCAATTGCCCTTGCCCGACAGGTCAAGGAAGCCCTTGATAGCGGGAAAAATAACACAGCCGACCTGATGGCCGAGGCCGAAGAACTCCAGAGGCAATTCAAAGCATCTGAGGAAGCAGCCCTTGCACGGAATGAATACATCACAGCCGATGCCGATCCTGAGCAGGAGGATATGGAGATACCACTTGCAGGAGACATTACCACAGAGCCATTGAAGGGATCAGTTGAGCCCATGATAATCATACCAGTAGCACTTACTCAGGACCCCTGGGCAGCTCTGAGGGCTAAGCGAGATGCCTTGAAGAGGACACGGAAAGCTAAAAAGGTAGCAGCAGCCGTTCAAACCAATTTATGGTAAAAGAGCATATCTTCCATAAATTGCCCTTCAAACCCTTGACAGTTTATGGAAGATATGATATACTTCTAGTAGATCAAGAAGTTAATCAAGTTAGTTAAATAGCAAAGGAAAAACAAAATGAAAGCACCATTAGCATGGACCAAAGAAGCAGTTACATCAATGCTTGAGTATGAGGTAGCAAAAGATCATAAAGAGTTTACACGAAGTTGGAGTCAAAAACATCTTCAGCAGTGGCTCACTTGGGTAGCAATCTGTCATGAGGTTATGAGAGGAAATCAGAGTTACATTCAGAGATACAATCTCACAGTTAGCGAAGCAGCAAGTCAGTATATGACAATCAGAAATCTCTTTACTTCAAGCGGATGGACATTGACCTATGTCCCAGCGAAACGCGGATTTTCTGCCCGTATTCAGTAAGTTAGGAAACAGTAAAGGAAAAATCAATGTTTTATAGGATAGATTCATCAATAGGAGTAGGGAGATTGTCCTTGCTCAATACAATCTCAGCATTGAACAAAGCATTAGATCTTCAGCGAGATCTAACAGACTCTTTAATCAACAAAAATGGATGGGTAGCAGCACATACAAAAAGTATGGACCTCTACCATCAGGTTCAGTCTTTGATGACTATTGAAGTAGCACTTCGAGAGTCATAAGGGGAGCAACTAAAATGAGGATTACACACGGATCATACACGCAGACCGGAAGGTATGTCAAAGAGAGTGGAAAAGTCCTCTCTCTAGGTGGAAAAGTGAAGATTGGCGCATATGATACTCAAATCGTAGTTTTCATAGATAGAGATGGGCTTGAGCAAAAGGTCAATATCTTGAGCCCTCATGTGTATAATGTGAAATTTACAGGAAAGTAGGAACAAATGAACGAGAGACATATCATCAGTTTTGAAAGAGGCATCTTGTATTTGAGGCTTCGTGAAAGCCTTAATACGAGCACTATGGAGGTCAGCTCCACCATTGCAGAGATTACCCGAGAGGGTATCCATATTGTATGTGCTGATAGTCGGGGCGAGATATCCTCAAGCAGCATGAGACTTACTGCTAATGAGCTAGACCGCATAGAAGAGGGGAGACTCATAGTCAGGAGGTTTTGGGAGAGCAATCCACTCGGCAATCGTACTGTTCTGTTTGAATGTGGGCATGCTATGAATTGGGACGAGTGGAATGATGATATGAACAATCAATCCAATTCTCACGGGATGTATATGGTTCCAGGAGATGACACTTACTACTGTTTTGAATGTGAAAGTTCAACTTCCATACATCGTTACAGTGCTTCTGATTTTAGCTAGAGGATAGTTAGTTAGTAGTGGGGCCTAACAAGCCCCACAGGAGAAAAAGATCACGGCTCAAGAAAAGAGAAACAAAGTGAACATTGAAACAGGCGTTTCCCCCACTGGGGATCAGTACATTTCCTTTATAGCCAACTATAATGAGAAATTCACTATAGTTGCACAAAAAGACTCTTTACGGTGTGCGATAAGAGAAGAGGACAACATTAGCCTCCATGCGCCCTTTACCCACTTTTCGCGAGAGCAGGTTGCAGCACTTTTGCCATACCTCCAAAGCTTTGTTGAAACAGGGTCTTTTGAGAGGCAGGAGTAAGCAATGCATAACATTACACTTACCGATGCTGAGGCGAAGCTTCTCATAGAACTCCTAAAGCTTGCTTCAGATAGCTTTAGTAATCACGGTTGCAATGATTTTGATCTGACGAAATCGGTGCCCGCCCTAGAAGACCGTCGTGCCCTCATGAAGAGTTATAATGACTATAATGGTTCCCCAGAGGACTTCGAGGACGATGAGTTGCATGGAAGTCAACATGATTTTCATATAGACTCCGCTCTCATGGGCTATCTGACTCATAGAATAGAAGAGCAACTAGCAGAAAGTCCTGTATCATTGGCGGATATGAAAGATGCTAATGAGGCAGCATGGGAACGTGACTTGTCTAGTGCTTATGAATGTTACAACGAAACTGATTATCACGGAGATGAATAGGAGGTACCATGATCAAAACAGCAACCCTTGCTAATCTGGATGCATTTTGTGGAACATGTCCTCCAGTCAGGGAGGTGACCGCACTACTGGAAACTCTCGGATTCCATCTGAGTTTCCAGGCAGCAGCTAGGAAATTTAGTTCCACCTATCTACTCCCCGCTCAGTACCACTATATAGATGAGTATGGGACAGAGGTAAACTTCTTAGCTGGTCGGGACCATGAAGAAGGCCGATGGGTACCAGTACACTTTTCAAGGTTCTGGGTCTATGGCGGATCTAGTCCCTATGCATATAATCTTGTAAAGCAGACTCTTAGTACACAATGGGACTTGGCATGGAGGAAACAGTAATGCCATTTTCATTAGAGGATCTTATTCGATCTCAGCTATGGGTATATGAATATGAAATCAGGAGGGTTGAGAGTCTCTATCAAAAAGAGACAGATGCTATAGAGAAAGCTGATCATGCCCGTATGCTGGCGAAGCTCTGGGATAAGAAAAATGCAGTACAGTTAGTACTAGAGAATGTACTAAGTGAGGGACTATGAAGTGCGATATCTGTGAAAAAATTGTACGAGAGCTTGTGTGGTGCGACTGCTGTGACAGAGAGTGATGATCCTTGGTTCTGTGGCCCTTATGGGCTTGTCCTGGAAAATGCCCGACCGATAGACCCTGAGATCTACTGTCGGGGCCAGCTCGGCCTGTTCTCTATCCCAGAGGACATCCTAAAAAGGTAGTATGCTATAATGTATCCTGATATTATTGTGTCTGGGGAGATCACAATATGGCCGCTCGTGGTACTGGCAACTTTGCCTGCGAGCGGCTTTCTCTTGAAACAAAAAAATAAAACCCGCCTTCTCAACGTATCAATTTTCGTAGATTTTGTGTTGCACGATATTCAGTTACTCTAATTGTACCCTCTTTCTTTCCTGTAAGCCTTGCGATGGTTGCCTGATTATACCCTAAAATAAAGCGGTCGATAATGAGTTGACGGTGCGAGTCTTGGAGCTTGTTGATTCCTTGGACAAGATCCAGCCATGCCTCATGCTGGGCGATTTCATCGAAGATGCTCTCATCATTCTGTTCAAGTGAGAGTATATCTTTTCTTTTTCTGTAATGCTCTGCTATCACTGCCCTCGCAATCTGATAAAGCCACTTGTGAAACGCCATAGCATTTTCTGATTTAAATAGACGGATATGTTTGAGCATTTGAATAAAAACCTCTGAGGTGAGATCTTCTGCTGTTTCATGAAAACCCACCCTTTTTAGGATAAAATGAAATATCTTAGGAAAGAAATGCCGATAGATCTCACTCAGCGCCTCATGCTCTCCATTTTTAGCATTTTCTAGGAATTCATCAATCATTGCTGTCCTTTCAAGAAATTTGCCGCCTTCTCTCTGGCGGCAAAACAAGAGCTAGGTGGACCTGTACTTTTGTTTGATAATAAAAGTATATTTTAGACTAGATAGTCTGTCAATCTCCCTATTCCCCCTCTGGCTGTGGTAGTCTAGTAACCAACTGTACAAGCAATTCCTCTATCCTGCCAAGCCTGTCATCTTGCTTGAACTGGTGTTCCTCTATTCTGTCAAGCTTATTCCCATGATCGAAAAGAGTCCTCTCAATCACGTCAAATCGCTCGCGTGCATCTCCTGTATCAAGATCGATCCTTCCGCAAAGGGCGAGCAGTTCCTTTACGTTCACGTCATGCATCCTTGATAGCCGGAGCAGGAGCCGCTCAGCTTCTATGCTCTTTGTATTCTCTTGTTCCAGTTTGTCAATGCGTTCCTCTATCTTCTTGAAGCGGTCATCATTTGGTTGGTTCATCCTAGTTTTACTCCTTCATTTGAAATTTCAGCCTTTGCGGCGTATCTCAGTGGCATAGCGGGACTTGACCAGCCACCCGCTTGTTGGAGCGTCTTGATATTGGTTCCCCCTCGTATGGCAGCTTCCACCCAAGCGTGTCTGCAATCATGCGCTGAGAGATTCTTTATCCCAAGTATCTGCTCCCCTAAGACTTGTACACGCTTAGTTATGGCTCTTCTGCTCATTTCCCCCATAAGTTGGCCGCTCCTATGGCTGCCAGCTATGAGCTTGCCAGTTGGATGGTAGACTTCAAAGTACCTCATGAGGGCAACCAATGTATCATTCGTGAGTTTATGCTTATCCTCTTCTTTGGTTTTCTCCCTATGAAAGGTAAGTATTCCAGAGGTAAGTTGAATATTGGCACGTGTAAGGTCTGCAACCTCCCCACATCGTAAACCATGATCTAAGAGCAAGCACATAAGCAAGGCATCACGTCGCCCTTGTGGTGTATTTGGATGCTTTTTAAGTAGATCCGTTTGCTCTTTTGTTAATGGTATGGGCTCAGCTTTCTTGCTCTTATCCTTGCGCTTTATCTCCCTTCGTTCATCAACGTTTAGCCCTTGCTTGTAGCTGTACCCTTTTACAAAATGGGCTTTTACTGCTTCATCAGGTTGAATATAGCCTGCTCTAGAAGCAAGCTTGAAGTACGTCTTTACAGTAGATAAACGTATATTTATTGAGCCTATAGCAAAGCCTTCTTCTATCATCCATTTTGCAAAGCTGTCAATCATTCCGTGAGTGATATCTAACCATGCTCTGGGACTGGATAATAGCTCATCTTTGTCTACTAGCACTTTCTTGCTTGCAATAAATGCGCAAAAGAGTGCCATGTCATAACTTTGACGTGCAAAAGTATTTGGGTCTATCCTGTCATGATAGTCCTTAAAAGCATTGTTTGCTGAGATGACATTCTCACTTTGCCCAACTTGGTCAAGAGTGGAATGAACAGGGATAACTTCATATTCCATGAGTACCTCCATTTGTCTGGATACTGATTATCTTAAATAATCGGTACCTAGACCCTCTCATTTTACATCCTAGGACTCCTTGTGTCAAGCCTTTTATGTGTCCTAGGCCCCTCTTTTTTGTGATATACTAGAAAGAGCTAGATATATGCCAGGAGATACATTGCATGCCAAGAAAAATCATCGCTCTTGCTGACTACATTTCTGCTCATGATGCCTCTGAACTGTTGAGCTTGAAATATAAGCGTCCGATCTCTCCAAAATACATAAGGAGACTATCACAGAGGAAGAGAAATCCTGTTCGTACTGAGCCTGTCGGTAACCGAATACTCTATAATAGAGAAGATATCGAAGCATGCATCATTAAGGAGAAGGTACGCTCTTGAGTAGAATAAAAAACCTACTGCTGCTTGGTGCTTCTGGAAGTATCTCTAATGCAGTCCTTCTCTATCTGCCTTTCTATAGAGAGATGTTTGGTACAGTCGTTCTTCTTGATATGTCTAATGGTGTTCTTGTTAATCCACGCCTTGACCACAAGAAGCTAGATTACACATTTATACAAAAAGAACTTACCTCAGATTATGCTGACTACGTTGCTATTCTCGAAAGGTATCATATTGATATCGTTCTGGACCTGACTGATGCTGATTCACTTCCTATCCTAGAAGCAACAAATAAGGCTCATGTCTCTTATGTCAATGCATGCATGAATAATGATGACCAATCCTGCTTAGAGCTTATTCGTGATATCTATGATAGGAAAGAGGTACTTACAGGTGCCCCTCATATTCTCTGTACTGGAATGAATCCAGGGGTTGTGAATATGTGGGTGCAGTATGGCATTGAAAAATATGGGGTCCCGCGAGAGGTTATCCATTTTGAATATGATACGTCAACTGCTCGGGAAAAATGGATGCCTACGATCACATGGTCTATTCATGAGTTCCTAGTCGAGGCAGTCAGCAGCCCTAGCGGGATAATGCTCGGAAGAGATCAGCTTAGAGAACTTTTCCCTAATGGACTGAAACATAGAATGGATATGGAGCCTCTTCTCTCTCCTATTATGAAACTGGATGCCTATCCCCAAGGACTTATTATCCTGCATGATGAAAATGTATCTATTGCACAAAAGTATGATATCCCCTCTCAATTCATCTATGCCATCCACATGAAGACAATGGATTATATGGATGACATCTATAGCAGGAAACATCATGTCAGTCATGCAGATCTTGTTCATGGTGATAATATACTCATCCCTATCAATGGTTCAGATAATATTGGTGTCATCTTGGACTATGATGATAAAAAAGTATACTACTTTAATTCAGCACTCAACTTTGCTGCCAATGGCACAAATGGAACATGCATGCAGGTGATTGTTGGTGTCTATGCTGCATTATTTACTCTTCTTATTGAGAACTTGCCTAGTAAGGCTTATTTTGTTGAGGACTTATCGGATACAGTATTTAAGCCCTATGTATTTGAGCACATGGATGTTTCAGAATATATTTTCCAGAAGCACGGCACTGTACTCTCTCTAGAAAAACATATACCCAAAATTGTAGCAGAAAAGAGTAGGGTCCATTTGCTGATGAACAAAAGACTATAGATATGTTATGATGATGACAGGAGGGGATTCTACTATAAACGTGGCCGAGTACTTCCTAACTACCTCGTAGTTCTGATTTCTTCAACACATTTCAGTATCTAGAGGTAAACCCCTTCCTTCTTTTGTGTCATGTCCGCTTGTCCACTTGATTTATATATCGAACGTATGTTACATTGTTATTAGAATAATTGTCCCTATAGCATAGAAGAATAGGATACAATGGATTCAGAGAATAGTTCAATCTTGCCGACTGGACCAAACGATGAGGACCTGGAGATGTATGCCTACCTCCAGAGCAGTAAACGCCTCATTGAGCGAGAGGGCGGTCATGGCCGTGTTGAATTTAAGTTCCAGAATGACGGCCAAGGGATGAGGCTGGGTACGAAGACGTACTCCATAACGAATAGAGCATACAAACACAAAAGACCAAGTAAAAGGTATGGTTTGTATAACGGAGTAGCAGTTTCTCAGCCTCAAGACTAACAAAAACAGAATACATAACGCTTAGACAATGCAATATGCATCAGGCGCTTTTCCCTCATACTATGAGGTTGAAAAGTGTCCTTTTTGTTTTAATGGAGACATTCATGCCTGCAACAAGCAATGAGGTCCAATTCAAAAGAGTAACCCTTGATAGCCTTGAAGGTCATCCGGCCAACTACAATCAACATCCACCTGCTCAAATTGCAGACCTAAAAGCCTCACTTATGAGGTACAAGCAGGTGCGCCCCATTGTCGTCCAGCAGGCTGTCGGCGAGGAACAGTACATTATCCTTGCTGGTCATGGAATCACTGAGGCAGCAAAAGAACTGTATGCAGAAAACCCTGCAAAGTATGCTCACCTCAATAGCTGGGCTGTTGTTATCGCACCTCCAGAGTGGAGCATATTAGACGCCAAAGGCTATATGGTTAGCGACAATCACTTAGGGAATAAAGCTGAACCAGATGAATTGTCCCTGGCCCAGCTCTTAGAGGAACAGGAGCAGGCGGGGTTTGATCTTGCAAGTCTCGGGACGGACGGGGAAGCACTCCGCCAGATGTTAGAAAAGCTCGGGGATGCCTATCTAGATGAGGAGGATGATGGCAGGGAATCACCAGATGATTTCAAGAGCTATGATGAAGGTATCGATACAGAATACTGTTGCCCAAAATGCAGCTATCAATGGTCTGGAAAGCCGAAATGATAAAAGACAAGCCTCCTTACAGAGTCCCTTCAATGAGGGAAATAGAACAAATACCATGGAATGGCCGTAATGTTGTAAGTACATTCTCAGGGTGTGGCGGAAGTTGCCTTGGATTCCGTCTTGCAGGGTACCGTATTCTTTGGGCAAATGAATTTATACCAGCAGCACGAGATACCTATAAAGCTAATCATCCTCATTCTATTCTTGATGCGCGTGATATCCGTAAAATAAAACCAGATGAGATTTTAAAAGCTATACATCTAAATCAGGGTGAGCTTGATGTCTTTGAAGGAAGTCCTCCCTGTGCATCATTCTCAACTGCTGGAAAGCGTGAGGCAAGCTGGGGCAAAGTCAAGGATTACAGTGATACGCGCCAGCGGGTTGATGATCTCTTCTTTGAATATGTACGACTTCTCAAGGGATTACAGCCAAAGGTATTTGTTGCTGAGAATGTGAGCGGGCTTGTGAAGGGGACAGCTAAAGGCTACTTCCTAGAGATACTGAAGGAACTAAAATCATGTGGCTATACTGTTGAGGCCAAGATCCTTGATGCGCAGTGGCTCGGTGTCCCCCAGATGCGCCAACGCCTTATCTTTGTCGGTGTGAGAAATGATCTTGTTGAGCAGTACAAGATAAGGCCAGCCCATCCGGCTCCACTTCCTTATACCTATACAGTACGTGAGGCATTGCCCTGGATCATCAGACAAGGCGCTGGACCAGTATTCGGGACAGAGGGATGGAGAGATACATCCACCTCACCTAGCGGCACTATTGGCGCAAGTCCAGCATTTGGAAATGGGCTTTCCCCTTCTAGCCTTATTGAAGCTATTCCTGTACGTGCGATCCATGATGCAAAAGGCCAACCTCAATATAGCAAGGGGGACATTACAGATACTCCCTCTCCGACCTTGACGACAATGCAGCAATGGTATATCGAGGAACAGCATGTCCCTATCCGTGCTATCCGTGATGATCGCGGGGCCTTTGGTAATGGCAGCGATATTACTGACCAGCCGAGCCCAACAGTTTTATCTGGATCAGTAGGAACACACTGGATAGAGGAACAGATTGTTGAGCCTGAATCTGATATTAGCAAGTTTGCAATCGGCAGGGAATGGGATAAATTAAAGCCTGGAGAACAGAGTCAAAAATACTTCTCTCTACAGCGAGCACCCCTTGATGGCCCATGCCCTACTGTCACCCAGACTGCTGGCACTGCATGGTCACCTGCTGCTGCTGCTGGCGTTACCCATCCAACTGAGAAGCGGAAATTTTCTATTGCTGAACTGAAGAGGATCTGTGCATTTCCAGATGATTTTATTCTGACAGGGACCTATTCACAGCAATGGGAGCGACTTGGCCGTGCAGTGCCTCCTGTGATGATGGAAAAGGTAGCCAAGACGATACAGGAGAGGATACTAGATCAATGCGAGCAGTGAGCAGACAGCAAGAGCAGCAGGCGCAGACATTCCGATCTCTGTTCCAAGAGGCAATCAAGCCCTATGTGTCTATGCCGCTGATGCTAAGCGGCGGAACTGATAGTATGACAAACCTTGCTGGTATTCTCTCGCTCGGATATAAGCCACCACACTGCTATACCTTCCAGGTAGGGAACCGTGAGAGTAGTGATGCAAAGGTCTCTCGATCTGTCTGCAAGTACTTTGATATCCCCCATACGATTGTCTCAATCCCTCAGAATGAGGAAACACTCATTGCCGATATTCGCCGTGTGCTGCCAATTGTCTGTAGACTCAGAAAAATACATATACAATGTGCGCATCCATTCCTCTATCTTGCAGAAGCAGCTTTTAATGATGGGTACCGTGATGCATCATTCGCAATGAATGCTGATGACTTATGGGGCGTATCTCGCTTTTTTTCTGTAGGTATCAAGGAACATGGGGAGGAATGGTTTACGCAGAAGCGGCGTGAATGGCTTGCTTGGGAAGGTGGTTCAGATATAAGTTGTATAAAAACAGCACTTTCATGTGGGGTACAGATCTATGATTCCTTTCGCAATCCTGACCTCATAGACTTTCTTCTTTCTTGCAAATCCTATGATATCCACATCCCTGTCCAGAAGGGATTAGCTATCCGCGCCTTCCCTGAGTTCTGGAAATGTGGGAAATGGTACCGAACAAATAGTCCATTGCAAATCAACAGCGGACTTCGTGAGTGGCATGACACGCTTCTTCAGTCAAAGTACAATGTAAGCCATGCGAAGGCAATTATTGTCATTTACCGCCGTCTTTTTAGTGAGATCCACCAAGGAGTTCCTAATGCATAAATATTATTCCTACTTTTCGCCAAAGAGCGAATTCAAGAACAGCCCTGTCCAGGGTATCGGCCTCTTTGCTACAGAGTTCATTCCAGAAGGTGAAATCGCTTTTGTATATGGTGGGGACATTATCACTGAAGAGGAAACTGATGCTTTTCCTCGCTCCATCTCAGATAATTTCTATCATGTTTGTGATAACGTCTATCTCGGGGTGCCCCACCTGAAATCCTATGGGGTGAATCATAGCTGCTCTCCGAATATCGGCGTGCAAGGCCAAACGGTATTCATTGCCCGCCGTGATATCCTGGCAGGCGAAGAGCTATGTTTCGATTATGAAACAACAGAGAGATATGATGGGGTCTGGAGCATGCAGTGTCAATGTGGGAGTCCTGAATGTCGGGGCACTATTGATGGCAATGCCTGGAAAGATCCTGAATTCCAAAAAAGAAATGAAGGGTTTTTCTCCTGGTATCTTCAGAGGAAAATCGACGCACTCAAGACAGGATCTTTATAGGAGGAAAGAACTAGCATGCTCATCCACTTAATGTTAGAAATGTACGATATTGATCGAGCTATCCTGAGTAACGAATTACTTATGCGCCGCATCCTTGATGAGTATCCCTCTCGCATCGGGATGGAGAAGGTAAGCCCAGCATCCCTCTACAATATCCAAACACCGAGCTATGCAGATTCCGGTCTATCAGGATTCGTCATCATTGCAGAGAGTCATGTTAGTCTGCATACGTGGCCGGAGCACGGCGAGGTTGATATTGATATTTGCTCTTGCAAGGAATTTAGCCAGGAGGATGCAATTGCCTTTGCAAAAGAGATCTTCCAAACAGATGATATTGAGGCTCATCTCATTATGAGAGCAAATAGATCACCAAGAAACGGGTATAACCAGCAATTGGACCAGGTGCCACTGTAGTGCCATTCTGGAAGTTTTATGGTCAGGTAGGGTAATCTATCCTCTCTTAGTTGTATGGCCCTTTCCTGGGGTACATAACCAAAAAGTTGTAGAGTTTTCTACAAATAGTAGAGAGTAATTGAAGTAGGAAAGAGCGATGACAAAAGATAGTATAGGGCACATGCCTACAGATGCCAAATGGGATTTTGACCAGAGTGTCACAGATGTCTTTGAGGACATGCTTGTTCGCTCTATCCCTCAATATGAGGTGATGCGGCAATCTGTGTTCGATATTGCTTCTCCCTTCGTGAAACCCCATACGGCTATTGTTGACCTTGGGTGTGCTCGCGGCGATGCCCTAGCTCCATTTGTTGAGAAGTTCTGGCACCAGACGACATGTGTCGGGATTGAGGTAAGTCAGCCGATGTTGCAGTGTGCAAGTGATCGGTTTTCAAATGGGTGGATAGAACCACATGCCTCTATCCGTTCCCTTGATCTTCGGAAGGACTACCCGCCAGAGAAGGCAAGTGTCACGCTTTCTATTCTGACTCTTCAATTTGTTCCTATAGAGTATCGCCAGCGGATCATCCGCGAGGTCTTCAAGCACACTGTCCCTGGCGGCGTGTTTATCCTTGTTGAGAAGCTTCTGGGATCAAGCGCCGAGATTGATACCCTGCTCGTCAAGAATTACTATGCTCTCAAGGCAACAAATGGCTACTCCCAAGAGGCTATTGAGCGAAAGAGGCTTTCATTAGAGGGTGTGCTTGTGCCTGTGACAGCAAGGTGGAATGAGGAACTATTGCATATGGCTGGTTTCCAGCAGATTGACTGTTTCTGGCGCTATCTTAATTTCGCTGGCTGGATTGCTATCCGTGAGAATTAAAAGGAGGGATTAATCATGTCTGAAGAGAAGCCGCAGCCACCGCGCCGTGTTCACATCCAGAATGACGGTGGGCCAGGATACCAGACCAAGATTACCGATGCAGATACAGGCCAATTCATTGATAAGATCTTTCATGTAAGGCTTGTTGACCTTGATGTCCATGGTATGCCCCAAGCAATCCTCTGGATGCATGCACCTGCTGTAGATGTAACTGTCAATGCTCATATCATCAATGTATGCCCTTACTGCCATGCACAAAAGCCCGATCCAGAAAAGCTCGAAAATGATAAGTTCAGATTGAAGCTTACTGTGGATGATACAGACTTGGACCTCTCTATCCACAAGTTGGAACGGCTCCAGAAAAGGACTCTGGCCCGTTCCTATCTTACCTTGATGAAGATGGGATGGACAAGCTTGTTGATCTCTTCTGTAAAGCACAAGGCTGGGATCTTGACACAGAGCATTATACCTCGGTGGTTAAGAGACTTACTGAGAACTATCCCGATTAAAAGGAAGGGAAAGAGTACATGTATCCATTTGGTAGAGAGTTTGAACAACAGTTCAATCGAAGCTTTGCGCGGACAGAGAAGACCATCAAGAGAGTTGGCATCCTTACTGCTATCCTCATATGCTTCCAGGTTATATTCTGGCTTGCAGTTGGAGCTACGGTTATCTACTTTATCGTGTATGCTTTTATGCACTGGTTCTGGAGGTAGCAAAAGAATATGAGAAAAGAACAGTTTACTGATATGATCTATATCCTCCAGGCGCAGTACAGTTCAGAGGCATCAGAGCTGCTGAAGAAGATCGGCCTCGCTGTCCTGACAGGGGACTCTCAAACAATGAGTGAAGATGCATTAGATGCCGCAAGGAAGCAATCCAAGGTAGACGTGCTAGAAGAGTTGCTCGAACAACTGGAGCAAGAAGAGTAAGACTATGGCCCACAGAAAAGAAGAAATTGAGACACCGCCTGCCGCTGCAGCCTTCCTAGAATATTGCTACCTAGGACCAGACCGCTCGCTTACAAAGCTTGCAGAGGTCATTAAAGCAAAGCGACGGCAAAGCGACGGCAAAGCGACGGTGCGTTTACGAACACTTGAGGAATGGAGTAGCAAGTATCAGTGGGTTGCACGTGCCAAGAAATTTGATCAAGAGCAGATTGCAAAAGTAGCTGAAGAAAAGATGAAGAAGCTTGAGAAGGAAGTTGACCTAATGAATGAGCGTCAAGCATTGATTGGTACAACTCAGCAAGCACGTGCAATAAAGCAGATTGAGGAACTTATCAAGGCTGAGAAGTTCGGAGCACTTGCAAGCGTAAGTCTCTTGAAATTGGCGCTTGAGGCTGAAAGAGAAGCAAGAGGTGCTAGCATCGTGCAGAAGATTGAATTAGCTGGCAAAGACGGAGGACCAATCCAGACAAGCGGAATTGCTATATACCTGCCTAAGAAGGGTGAGGAACGGTAACAATACCTCTTTGTAATAGTACAAAAAGAATGGGAGATCAATGATGCTGGTAAGAGCCAATGGCATTCATGTGCTATACTAAATATATGTGGATGGATGTACCTGATGTCGGGAGGACGCGATTCAGAGAATGATTGCAACGTTGATTAGCGCACAGGAGATGAACAGCATGCAAGCACTTGATCTGTTATCCATATCATCACTAGTGTCTACTGAAACCCACAACGATTTTGAAGCAAGCGAGAAGAAAGAGGAAATAGAAGGCTTTGACAGGATTTGTAAGATGGCCTTCTATGAGATGCAGCTCTATAATAATATTCCCCTAGAGCAGAAGGTTATGGAGACAATTATTAAAAGGGACAGAAAGGGCAACATCACATCAACGGTAGAGAAGACGTATAATATTAAAGGAAGCGAGATACATGGAAGATGGAAAGAGTTCATTAACACAAATCCTAGCGTGCTTGCTGCTATCCAGTTGCGCCGCTTGACAGGAGTCCGAGAACGCATAAGGGATCTTTTTGCTGAGTGGATACTCACAGAGAGTTGGGAGAAGTTCAAGCTAATCAAGAGCGAAAAGCAGAGAGCCTGGGTATATGACAATGCCAATATAACGGTTACGAATGCTATTTTAATAGAGAAGCACGAGCAAGCCAGGAGCGGCAAAAAGACATTTGTGGATGATACGATTAGGATACTCATGGTCAATCTTATAACGAATAGAGAGGCATTAGGTAAGCAGGCCGCTGGCGTTAATCGCGCCTTTAAACTCCAGGGATTAGGGAAAGATGATATCAGAGATTTGTCAGCAGGGGAAAAAGAGCAGATTATTAGCGCAAAGGGCGAAGTCGTAGAAAGCATTGCAAAAGAGATACGTGATGATGTAGGTGAAATCCGCAAGAATATCCCTCAGACAGAAGAGTTGCCTATTGTGTCTCTGCTTGGAGGTGGTAATGAGTAATGATATGCTTCCAGGTCTTTTTGATGATGAATCAGGGACTACACAGCCTGGGCAGACCTTGTTTGACTATGAGCAGGTGCCAGTAGATAGACGCGGGTTTGTCCTCCAGAAGACTGCTGAGACGCAATGGTTATTGAAGAGGACAACAGAGGACATTATTAGTATCGGGAAAAACTTAATCACGGTAAAAGAGGATATACCACATGGGATGTTTCGGGATTGGATAGAGTGTGAGTTTGGGATATCTTACGATAATGCCAAAGTCTTTATGAGCATTGCTAAGAATTTGGGAGACAAAAAGGGATTAAATCCCCTTTTGGGTGTAAGTGTCCTGAGAGAGTTGGCATCAGCTCCAGAAGAAGTTGTCGATCAGGTTATCGTAGGTGAATTACCCCCAACAAAAGAGGCAATCAAAGAGGCAAAACTAGAAGTCCGTCTAGCAAAAATAGAGGCTGCTAGATCAAAGGCAGAAGCACAAGCTGCCCAGCTCCAACTCTTCAACTCCAAAGATGCGGCTCAAAAAGAGATAGATGAACTTACTAAACAGATGATTGCTCTGAAGCAAGAGATGGAAACCCTAACAACACCAGAAGTTGAGATTGTAGAAGTTGAGAAGGAAGTCATCCCCCAATCAGTCACGAACACTATAGAAGATCTACAGAAGCAAATAGACAAAATGGGTGTAGATCTCGAAACTGAGAAGCAAGCAACCCAAGCTCAAATCAAAGAGAAAGAGACTAAGCTCAAAGAGAAAATGGAGCACGTTGCGAGATTAGCCGCCGAGAATGACCAGCTTAGTGAAGAGGTCCGTGTTAGCTTCAAAGAGAGACATGCCCTTATACAACAGGAACGTACTAGACAACAGTGGCGCGAAGACGCAAATGGATTATATACCTATGTGACTGGTTTTATGGGAAAAGTACCCAGCCCTCTTGACCGAGAGAACTTCGAGAATGATGATCGAATTAGGGCTGCACAGTGTATTGAGGTTATGGAAAGGGCTATCTCAGTATTGAGAGAGGTAGTTAGTAGATCTGATTCTCATTCCGTGATCATTGATACAAACACCATTGTGGAGTCAGGAGCATACTGATGATAAAAATCGGCAAGCAATGGTATGCAGATAATTTTCCTGAACGATCACGCGACCTGAGAAACCTACAACCATTCTGTTCTCAGTGCCTCCGCATACGAGGGGAGGTACCAAGTATTATTCAGCTTCCCCTCCTGAAAAGCCGCAAGAAGAAACGAAAAAAGAAAGGGGTGGTTTTAACTGCTCATCATCCAAACTATGATACTCTTAATCCAGAAGCAGAGCTGATCATACTTTGCCTGCGTTGCCACGGGAAAGCACAAAGACAACATAATGCTGAAGTACTTGAGGCTAACAAGAAACAAAGGATAAGAGAAAGAATAGAGAGACAAAAGGTAGAAGGTCAGCTACAGATATTTAATGAGCATGAATACCTAGTTATCCAAGTAGACTTTCCTGTTATGCAATTCCTACAAGCCATACCTCCTGGATAATGCATTATGAGCACTTGCTGTATCTGTGGCCTTACATTCTCATCCCGTACCGCATATGGACTTTGCGAGAAGTGCTACTCAAAAGATCGACTTAGGGAATTTGATCGCGTGGAGTCAGCGGCTCAGCAAGCGCGACGGCAAGGTGTATCTCCTATCTCTCTTGTCCTTCCAGAGTGGCTCAGCATTTTGAGTGATTGGCACGGCCTATGCTGCTTATGCCAGAAATACACTTGTAGCAAGATATGCATGTTTGATCGTGCCCAAGGGCTAATTTACCGAAATGTAATCCCTGTATGCGGGGCATGTGATGTGCATTTCATCAATGGATTTGATAAGGCCAAAGAAGAGGCAAGGATCTACCTCGGTGGGCAAACACTACCCAAGGTTATCCCGCAGAAAGATGAGGGCTATGGACACGCAGAATACCAGCAATGAGCAGTATGAGTATGTTGAGGAATGCGTCGAATTTACGAAGGCAGACTTCGATAGAGTAACGGCCATACTTCGAGACCGGAGGCCATATACCTGTGACATCTGGAGTCGTGGATCTGGCCGGAGTTGGGCATGGAAAATGTTCAAGGAAGCATTGGAGAAAAGGGATACACTTCTCAGAAAACCTGTGTTATAATCTGCTTTGCAATCTTCGGATTGTCTCGGCTCGTCGAAGTTCGCTTCAGTAGTTACAGGCCGAGCTGCTGGGGAATGGCCGTATGATCCGAAGATTACTCTTAGGGGTATAGGGGACTTGACTCTTTCTGGCAGGAACATCGCCACAAAACCCTAGCGGGTACTCGCTTCGCGGTGGCTCCCTTGAGGCTGGCTCTTTTAAAATATATAGGGGAATGATTGCAATGGGTATGATATTGTAAATCATATAGAATATGCTGATTGCAATGGCATAGTTGCCAGGGGGGATGATTGCAACGAGCCCAGGCCAGCTGCTCACCCTCATCTAACTCATGTTGCAAGGGTCTAGTCGCTGGGGGATGATTGCAACCTGTTTCCCATCTCATCTCCTTTATTCTTCTCTAATTGCAATGGCTGGCCGCTGGAGGAATAATTGCAATATAATGTACTTCCATTGCAATGGCTGGCTGCTGGAAGAATAATTGCAACTGCGAGCGACTGACAGCAATCGGTGAAGGTGTAAACAGGTTGCGAGATCTAGCTGCTAGGGGAATGATTGTAACTTTGCTCTATCCCTCTAGTGAAAGTTATCTAGCCCAATGATTGCAACAGCACTAGCAAAGGGCATAATTGTAACCTAACAATGCTATCCTAATCTCAACTAGGGATTGATGCAACTGTCAGAAATTAGAGGATACTGCAACTATACAGACTGCTACTCCTTTCTATGCAACACAAGACTGCAACGGGTTTCTTGACGTGATAGTCCCTTGAGGGGATTAATGCAACACAATCCCATCAGGTGACACAATGCAACTAGTATAACCCAGGGGAAACTGCAACTGGAGGCAAGTAGTACATGCAACTATAATGCAACCAGAAATGACATGCAGCACTATAAAATCTCTCCTGTTAGGGATAATGCAGCTTGCAAATGTGACAATAACAACAAGGTAATATTGACTGCAACATGCAGAGGACTTAGTGGGATGCAACAGTCACCACAGGATGCAACACTGATAATGGTTTTGGATGCAACAATAAATGCGACAGAGATACGACCATATACCTTTTATGCAACAAGGGTAGAAATGGAAGCAAGTGTAACTAATGAAGCATGAAATGCAACTAGCTATCTAAGTTATTGATGTAACCTAGTAATCTTCCAGTGACTACCAATGCAACCCATAGGCTGAATTGCAATGCAACAGCATAGCGTCAATGTAACTAAATAAGGGGAAGTTGTAGCATTATAGGGAGGCATAGATAATGCAACTATCCAGGGAAAGTTTCAACTATAGTGCAACTGTAACTAATAGCTATCATCATGCAACAATGGGATGCTACTAGGCAACCGGCTATCCTTGAAAAGCACCGCAGCATCCTGATGCTTTCAATGCAACAATGAATGCATATCAGGAGCATAGTGCAACTGTTAGGAATGCGATGAAACTAGTGATCAAGATGCAACTATACTCACGAAAAGGCCAGTGCAACTTTGAAGATATTGTCAAGACAACCATATGGGAGAATTGCAACCAAGAATGAACTGCGATACATGCAACGTTGGGCCAGCCATCTAGGGATTGATGCAATAGCCTGATCTATGGGGATTGATGCAGCACACACCAATGTCACTCAATAGTTTGACATTGTGATTAAATTTGCAACTATTATTATGAGTACCCACTTTCAAAGAATATATAATGAAAGTGGGTATTTTTGTGCTCAAAATCCTTGATAGTTTATGGAAGATATGATATACTTAGTAATAGATGAGAAAGTAAGCAAGGAGAATACAATGTTTAAGTTAATTGCCGTCAAAGATATGAGAGAGTTTGATTATCTCCGTCAAGAGTATATTCCTCTAGAAAAGGGTAGCGGCAATATCTGTGATCGTTGCGGACGCGAGCATGCAAAGGTGTATGTAGTTAATGCCCCACAAGAAAACAGAGACTATTATGTTGGGTCTACTTGCTGCAAGAAATTACTCAATTGGGAGCCCGCCAATGAAGAAGTACAGGTATTCATGAAGCAACAAAAGGATACACAGAAAGCAGAGTCCAAGCATTGTATACAGGAGTTCATTCAGAATGCAGTAACTACTCTTGTAAAAGAAGCAGTGAAAATCAACAAAGAGCAAGGTAGTATCTCGCATTCCCAGATTGACCAGATGGCACTTCAACAATCAGGCCAAGTATTTAGCGGCACAAAACAAGAGATCTTGGCTGAAAAGATTGTACGCAAGTTCTGGGGTACGCCTTGCCAGTTAGTTGTTAGGTAAAAGGAGAAGTACAAATGTTCCAAGGTATTCTGTCCAAGATAAAGGGCTATAAGGATGCTACCAAACTCTATATCGATACTCAAAGGATACGTAACTCCATTTTCAAATCGACTGGAGAGTATCCAGAGATGACCCTTGAAGTCAACGGAGATCTATGTATTATCTGGCCGAAGGGGTCAAAGTACCCCAAGAATCCAGAGTCACAAGAAAAAGCCTAGAAAGGATAACTTATGACGGATAAAGAGATGATGCAAGCATTTGTACCAGTACAATGCCAAGCACAGAGGTATGCAGACAAAGAGGGTAAGCCCGCATATGTGGTCATCGAACAGGATGGTACTTTCCATGCAATCTTCTCTCCAGAGGGCATGGAGAGCAGGGCACTCTACACAGCCTACCCAGCAGAGAGGTTGTGGCCCCCGTCTAAACAACCCTTGATTTGACATTGTGATTTAATGTTGTATACTTGTTCTTAACAACAAATTCTCAATGTGAATACGCATACGAGATACCTCTTTTCAGGCCGTATGTTCGGATTAAACGAACAGTATGCTTGGAAGGAGGTTATTTTTATGTCGCTAGCAATTGAAGCCATACGACCGCAATCCGGCCCTCAAGAAATATTCCTAAGTGCCAATACGAGACTCGGATTTTATGGCGGGGCTGCTGGCGGCGGCTGAGCAAATCTTATGCTTGCCTCTTAGAGCCTACCTACCATATTGATAACCCTGAATTCCAGGCTGTCATTTTCCGCAAATATTATCGGCAGCTCATGGCTCCTGGTGGTCTGTGGAAACGCTCCTATGATATCTATCCCCAGCTAGGCGGACGGGCGAACAAGTCTGAACTGCAATGGACATTCCCCTCCGGAGCAACTGTCAAGTTTGCCTATATGCAGTACGAGAGCGACGTGCAATCTTGGAAGGGTAGTGAGATGCCGCTCATCGAGGTTGATGAAGTTACTGAAATGAGCTTCACTCAATTCTTCTATCTCTTCTCTAGGAACCGGTCCTTATGCGGCGTGCGCCCTTACATGAGGGCCTTCACTAATCCTGATCCTGAGAGCTGGGTAAAGATCGTACTGGCTCCTTGGGTTGATGAGGATTGGGAGGACTCTGAGCGTAACTCTAATACTCCTGAGCGATTCCGTGCCCGAGCAGAGAGCGGAGAAGTCAGATACTTTGTGGTGGAGGATGAGAATGTTCGCTGGTGCGATCCTGATGTAAAAAGCGCCATTTCTATCACCTTCGTTTTCGCCAACCTCTATGACAATAAGATCCTGATGGATGTAGATCCTGGCTATGAAGCTGGCCTGGATGCTCTGCCTGAAGTTGAGAAGCGCCGACTGAAGCATGGGGATTGGACAGCTCGGCCATCTGGTAAGAAGTTCCGGCGGGAATGGTTTGAAAAGCATATCCTTGATGATATCCCTGATGACATTGAACGCAAGTGCAGGTTCTGGGATCTCGCGGCCACAGAAGAAGTCAAGCCTAATAGCAAGAAGACAGGACCAGACTATACTGCTGGAGTCCTTCTAGCTAGAAGAAAAGAAGGCTGCTACCCACGCTACCTTATCCTCAATGCTATCTGGGAACGGCGCGATCCTGGCGGAGTTGAAGACCTCTTGCAGGAAACGGCTATCAAGGATGGCCGCGATACTGTTATTAGGATTGAGCAAGAGCCTGGTGCTAGCGGCAAGAGCTATATCTTTAGCCTCGTGACCAAAGTGCTCGCGGGCTATGACGTGGATGGGAAGCCTAGTACAGGGAGCAAGGAAATCCGTGCTAATACGATGTCTGCGCAGGCCAAATTCGGTAACATTGGCATGCTCCGCGCTCATTGGAATAAGGGACTGATTAACTTCCTCGTAGCATTCCCTAACCCTACTGTCCATGATGATCCTGTAGATGCTAGCTCTGGTGCCATGAATGAACTATACCTTGTTCCTGATGGCCCGATGGCATGGTCAGCCGAAACTATAGAGATCACCCCACAGTCAATGGAAATAGCGAGGGATGAGAACCGCGAATATGCCATGCTCCAACTAGAGAGTGGTTCCTGGAATCAAGAGATTACAGAGGATGAGGGATATATAGAGGAGGTGAGTTGGTAATGGGAATATGGAATAGGCTATCCCTAGCCTTAAAAGCAATCACGGACCCCAGAGCAGTCGATCCGAACTATGGGACTTCCCTCCAGATTATCACACCTGGACAGCCTGTCTGGACACCGAAAAACTATGCTAACTTTGTGAAGGAAGGTTACCGCCGGACGTCCGCGGTCTATTCCTCTATCAATAAAATCTCTAGCGCAGCAGCAGGTATCTCGTGGAAGCTCTATGAAGATCGCACGATGAAGACAGAGATTGAAGAGCATCCCCTGCTGGATCTGTGGCGCAAGCCCAACCTAAATGAGAGTAGCGGCGCATTTGTTGAAAAGCTCTTTGGTTTCTGGCACCTTGCAGGCAACAGCTATATCTGGGCCTTCCGCCCGAGCAAGAATGGGCCACCTCTTGCACTCTGGCACCTTCGTCCTGATCGCGTCAAGATCGTGCCCTCTTCAGTAGGTATTGAGAACTATGTCTATGGGTATGGCACTCCTGGCGTGAAGCTGTATGAGCCAGAAGATATTATGCATATCAAGTTTCCCGCTTATGATGATGACTACTATGGGCTATCCCCTATAGAAACAGCAAGCCAGTTAATTGACCAACAGAATGAAGGCAATGCCTGGAATACTGCTCTTATGCAAAACATGGGGAAACCTTCTAGTGGCTTCTTTGCTAAAGGTTTCTTAACTGTAGAGGCGCGTAACCAGATCCGTGATGAGCTGCGGCGCAAGTATTCAGGCAAGAGGAATGCTGGGACGCCGTTAGTCTTGGAAGGTGACATGACATGGCAAAATATGTCCCTTTCCCCCTATGAGCTTGACTGGATGCAGAGTAGGGAATTGAACACCCGCGAAATTGCTGCAATCCTTGATGTAGCACCGGAGTTGATCGGTGACTCTGCTGGTAAGACTTTTGCAAATGTCTCTGAGGCGAGGGCAGCACTCTACACGGAGAATGTCCTCCCGAAAATAGATCGAGTGCGCGATCATGTCAATAGCTGGTTGGTCCCGATGTATGAGGACTTGAGGAACAAAAAGGCATTCTTCACCTATGACAAAGAGGATATCGAAGCCCTTGCCGAAATGTATCAATCCCAGCTCACAGCTAAGAGCGAGCGGTTTACGAACCTCTGGAATAGCATGCAGTGTACCCTTGATGAGGCAAGAGAAGGCCAAGGACTAGAGAAGCTTCCAAATGGCAAGGGCAATATCTTCAAGATTATGGGCACGGTAACTGTTGTGTCTGCTGATGAGCTTGATGTGCTTGCAGATAAGACTACAGCTCCTCCTGAGATCCCACCGCCAACTGATCCTAGCCTGCTACCGCAAGGTAACACGACTGTTCAGGAGTTGCCACCAGCTGGGGGAACAACAGCAAGTGCTAATCAGAAAAACCCGCACGCACCTAACGGGAAACAACCTCCTGTCCCTAGCGGAAATGAGAAGCCTGCTAGCGGAAAGGGCATGCAACGCAAAGCAACACAGGATGCCAACTACAAGGTTTGGCACTGCATGTCTGGAGCCTGTGAGTTCTGCCTAGAGAATAACAGCGCAATGGTCGGGATAGATGATGATTTCCCGAATGGCTGTGCAGAGCCAGATAACTGCCATAAATACTGTCAGTGCTCTATGACGACGCTCTCTATCCCTGATGAGACTGACCTCTCTGGCCTTAGTATTGCTGCAATGGTCAGTGCATTCGCGGTGGACTTCATAGAAAGCCGACATGATAGAGATGTAGCAGCACGCCAAGCACAAGAGGATAAGCTTAGGAGAAGATCTTATGATCGGTCATATCAGAAAGCTCTTACGGTCTTTACGGTTGACGAAAGATACCTGCAACTGCGTGCCATGTCAGCAAAGGAGACTTCGCGCACTCAGGAAAGGTACGATGGTCTACCATCCGAAGCAGCAATGCAAGAGAAGAAGACACCTGGAACGGCTATAGTGGCCGATACATCCCCCTTTCACTCACAGAAGGATCGCCGACGAAGACGAAGCGATTATCAATCCTTCATCGAAAGGTACATGTAAATGCCACCTAAAACTACGGTGTTAGCTCCATTGAAGCTAGAACAAAAGAATATAGGATATGATGCGTACCCAGACATTGATTTGCAGTGGAAAGTTATTGATGAAGATCAAGGCATTATCAAAGGATATTTGTCAGTCTTCAATAACGTTGACGGGCAGAAGGACAGGGTACGTCCTGGTGCATTTAAGAAGACTATTTCAGAAGGACTACAAAGAAAGTCCAACAAAGGTAAAAAGTTTCTATGGCCGCTCCTTTGGTACCACGAACCTGACAAACCTATTGGCGGTTTCATTGATGCTACAGAGGACAAGGTTGGGCTACTTGTCACGGCGCAGGTAGACATCACGACGAATGCACAAGGTATCCCTCTCAACCCATTGGCTATGTCTGTCTTCTCAGGATTGAAGATGGGATATAACACGGAACTCAGCATCGGGTATAAGGCAATACAGAAATCATATGACAGTGAGGGTATACGGGATTTAACAGAAATACAGTTGTTTGAAGGTTCGGTTATAACTGAATTATTCGCTTCAAATGATCTCGCCCAAATTACACAAGTAAAATCCAATGATAATGAAGAGAAGGATTTTGACTCTCGTTATGCGGAAGCAATGGCACGCGACGTTCTGGAGGATTGGTATGACCTAGCTTGCAGCCTCAAATATGCACTCATCGATGCCTTCACACAAGGGGATGAGCCGCTCAAGGATGCACAGATAGCTCTTGATCAGTTCGGGCCAGCACTAATCGCATGGGTACAGCGCGGCGTTGACGCTGACCTCTCTGAATATCTCGCCGCTCAAATGCAGTCCTCTGGGACATCGAGCTATGGCTATTCCTACATGAGCAGGTCAGACATGCCAGATTTTAAATACTACATTGACCAACTCCAGCAAGAGCGCAAAAAAGGCGCAAAGATTGCAAAGGGTACCGCTGACCAGCTTAGCGGACACATCGACGCTTTAGACAAATTGGCAGATCAGCACAAGTCCATGATCAAGGACCACAGGCTCGCCATTAAAGCTATCAACAATGTTGCAGATGATCTTTCCGTGGTCATTGGCCGACCCGCCTACGGGACGAATGCCGATGAGTCAGAAGAGGATGATGCAGCACGATCAGGCAAGAGCAATAGTGAGCCGCCAGCGGACAAAGTAGCACTCACGAACCAGCAGCCGGATGAACAACACTCCACTGCGAACTACGATCTTGCACAGTTACAAGCGTGGTTAGAAGCAAAAGTTAGTTCAAAGGAAAATAAAGGATCGTGAGTACTACAGCATTAAGGGATGCTGCCAATGAGCAGAACAGCACATTCCATCAATTTACGAAGTATCTCGACGACAATCTTGGAGAGATACGTACTGAAGTCAAGGCTATCAAGGAAAATCCTGACCTTCCAGGTGAAACAAAGCAGACTATCGAAAAGATGCAAGAGGCATTAAGGGAACAGAAGGAACATATTGATGGTCTACTTACCAAGCTTAATCAGCCGAAGGTTTCTGATCAGGAACAAGACATCTCCCAGAAGCGCAAGGACGCCTTCAATAAAGCCCTCCGTCTAGGGAGTCCTGCAAGGCTCAATGAAGAAGAGCGGAAGTATGTGAAGTGGGATGGCGAGATGGGCATTTCTAGCGGGGGACTAGAGCAGAAGACATTATATGCAGCGGACGGTACAACAGGTGGCTTCCTAACTGTGCCAGAATACGTGGATTCTTTGATCAAGGCTATCGTTTTGATCTCAAATCTTCAACAATATTGTGATGTTCGTGAGACAACTGCTCCCTATATCATGATACCGAAGAGGACACAGACAGCAAGTGCCTATAGGATCTCAGAGCAGGCAACCCGTACTGAGGGCCAGAATCCAAAGTTCGGTCTCGTGCAGGTCTTTCCCTATGAAGCTGCTGCCCTTGCCCTCATCTCCAGAACAGATCTTGACGATGCAAGTCTTGATCTCGGCCAGTTCATCATGGATGAATTTGCTGAGCAATTTGCAAAGCTTCAAGGTGCTGAATACATCAATGGGCTCGGCAATCCTGCGGGTCAGGCTCTTGGCTTTCTGAATGATTCTGCTGTAACCAATGCCTCAGCGACTGGTTCCGGTTTGGTCCAGATTACCACGACCGCTGCTTCCCTCTTGCTTGACTATGCATCTCTCGTCAAGCTTATTCGCACAATGAAGCCTGGATACCTTCCAGGGTCCATCTTTGTCATGGCAAACGAGACCCTCGGGGCTGTCCAGCAGTTAACCGATAGTCAGGGCCGACCTCTGTGGGTCCCATTCGGTACAGCACTTCCAAGTGACATGATCTTCGGTTATCCGATTGCTATCGCACCAGACATGCCCCAGATCGCGGCCAATGCCTTCGCTATTGCTTTCGGGAACTTCAAGAGAGGGTACCAGATTGTTATTAGGAAGCAGATAAGCATTCAGGTTCTACAGGAACGATATGCAGACCAGAATGCGGTCGGGTACATCGGGTATTACAGGTTTGGTGGAACAGTGAAACTTGCAGAGTGTATAAAATTGCTAAAGGTTCATGCATAAGCAGGAAAGGAGGAAAAATCAATGGGAGTAACTGATCTCTACAACAGGATCGGCGTGGTGCCTGATCTCAATCCTGCTGCAAAAACGGCCACAACGAACTCAACTGGTATCGACCGAACGCTTTATGAAGGCGGTAGCGATGCACTTGTTGGTGTGCTTGTCGTTGGCGCATGGACTGATGGGAGTCATACCTTTAAGCTCCAGGACAGCCCCGATAACTCTGTATGGACAGATGTCGCAGCGCCATACCTGCAAGGTAGCTTCACGGCTATCACTAGTGCAGGCCAGCAGAATGCAGTACAGAAGGTTGGATACCTAGGCTATCAAAGATACGTGAGGGCGGTAGATACTGTATCCGGTGCAACAACTGGTGCTATCTATGGCTTCTTGTGGATCGTTGGTAGTGGTCATAACCTGCCGACAGGTAGCCCGAACTAGGCTAGTGTAGTAGAGAAACTATAGCGGTGCCTCCCTAACTAAGAGGCACCGCTGAAAGATAGAGAGTTATGGCTACAGAACAAACAGCTAAAAAGGATGCTGCTGCTAAATCTGCTACTGGTGCTGTCCCGAAGGTTGGGGATATGGTGCTCTATGTCCTGCCTGATGGTTCCTATCCAGGAGAAATCCGGCCAGCAGTCATTGTCAAGGTTTGGGGAGACCAGCCAGATTCATACGTGAACCTCCAGGTCTTTACAGACAGCATGAACGACTATATTACAGCTCATCCAGGCGGGTCTGGCATCATGTGGCGAACATCAGTTGAGCATGATGAGCATGAGAAGTCTCCAGGAAGCTATCACCGGATAGCTTAGGAAAGGTTTCAATGACTACCTCATACACCGTGCTCGCACTGCCAAGTATTGAACCTTTAGCATTATCAGATGCAAAGAAGTACCTGCGCGTTGACTATGATGATGAGGATGATGTCATTGCTGAATTGATCGTTGATGCCCGAAAAGAAGCAGAGAAGATCACGAACCGATCATTAGCACTTCAAACAGTTCGGGCCATTATCAGACCAGATGCTATAGCAGAAGGATCGCTCAGCGGGCCAGTTGATCACCCGACAGATCCATGGGTCTTGGCGGAAAGGGTAACGGCAATCCCCTACGGTTTCTATGGCCCGTCGTTCAAGTTGCCGATGTCGCCAGCTATAGCAATGTCAGTTGTGGAATACCAGCTCACACCCTTTGATGATGACGGAGGGGAGACATCAACAATCTGGACAATGTTAGATCCAGCTAATGACAATGGGGCCGCGAACTATCGGCTCGATGTCGAGACTGATCCGAGCACGATCTATGTTCGGGCACCGCTTGCGGCCACGAGGTTCCGCTTCACCTATACAACAGGCTACTCAGGAATGCTTCCTGGAAACTTGAATACCTTGATCAAGCGGCTCGTAGGCTACTGGTTTAATAACCGCGAAGAGGCTGAAGTGCCACAAACCCTTATTGACGGTATTGCTAGGTATAGGATATGGGAGCTGTGAACTGTGCCCGTAAATGATCCTTCTATTATCAAATCTGGAGAGCTGAATAGACGCATTGAATTGCGCAAGCCAGTAGATACACCGGATGGTCAACGGGGATTTACACGTACCTATGCTACTGTTCCAGGATGCAGGTCAGTACCAGCAGCAATGACCTATTCAGCAGTGCCGCGAAGAGGGGATGAGTCATGGGTAGCACAGCAGGTGTATGTAACAACCTTTGTGCTCTTTAAGATACGGTATCGTCCTTCATTGAATATTCATGACAAGATGATCGTTGTCTATGGGAAAAAGACATTTAATATTCGTTCAGTTTTTGTCCCTAAAGAACGGCAAACAGTCATCATGTTGCAATGTGAGGAGATCCAATCTCAAGGTTCACTACATTAAAGGGGGAAACAAGCTATGGCAGATGAAACCATCACAATTACAGGTGGACCCGAGGTCATGTTCGCAGTGGCTCAGGTTCCTGTTAAAGCAATGGCTGCCGCAATGCCTGTTTTTGAAGAGGTGGCGAACAGTACCCTTTCCGATGCTACAGCAGCAGCTCCATATGATCCTAACCACAAAGGTAGTGAGCCTCACCTCAAGGATACAGGAAGAGTTGAGAAGATAGAAAATGGGTATAGTGTGACATTCGGTGATGATAGTGAAGAAATCGGGTATTCGATGTTTACTGAGCTGGGCCATATGAGTAGGGCGGGAAACCATGTAGCTGCTCAGCCTTATTTGTATCCTAGCTTTTTACTAGGAGCAAGTGAGTTAGAGGGGAAACTAGAGGACATCCTTCCATGACACAGACAGCGGCAGGTGAAATTGAAAAGGCAGTTGGAGATATCCTTGCTCCCGCTGGGGTAACTGATACAGTTCTTTCCAGCCTAGGGATTGTAGGTGTTTTCGATGTTCGCGGAGTCGAAGATAACCAGCCGTTTGACTACATCACAATTGGGGATACATTAGAAAGACCAAATAATACGCTAGGCAGAAGAGGCTATGATAATTCTTTTACAGTACACGTATGGAGTAGGGCATTTAGTACGAAAAAAGTGCAAGCTATTGTATCCCGTATTAATCAATTGCTAGATCAAGTACATTTAAATCTATCGACACAGGCTCACGTATCGACACGATACGATCAGAGCATGTACTTACCACAACCGGACGGGCTGACACTTCATGCGCCTATTCGATATATGTTCTATAGCGAGGAGTAACGCACGTGACTGCACAGCCTGGATATATAGCAATCCTGCAAATCGGGCCAACGCCGACAACGATCACAGGGATTAAGAGTGTAGATCTCAAGATCGGGACGGACATCATTGATATCACGGCTCTTGCGGATGGGCAATGGAAGAAGAAGATGGGAGCCCTATCAGATTACACAATTAGCTTCTCAGGCAATATGGACATGACCGATGCGGAACAAACAGTGCTTCAGAATGCCATTATCACAACTCCAGGTACAACTGTTGCATGGTTAGTTGCGCCGCTTGGTCTGGGTACAGGGAAGCCAAAGTACACAGGGAGCATCATCCTAAAATCCGATACCATGAAATTTGACGTGAAGAGCGAGCAGACCATTGCCTTTGATGGTGAGGGAACTGGCGCAATTGTCGCTGGGGTTCTATAAGGAGAGGAAAGCACGAGATGGCTCCACTTCCTGGCTACCTTGCAGGCATATGGCTCACTCCAACGACATCTACAAGTTTTACAAATCTGAACCTTGTAGATGATGGGACGCACAAAGTCTTTACTGTGCCTGTCAATGATCCAAAGCGATATTGGGACCCTGCCTCCGCATTAGTCGTGCAGACTGCGCCGGATGGTTCCACCTGGACTACAGCAACAGTAGGGACCTATACCGTGCAGTATGTCAATGGAAAGATCACATTCCCCTCTATCGTCACTGGAGCCACGCCAAGCTGTCGGATCTCATCAGGTAAATACTTTGCCCTCTCCTTTCTAGGGGATGCTAAGTCTGTAGACGTGAAGGCAGCAGTTGATGTCATGGATGCAACAGTCTTTACCAACCCACCAACTGCCTGGAAAACAAAGGTTGCAACACTTGCAGATGCTGATATCACCCTAGCAAAGTGGTATCTCGACATCACGCTATTCCCCTATCTTAGCAATAGGGCTGTGATTGCTGTCTATGATGGGCAGAATGCTAACCAGCGACTTGAATGCTTTGCCTTTATGAAGAGCGAGAGTATTAAGATTGCTGTAAAAGATCTTACTAGTGAGGATTTAGATTTTACATCAGATGGGCCACTCTACTACATTCCTTCTTAGAAGAGAGAAAAGAGAGAACATATATGGACAATGATCAAATCAGAATGCTATGGCTTGATGACGAACTGGAAGAGGTCCCAATCCCAGAAGAGAGCTTGCCCAAGAAATTAAAAGGCAAGAAGGTCAACCTGATCATCCGATCTCTCTCTGCTGACAATGCTGGTGACATTCTGGATACTTGCACGCGCAAAGATGGAACGACAGATCAGAAGAAGCTCATGTTCATGATGCTGGCCGCTACAGTCAGGAATGCAGACGATCCACACAAGTCACTGGTCTGGAATACGTCCTTTATGAAGCCGCTACTCAAGACAAACGTGGCCCCGTTCGTAGCAATAGCGCAGCAGTCTATCAAGCTCTCAGGCTTGAATGTACAGCTTGACGCGGAAAAAAAAGACTTCGATCCGATGATCGTCGACGGTTCACTTTCCGACTCGCCCGAGACCTCAAAAGAGTAGACCCTGACAAAATGCTGAAAGAGATCAGCAATAGTACATTCAATGAGTGGATGGCATTCTACTCAATCGTGGATGAGGATGAGAAAAATGCCATTGAAAAAGCTAAGGGATAGTACATAACGCTTAGACCATACTGAAAAGTATCAGGCGTTTCCTCTAGGTAGTTCTGGAGGAAACGCCTCTTTTTTTAGAACAATTGACCTTGTTTTAAGCAAAGAAAGGGTATAGAAACGGGCAATTCCAGCATATGCTTCAGATGGGCCTGTAGTGCCATTCTGGTAGTTTTATGGTCAAGTAGGGTAATCTATCCTCTCTTGGGTGTATGGCCCCTTGCGGGACTCTACAACCAAAAAGTTGTAGAAAAATCTAGAAATAGTAGAAGGAAATTCAAGTAAGGAGTAGAGAAAGCATTTGGGCATCCTTGGCACGATGGTTGTCAACTTCGGCGCGAATATCACAGGGCTTACTGCTGGCACTGCTGCTGCACAGGCGAACCTTGCAAAGGTTTCATCTGGTGGTGCTCTCGTTGCTGGTGGGTTGCTCCTTGTAGGTGCAGCAGCCGTTTCTGCTGGAGCCCAGGCCGTCAAGATGGGCGGTGATTTTCAGGCAGGCATTAGTGGACTGGAAACAGGAGCAGGCGAACTCCATAGCAATCTGAAAACTGTTTCTGATGGCATTCTCGGTCTTGCCATAGAAACAGGGACCTCTACCAAGGCACTTACTGATGGGATGTTCGATGTGGAGTCTGCTGGGTTTCGGGGTGCTGAAGGATTGAATGTGCTTGGAGTTGCAGCGAAGGCGGCAAAGACAGGAAATGCAGATTTAGCACTAACGACAAATACGCTCACTACGATCATGACTGACTACCACATGAAGAGTGATCAGGCGGCATCAGCAACGAATGGAATGATGGCGGCGGCAGCATCAGGCAAGATGACCTTACAGGATTTAGCAAGCTCAATGGGTACTGTCCTCCCTATTGCCTCCGCACTAGGTATTTCCTTCCCGCAAGTTGGCGCAGCCGTTTCTGTGATGACTAATGCAGGTATGAGCGCACAGGATGCGACACAAGGGCTGGCAAATACTATCCGTTCGCTTGCTGCTCCGAATGCAGTTGCCGAAAAATCAATGCTTTCTGTCGGGCTCTCCGCCCAGCAGCTCAAGGACACGATGTCCACAGGTGGCCTCACTGGTGTGCTTCAGCTAATTGAGGATCATGTTGGTAAGAAGTTTCCCGCAGGATCAGTAGAGTCTGTCCAGGCATTCAAAAACATCATGGGCGGTGCAACAGGATATACGACTGCCTTGATGCTCGGCGGGAAAAATATGGATTCTTTCAAATCAACTTCAGACTCTATCTCTAAATCTATGAATACAGGCAGCAATGCAGTGCAAGGGTGGAGCACGACCCAGCAAAGTTTCAATCTCAAGATGTCTCAGGCAAAAGAAGTTGTAGAGGTGACGGGAATTAAAATAGGCACAGCACTGATGCCTGTGGTTCTACAGCTTACCAATGCTTTCCTCTTTTTAGTCGGAGTAGGAACGAATATCGTTAATTTCTTTAATCATAATCAAATGGCGATGAATATCCTACTACCTGTCATTATCGCTGTAGCTGGGGCCGTTGGAGGGCTACTTGTAGCCGCCCTCGTTGCTGGGGCAATTGCTGCCTGGGCTTTCATTTTACCCTTCCTTGTATTTGCTGCTCCTTTCATTGCTATAGGGGCTATTGTGGCTCTTGTTGTGGCAGGCATCATATTAGCAGTAATGCATTGGGGGCAAATCGTTGACTGGCTACGAGGGGTCTGGAATGCTTTCGCTGGATGGTTTATGGGCTTGCTCGGCGGGGTCGGAGCATGGTTTGCAGGTCTATGGAATGGGATAATTGGAGGGCTAAAGGTAGCTTGGAGTGGAGTTGCTGGATTTTTCAGTGGATTGTGGAATGGGATAATTGGAGGGTTAAAAGCTGCTTGGGGTGGTGTTACGGGGTTTTTCACAGGATTATGGAATGGGATCATATCATTCCTGCAAGCTGCATGGGTTGTGATAGTTAATATTATCAAGATAGGTGCCCTTCTTGCTCTTGCTGTGATATTTGCGCCATTCATAGCAATAGTTGCACTTTTCCTGTGGCTATATAACCATAACTACTACTTTAAAGATTTAGTAGACTCAATAGTCAATTTCTTCAAAGGATGCTTCACCTGGGCGACTGGAGCATGGCAAGGGTTTATCTCATGGCTTGTTGGGTTATGGCAGGGAGCAGTAGGGCTAGCAAGTACTGCCTGGAATGCTGTAAGCAATGCTGTAACAATTGCAACAAATGCTACAGGAAATGCCTTGAGGATAGCATGGCAATCATCTATCAGTTTTATCGTAGGTTTATGGAACGGAGCGGTAGGACTTGCAAGTACTGCATGGGGTGCTGTAAGTGGCGTTGTCATGTCTGTGATCAATCCACTTATTGGCTGGCTACGAGGGGTATGGCAAGGGGCTGTTAGTAATCTCGGCGCTTTGTGGGGGACAATCTCAGGGCTGGCCCAAAGGGCATGGGATGGAGTTGTTGGGGTATTCCAGGGTGTCTGGGGCCGTCTTAGTGGAGCCCTTTCAGGCTTATGGAGTAGTTTCTCAGGATGGTTCGGCAATCTTGCTAGTCAAGCTCTAGCATGGGGAGCAAATGTTATTGCTGGTTTCATCTCAGGAATAGAGAGCAAGATCGCAGGCATCGGTACCAGTTTAGCAAAAGGCGCTGCACAGGTAGCAGCATTCCTGGGTTTTCATTCCCCAACTGAAAAGGGGCCAGGGCGCGATGCGGACAAGTGGGCACCAAACTTTGTGAACATGTATACTGCTGGCCTAGAGGCAGGTATTCCTAAAATCCAAGCTTCCATGAACAAGCTTGCTGCTCCTCTATCAGCTAGCCTCAAGATAGGATCGCCAGCCTATTCAGGTCAAAGTAACTCTTCTGCTGCGATCCTTGCTGCCATTGCCTCCGGTGGATCTGGAAGCAGTAGCAATCAGGTTATCGAAAACCACATCTATATTGACGGGAAAGAGGTCACATCGAAACTTGGCCCTCATATTGCCAATGCTATTAGAGCTGCGAATGTGAGGAATAGGTAAGATGACAGTTACGACTCTCACCGTCACAGTGGCAGGTAGCACCTATAACATTTTCCAGGGATCTTTCAAGCTCTCTACTAAGATTGATGAGCGTTCAACCTGTGACTTTGTTATACGAGATGATAATAGTGCCTTCCTCTTCCAGAAGGGGCAGCAAGTTACTATATCCGATACCTTGCAAGGGACAATCTTCACAGGTTTTATCAATACCTCTCAAATTAATAAGGTCCCTGGCAATAATACAATGCGCTACCATACTATTGCATGTATTGATAATCACTTCATTGCAGACAAGAGAACAAGCAATAGAGTCTATACTAATCAATATGGAGGCGTGATTGTTGCAGGCATGGTCAATGATGTCCTTGCAGCAGAGGGTGTAAGCGCAAATTATGCAATCAGAGAGGATAATAACCAAGCTGATTTTGGTCAGGGCACGCTCGCGGGAACGATGGCAACTCCTAACCTCGGCGGGGATTTAGAACTTAATCTTGCAGGATCTCAGGTCAATATCGTTGAGGATACAACTTCTAACTTCTCTACAGGATCTCTCACCAATACCACCGCAGCCAACAATAGCCTGATACCTACAGCTACACCTGCAATTAAGTTAGTCGGGACACAAAGCTTAACAGGGGATGGCAATGCCTATACCTATATTCAATTCTTCTCAGGAGGTGGCATTACTGTAGTCGGCAGCCGCTATCTCGTCTATGATGTATGGATCGATCCAGCATCACCATCAGGGCAAGTCGGGGTTGACATCGTGTTTACGGATGGGACGACACTTCGAGATGCAGTGCAGGATTATCGCTATTATGACTCACAAAATATTCCACCTCATCCATCTCAGGAGATAGGCGGCAATGCAAAAGGGAAGTGGTACCATCGTAGTTTCTTACTAGATAATTTCAGCGGTAAAACGATTGCCTATCTTACTGTTGTGTTAGAGGGAAATTCATCAGGCACATATACTGCATACTTCAAAAATATCCTAGAAGTTGATAGCGGCGGTTCTACTGTCAATACCTTCTTTAGTAGCACATTTGATGTCAACCCACCTCGCCAATTATTCAATAGCGGCTATTCTAATGTAAGCTGTACTATTGTTGATACCTATGACTTTACGACAGCCAGCCGTGTCAGCTCTGATTATTCCATTGGCGCTGTTAGTATACTAAGAAGTTCATTCATATCATGGCAGGTAACAGAGCCAGAAAAGACAAGTGTACAAGTAGAATATAGCCTTGATGGTGGGAACTCCTTTACTATTTGCCAGAATAATGTAGCCCTCCCTAATCTTCCCGCAGGTCTTTCTCTTACAGGGAAAACCCTCACGTTTAAACAAACCTTTCAGCAGGTCGTTGGTGCCTCTCCTGAGTCGGCACCTGCTCTTAATAGCTTGCAGGTTACCCTTGACCCGAGCTATACGGCCACGAAATCAGACGTAACATGGTCAGGAACAACAAATGCCGAGTGGAATGCACCAGGGATGACTTTTACGAATACTCAGGTTCCAGGGACGCTTCTCATACTATTGCAGGTTGTCAGGGAATGGAGTACAGCAGACCTTTCAGGATTAGTTCTCTTTGGTGCCTCTGGGTCTGGCCCAGGCCCTACAACTATCAAGATGTTCTGCAATCGCGGAGTGCTGTGGGTTGCAACAGGCGTCTCAATGGAAGGGCATGCAAGGGCAGACTTTGCTGGGAGTTGGCAGGCTGGAAGAATAGACTGTGATATCTACTTTGACAGAACAGATGGGTTCGCCGCCATTAGCTATAGAGGAACAAATGATAGCAATTGGGATGCTAATTATGCCTACTCTGTTCAGTGTGCCCTAAATACAGTATCATTGCAAAAAGGATCAAATAGTTCTGCTTCCTCTACAGGTACAAGAACACAGGTTGCCTCAGCATCTACAGGTCTTACAACGGCTAGCTGGCATCACGTCACAATCATTTTTAATGGGACTAATCATCAGGTATGGGTAGATGATACTGTACTCATTAATTCAACTGATGGTACTTATACTGCTTCTGGTAAGATTTCATTTCGCGCTTCTAATGCCAATGTATCATCGGGGTACCAAGGGCAGTTCAACAACTTTGGGGTAACTGTAGTAGGACTTAATGGGACGTTCAAAAATCCAAGTACTTCCTTGACGGGAGCAGGAACCTATCTCAATAGCGTGGTGAGTTGGCAGGATGAGTCAATTGGCAACCAGAGCACGAACATTCTTGTAGAGAGTACCATCAATGGAGGTAGCTCTTTCCAAACGGTCACGAATGGTGGTCCTATCCCGAACCTCACATTAGGTCAATCTCTATCAGGTATTTCTTTCCAGTTGAAAGTTACCTTAACAACAGCTAGTGCTAGTGCTGCCCCTCAGCTTCAAAGTTTAGTGGCCCGTGTTCTGGGTGGGTATAGCAGTAGTGGCACACGTATTTCTCCTGTTCTCTCCTTGGCCTCTGCGTTAGTGGCTGGGGCTACCGTCGTGAACTGGAGTGCTATCACGCCTCCAAACACGACGGTAGTCGTAGCCACGTCGCCTGACAATGTGACTTATACCAATGTGCTCAACGGCGGTCCAATCGCTGGGATCACTACTCAACCCCCTCCAGTCCTTGATACCTTTGCCATCGACTCTCATCTCAACTATGTCAGCACCTTCAAGACTAGCGGAGTAGTAGGGACCTGGAACTTTGATACTGCAAACTCACGAGTCACTATCAACAGCGGAACAAGTGCCCTCTTGCTCTATTCTCCTGTCTGGTTTAATACTTCCTACCTTAATAAGAAGCAAATTATTATCAGTCATACAAAAGTGATTGGTGGGTCAGATCTCACGAACTTCAACTTTCCCATCTCTATGGTCGATCCACAGCTTGCAACAGTTGATAACGGTGGGTATGTTCATAATATCAATGGGTTTGATATTATCTTTGTTGATAGTACAGAGACTATAAAGCTTGATCATGAGATAGAGAGCTATAATCCCGTAACAGGCGAGATAGAGATGTGGATACGAATACCAACACTTTCTCATACAGTAGATACCGTACTCTATATCTACTTTAATAATGCCTCTATCTCTACTACTCAGGAGGCTGCTACTAGCGTCTGGGACTCAAACTACAAAGCTGTCTGGCACATGGATGCAGTATCAGGTGCCAACCAACTAGACTCTACCTCCAATGCTCAAACGGCAGTACAGAATAATGCTCCTGTGCAAACTAGCGGCAAGATCGATGGGGGATTTACCTTTGATGGGCTGGCAGATTATTTTAGTGTTGCAGGTGCGGCTGTAGATATCACTGGAGATAAGACTATTGAGCTATGGATCAATGCAGCCTCCTTTGCCATAGACTCAAATGGAGCTGACCCTCGCATCCTCATCAACAATATCGATGGAACAAATGTCTACCAATTTGCCTTAGATGCTGCTGGAGGCGGGACCATCGCCTTTGCAGTCAATGATGCTACAGGACAGCATATTATCGCAAGTCAAGCATGGAACATTAACACGTGGTATCACCTCGTCGGGACCTATGTAGCCAGCTCACACACAGTTGTGCTCTACATCAATGGAGCAGTAGCAGCGAATAATGGAAGCCTTTCCCTTGCCCTAGGGACCTCTAGCTTATTCAATATTGGCAGGCGTACTGATGCATTAGGCTATTATCTTGGATCTATAGATGAGGTACGTGTCTCAAATGTGGTACGTACTCCTGGCTGGATTGCTACTACCTATAGCAGTCAGGCTAATCCTTCTGCCTTCTTTGCTGTCGGGGCTCTCACTTCTCAATCTTCCGTCTCCGTCAAGGATATAGATGTGATTGTAGATGCTGACCAGATTAATTGCGGCGGGCTGGTCTGGCGGCAGACAGATGCAAGTAACTTCTATGAGCTTGACCTCTTTGATAGCGCCTCTAATGCAGGTTCAATCAATACTCTGAAGCTATTCAAGGTAGTCGCCAATGTCAAGACGCAGCTGGGAACAAGTACAGCGATCACCTTCAATAGGGGAACACCCTACCGCATCCGCGCCATGATGGTAGGTACGGCAATCACGATCTTCTTCGATGGGAATAGTGTGATCTCAACAACAGATAGCAGTCTCGTAGGACCTGGAAAAGTAGGGCTCATCCATGTTAGCGGGACAGGCGGAAATGGGGACTCTTTCCATAATCTGAGGATACAACCGCTCGGGCAATCCCTTAGTGGGATCAATGCCTATACACGAATAACAATGATGAGTGCAGATCCAGAAGTTACGCCACAATTAACGAACCTAGTGCTCGCTGCTCTTCATCCAAATATCAACCTTGGTGCCCTTATCCCTACTGCAAGCTATCTCTTTACCTATATCTCAGCAAATAATGATGATATTGCAAAGAAGTCAAATACCTATTGGGTTATTGATAAGAGTCTCAATATAATCTTTGCATCCTATCAGGCTATTCCAGCACCTTGGATTCTGACGAATAAGGATATTCTTGTTGCTGGCCCGCAAGCCCTCCAGGTCACTAATAATGGGGACCTCTATAGGAACAGGCAAAACATCACAGGCGTTGTTGCGACTGGAGTAGGGAGCGAATTCAAGACAGGGGATAGCACAACGCGGTCCTGGACGCTCGGAGGCATCCTCATTGACACACCGACCATCTACCTCAACGACCAGCTCCAGGCGGTCGGGGTGAAAGGCATTGATACAGGTAAGGATTTCTACTGGACACTTGATAGTGCGGTAATCGACCAGGATGCGTCCGGCAAACTCTTGCAACCAACAGACCGGCTTAGCTTCCCAAGCTATACCTATCAGTTCACGACAACAGTCACAGTAGACAATATTGGTCAGTTTCCAGGAACTACCTCACAAGCACAATTTGCAGCACTGTCTGGAGGTACGGGAATTGTAGAGGAAACGACTGATGTCTCATCTCAAAATCTCAACATGGCAGCGGCCACCGCCCTGGCTAATGAATTGCTTCAAAGGAATGGGGTTATCGGCAATGAGATCCAGTTCTCTACACTGCGATCAGGTCTCGCAATCGGCCAGTATCTTCCCATCTTCAATCCTGAAACGAGCATGAATGATATCTCAGCACTTATCACCTCCATCGACATGACGCAAACAACAACGCTAGATCCTGCTAGCGGCAACCCTACGCAGATGTACTGGTATGCAGTGACGTGCGAGATGGGGCCTAACGCTGGGAGCTGGATGAAGCTTCTAGCTTCTACTGTCAATTAGAAAGGAGAGAGAATACATGAATTCTGTGTATGTCACGAAGAATACACAAAGCGACCTTGATACTATGAATGGATACAGGGGGACAACCCTACTCCATACTGATACATACTTCCTTGTATGGCTCTGGACCGATCCAGTCCAGACAGATGTCGAAGCGACGCAAGGCATCAACCCATCAGTCAACCTGATCATGATGGGAATGATCAACATAGTGTAACTGATGAGAAACCAGCATGACTGGCCGTCAGCTTGATCCTTTCAAGAGAGGGCAGGCGACAACATGGCAATTATCGTAAACAATAAAGAAACAAGCATAGATGAGAAGGCCTTCTATATTGATCATGATGGTCAGATATACGAAGCAACCATTAAGAGCATAGAAGAGAGAGATGGCCTTCACTATGCTGATCTAGAGATTGACAAGGGCGGGAAATCTCTAGGCGTAAAAGGTGCAGTCTACAATACTTCTCCTGAGAAGCATTCCTGGAATCACCCGAGAAATCCAGAAGAAACCAAATGGCATAACGAACCAGATTTCTATGGGGAGATCCCTGCTTATGAATATGAGGATGAGGAAGACTCTGAAACAGAAGAAGAGGAAGGTGAATAATGGCTAATATCATTCTGCCTAATGAGATACCTGAGAATAGGAGAATGCTCCACGAATGGAAGACAAAAAGGCTTAAATCTGGCCTTCACCTCCCTGAGTATCGCTATATTGCTATTCCAGGCTACTGGAGAGGGAAGCAAAAACCAATATCCTTTGAGGAAGTAGTCAAGGGGTCAGCTCGCCACCAGTGTATCTGGGAATTAGAGAATTGGGATGCCAATACTGGCGAGCTGCATGAAAGATCATGTCATCATAACGTTATTACGGACAATGGCGGCATCTCCCTGCTAAAGAATCTATGGAATAATGCAGGTAGTGCCATTGCTATCATGAGTCATGTAGTGGTGTCTCCGAATGGAGCATGTGCAAAACTAACTGCCGCTACAGGTGTCTCTCCTATTACATCGCTCTCCATTTCAGCTCTGACCGCAGCACTTGCTAACGGCGCAACGTTGACGCTTGGCTACAATGGGGCAACGCCACAGACAGTAACACTAAGTGCTCTCGCTGCTGCCCTTGCCACATCTCTTACAGTTACCTCCTTTACTCCAAGTGCAAACTTTCCAATTGGCACAGACATCTGCGCGATCCCCTCAGTTACCGACAATCCCTCTTCAGTCAGTGGGACCGTTGACTCTGGAGCACTGGCAGGTGGCGCATTTACATTCCTTGCAACCTCGGGACTCGGTAATCGGCAGGTAACTATCGTCGCAACAATTACGGGTACATCAGGCAATGCTGGTACTTACACGGAGGCATACACATCAAATAATGCAACAATAGGAACAGGCACTACAGCTTCTCACATTATTATTCCTGGATTTGTACTCAACTCAAGCACAAACGAAACTCTCACTTTGGTCGAAAAGTGTTGATATACATCTAATGCCTGTATATCAACAGAAAGGAGAAAGATATGTCATTCATTCCAATGGACTCAACACACTTAACTGTTGCACTTCAAAACGACGTGCAAGAGTGGAGAAGGATCATCAATTGGGCTAAGGACAGGCAGTTCATTTACAATCAGAACTTGACTGGAACAGTGATGGATGGTCTTGGTATTGCATCAGGAGATAAAGCCTTAATCCAAGCTTTTATAGCTGATCTTGCTAATTTCAATCTGTTAGCCGCTGGTCAGGCACACGCGACAGGGAGCGTGTTTTTGTTTAACTGTGCTGGTGTGTTAGGGGTAACTTGATCAATGGCAACATTGACATACTACGGTACATCAATTGCAGATGGAACGCTGGCAACTGCTTGCGCAATGGCATCGGCTAGCGGCGGTGTTGAGACATCGAAGCAGACGATTCTGACTGCCTCAAATGTCTTTGCGGAAGTGTGGTCACAAGGAAGCGCGGGACTTGCAACTGTTACGGCCATTCCCGCGACTCCAACGGGCCATGGATGGATAGTCTACCCAGGCGCAGGCACGTTTGCAACTGGAAATTGGGGTGCCATCTTCACATTTGCGCACGTCGCATCAACAACGTCAGACTGCACAATTCGTTTTTTTAGATGGGTAAGTGGTGTTTATACTCTAATTGGGACTATTAACAAGGCCACAAACACGGCAGCTAAAACAACCTATACCTTTACAAATACCTCTATGAGCACAATAACATTTGCTAATGCAACTGATGGTTTATATACAGATTTATGGTATCATGATAATAGTTCTAATGCAGGTGGCGATAATCCCACTATTTATATTGGCAACTCATCTTCTGCTGGCGTTGCCAATGACATGCAAATAACAACTAGTACGTTTACACCTGCATCTACCACCAATACATTTACCGCTCCTGATGAGTCTGTATCTGTTTCAGAGATATATACAATTATTGGACTTCCATCATTATCTGAATCCCCATCGCTTTCAGAGATACTTGCAATAGGAGGGAATCCGTCCACTATAGATACTGTTTCAGTACTTGATTTAAGCACGCTTGCGGGGAAGGCATCACCTACTCCTGAGAATGTATCTATAGGGGAAACGACATTGCTAGCAGGTATGCCAAAGCCCAGCGAGAGTGTGTCACCTCTAGAATTAACTACCTCTCTCTTAGGGTCTACCCAGGTTCCTGATAGTGCGCCACTATCTGATCAGTCAAATCTATCAGGATCTACTTCAATAGCTTCTGAGAATGCACAACCTGGAGAGAATACTCCAGCCTTAGCTGGGAAACCATCCACTAGTGATACTGCATCCCTAGCAGACCTAAATCAGCTCTTAGGGATAACATCAATAGCAGCAGAGAATGCACAGCCAGGGGAGGGAACAACAGCACTAGTAGGAAGACCTTCAATCATTGATAGCGACCCAATTGCTGATCAAATGACACTACTAGGAAGTACTCAGGTAGCAGCAGAATTAGCACAGCCAGGGGATAGTGGCTCACAGATAGGACGGCCATCCTCTATAGACACTGCTCAGCCAGGAGAGAGTACACCCACGCTCTTAGGGTCCATGCAAAATACGGATACTGATCCGCTAACAGAAACTATCAATCTATTAGGCATGACCTCTATAGTTAGTGAGAATGTTCAACTTAGTGAGAATAGTTCTCAGGCTGGGAAGCTTCAAAGTCTTGAAAATGTGCAACCTGGAGAGACTTCACAGCTCACGAACCAATCTCAGAGTATCGAGATCCTGCAATTAGGGGAAAGCTATTCCTTAAAAGGCTCTATTCAACTATCAGAAGCTATACCATTATCTGATCTGCTTAATCTACTAGGGGCGACTACTCTAGGGTTTGAGAGTATCCTCCTTAGCGAGACTGTTTCTTCCTTTACAGCAACCGTCTTTATTGCACCACCGGAGTCTGTTGCCATTTCTGATCTTGTATCCTTACTTGGATTGCCTAAAATCACAGATACTACTGGGCCAAGCGATCAAACTTCCTTGCAAGGCAACACTGTAATCTCGCCTGAAACAGTGCAGTTAGGTGAGGCTATCAATTCCCTAGGTACTCTCCAAAACTCTGATACTACCCAACTTTCTGACCTCTCTCAATTAAAAGGTATCATCCAGTCCATCGAGAGCGTGTTTTCAGCAGAGACTACCGCCTTACAGGGAAGCATGCAGGCATCAGACTTTGCTCAACTTACAGAATTGGTACAGGTGGTGGGGAATGCCCAATCTACTGATCTTATACAGCTTTTAGAACAAAAATTCATGCTTGGAAAAGTTCAAGCCACACCTGAGAATGTGCAGCTTTCAGAGCTTGCCATGCTCACATCAGGCGGAGTAGCAGTTTTTGTAGCTCCGCCGGATAGCGTGGCCCTATCTGAACTTGTCTCCCTACTAGGTTTCTCTCAAGCACCGCCGGATACTGTCTTAGTAGCAGAGATAGGAAGTGGAACATCAGTTCATTATGTCGCTATCAAAGGATACACACGAGACGGACAAGGGATAGGTAACACGCGAGATGGAATCGCAACAGAAAGGAATGACTAGCATGGCACAATCACCCTGGCCGCAAGGAGATACCCTGGAACCTTGGACTTTCCAACTCATACCAGACTCAGGAGACTTCGATACATCAGGATTAACAGAGTCGAACTTTACTTACTTCCAACGCAATATATCCAATGGCATTGAGCGTCCAGGCGATGGTGTCTTTAGCAATCTGCTTGGAGCATCTGGCGGCGATCCTGCCCAGATCACCTACCAGCAATCAGTAAATGATGTAGCAAGCCTAGGTACATTCCGCCAACAGATCAAGGCTACATCAGGAGGGAAAACGCAAACATTTGACTTCGGGGTATTATCAATAGAGCCAACATAGCAAAAGGGGTAAACTATGGCATGTCAAGATGTAGCAAATGTTACAGGTCAGCACTTATTGTTTTTGGGGACTGAGACCGCAGGGTGGAAAATGAACCAGTTTACCCAGGCGGCACAGTTTGCAAAAGCGCATGGGGTAGATACATTGATTCTCAAGTCTGCAGATGGAGGTAACTGGTGGTATGGAGGAATGGCAGGATATAAGCAGCGGCGAGATGTTATTCGCGGCGAAGGGGTTGGGTGCATTGCCTATACATGGATGTATGGGGATACCTATAACTTCCTTGATGGTGAGATCAATATTCTCAAGAGCTTCATGCAAGAGGATGGGGCTGTCGTGGCTGATATGGAAGTGGAGTGGAATGGACAGGCAGGTTGGGCACGTCGCGTTACTGCGCAACTGAAAGGCTACCCCGGGCTCTTTCTTGTGAGCACATGGGGAGATCCGAGCTGGCAGAAATGGCAGTCTGTCCTGGCGGAACTCAACCCATGCGTGGCAGTATACCTTCCTCAGCAATACAATAACTTCCTTGCATCATTCTGGAAGGACTTCATAGGGGCATCATGCCTACAGCCAACGCTAAACATGACACAGGATGTCGGGCCAAATGATCCTGTAAATATTGCAAAACTAGCTCATAACCAAGGACATACTGCAATTAGTATTTGGCACTATGGAACGGCTGTAGCTAATCCTAGTCTCTTAGATCAAATCTTTAGTGCATTTCCAAAGACAGTATCAGGAGGACAACCAACTATGCCTACTACTCCGCAGGGGTGGAGTGATGATGGAACCACCCTCAAAGCACCCGATGGGACACCCGTCACTCTAGGATTTCGAGACCTTGTACGAGGATCTAATTGGGACCCTGCAAATGTCCCACTTGAGACCGTGAAGCACTTCCCTATCCTGGAGCAGAGCAACCCAGGGCTTGGAGCTGGAGAAGCCCAGCTCTTCAATCTAGATCGGCTAGAGTATAACCCTAAATTAGGTATCTTCCCTGGTTGGCTCGGGAAGGAATTGCAATGGTACCAGAAGCAACATGCAATCCTTATTGCCCAAATTGCAGATCTACAGAAGCAAATTGCTGCACTTCAACAAGGTGCCCTCGCACAGGAACTTGCAGCCTTGAAAACTAAGATTTCACAGGCCGTAAAAGACCTGTCATAGGAGGTTACTATGTCTACACTGATAGACTTCAATTTCTTGGTTATACTCAACCTGTTTGTTTTGATGCTTTGGCCGTCATTTGTACCTTTAGTCCCAACAGATAGGCGAGGAGCACTAAACCTTTTTATGGTTTTTGTCACTATTATTGTCATAGTAGGTGATGTCTTCTTCTTAGTATCAAAACTGCTCGGACATTAGGATATGCAGCCACCACAACCACCACAAAATGATATTGCCGTCTTAGAATACCAGATAAAAATGCTGGAAAAGCAAATGCAGGAAATGCGCATCGAACTACGGCAATGCGTCCAATCTAGCGTAAATGATGTTCAGTTGCTAGGGCTGCAATCTACAGTTGGGAGAATAGAGAGCGATGTCAAAGATGCAAGAGGCCAAGTTTCTGATTTAGCTAAGCAACTATCTAAGCAGGAAAAGGACCAGGATCAGCTCCAGATTAATGCTCTTAGGTGGTTTGGGGGGCTTGTCATAACTGTTCTTATGGCATTGCTTATTGCCTATCTTACACATCGTATAGGATAAGGAAGGATAAAAGAAATGTCACATGGAAAAGCGCAGACTCTAGGGATATTTGGAATTATCCTTATCGTGCTCTCTATTGCCTTTGCTTCCTTACCGCTTATCCCAAATAACACACTAGGAGTGATACGGCTTATTGCAAGACAAAGGACAATAGAGCAGCAGATTGTTAAAGATGTCCTTATCCTAGATCGGCCCGCAGGTAACTATATACAGGCAATTAGTGAACTTCAAAACTCACTACCTGCCTGGGAGCAAGTACAGATCGGACTACAAAAGGGAGATGACTCTCTTGGTATCTCCCCAAATTTGCCAGCAGATATCAAGCTCCTTATCCTGCAATCACTATCAGATTTTGCAAGTATTGATACCGCAGCTCGTAAGATACTTGCGCACCCATCTCCAGTTGACCAGATACAGCTCACGATCATTTTGCAACATGAGCATGGATATTCCCTCACGATGTTCCAGGTAAGTGGGCTTTTTGAGGATCATATCCATGGAATATCGCAAATCTACTTTGGCATTGGAACGGCCATCAGTATTGGCCTATTGATCATCTGGATATGCCTCTTTAGAGCCCTACTGAAGCGTATCCCGAAGGAGGAAAAACAACCATGACGACTCTCTCTCTTATTCAGACGATTCTGCCGACCCTTGCTATTATCCTTGTATACATCTACCATCTTGTCTTTCATCTCTTACCAGTAAAGCAGCAACAGATGCTTGAACGTTCTGCTCCACAGGCAGTTCAGATGGTCGAGCAAGTCTCGGCCAGTATCCCTAATCATGAAAAGAAAACCTTTGCAGTAAACACAGTAAAAATGCTATTCAGGGTTGCCAAAGTCCCTATTCCAAGTGATGAGGCAATCGACACATTTATTGAGTCAGCAGTCTTTGCGCTGAAGCAGGCCAATGCAGGTACGCCATTGACTGTAAAGTCTGGTGACATCGTGAGGGGGACCCCAGGGCTTGCTCCTATGCCTACTCCTGATTATTTGGGAGGACCGCCGCCTATTAAACCCCTGGGGACATAAATGAAGGTTTGATGCGTTACTGTACTGCCATCATGCGCTCGCGGTCAGCTCTTAACTCTTGCAAGAGTCTATTAAGCTCATCCTCTGATATATCATTTTTGAGGGCGCGATCAGTTATGTCGTCTAATCGACGTATATGATCATCAATATAGCTTTTCTTTTTCAGTAGCTTGTGCATGGAAAAGAATTGAGATAGAAACATTCCTGCCGTGCAGGCAAACATCAAGATAAAAGTAGCCTGCTGAAGCCATAGCCAGCCACAGGACCAGGAATTAGCAATGTAATACCCAGCCATGCCTATCGCAAAGTAGATCCAAGGCTGGACTAGATTCCTTTGTCGCATCTGATAGTAGATGATAAGGATTGATCCTAGAAGGTACCCTGAAAATATTTTAGGAAGAAGGGAAAATAATAGCAGATCATTCATCATATCTTTTAAAGAGAAGGCTAGTGCGGATCTCTAGCCTTTCTCCCCTCCATCACCTTCTATGCTGATAAACTAGTGCTGGCAGCAGATGTCAAAAGAGTATCTAGTGTTGATCGACGAATGCGGTAAGCCTGACGGAGCCCACGATGTGGCAAGGCAATCGCCTCCAGCACACCATTCTTAATCCAGCGGCGGACAGTGGTATCATCCACCCGCAATTGCTGGGCAACCTCATGTACTGTCAACAACTCTTCCATGACCTGAAGTGTTGATGTGTTAAGTCCTGCTGTGCGTTCTTGTGTACTAGTTTCCATTGTTCTTTCTCTCCTTATGAAATAGGTTCTCTGGTTGGCTTGGAACATACAATATGGTTCCACTCCCATAATAATATCTGTACACATAAATATTGTCAAGTGTCTACAGATACATACGCACCTCTATCCCGTACCTATTCAATGGCTGAGCTTTTCAATATACTACTTGAATTCATCTCTACTATTTCTAGATTTTTCTACAACTTTTTGGTTGTAGAGTCCAGGAGTGGGCCATACACCCAACTAAGGATAGATTACCCTACTAGGCACTAAAACTACCAGAATGGGATCGTAGTAGCATATAGCCTATATGCTGGTTATACCCGTTATTGTTGGGTAATTCCAACAGCAACAAGCAAAATAAGTGTGGAAAAGAGGTAATATCCTGTTGCCATATGTGGAGCAGGGCCATAATCAAACCATTTAGCATTCCATGCACAAAATGAACATGACCATATGATGCAGGCAGCAAGTCGCTTGAAAGCTCGAACCTGATGGCGAGGTGTCAATCGAATGCGCCTTTCACGGCTACGACTAATGCGCCAACTTGGTATAGTTGGTCACAGAAAGCCGCTCGTTCTTCTGGCAACCAAGGGCCATTGCCGCCCTGGATCGGTATGCGGCTCCGTGCCCAGGTATCGAACTGGATATTAGATGCTTTCTCCACGCTGATATTGACCCACTCTGCGGAGTCATCTTTTTGAGCACGAATAAAAATGCGGCCAAGGTCATCTTTTGTTAGTGTTTCTCTTAATGATTCTGGTTCCTGTGGCATGTCACTCTCCTATTAGATTATTTAGTAAATCCTCTGGCATCCCTTCACTCTTAGCGAAAGCAATTAGCTCTTGTCTCTGCTCAGGAGAGAGATTAGCAACACGTTTTGAGATCATGTCCTCTAGATCTGAGATGGTTTCATCGTCTGGTTTTTGGGAGTCGTGAATGCCTCGAAGAAATGAGCCAAAGAGAACAGAAACCTTATGCGATGGGCCTTCTGCCTTGCCAATGTCAACTACACGTTTCTTCTTGTCCCTAATCACTGGCAGTCGGTAGGATTCACATTTATTCCCTTCTGCATGCCACATCTCAACTATAAGTGCTTCCTGCCGCTTTGAGCTGAGCTTTGGCCGCAACTTCTCAGCATCATTTTCAGGATCAGTGATCCTCCACACTTCCGCGTAGATGCCCGCATAGATGGGACTATATCCTGGATACTCCTTACATTGCTCCCATCCTACGCGGGCAATGATCCCACCTTGGGTAGGGATACTTTGTGCATTGCTGAAAAGGTCAAGAGCCAGCACCAAGTGGATATCTTCCTTCTCTGGATCATTGCTCTTTAGCTCAATGTGCGCCATAGGCATCACATTCCCAGCAGTAAGCATAGTATCACTGGCTATGCCTATTAGGGACTCAATATCCACTAGTCCTCCTCTCGCTTTATGTATCCCTGCTCACTCTGTTTTAATCCAAGGTCATTGGCTACCCTCGTGATAAAGAAGCCTGTACGAGCCTCCCCAAGATAGGAAAGAAGTGCGGTATTGTCCTTAACCCACCTCATGAATATCTTTTCCCTAATGCCTTTACCTGAGTATGTGTTTCTCAAGACTATTGAAAGCTCTTCTGCCAATATCTCTTCGATCCGATCTTTGCTAGGTATCCATACCTCTGGATTATTATCACTCATGTTTTCCCTCTAGCAATCCTGCCACTGCTTCATACTCTATATTATTCTTACCTAATAACAAAAGTAACCGCTCAACACCCTCTAAGATAACTGCATGCCCTTGAAGTGCCTCATCACTTGTGGCATAGCGGTTTGTCACATTGCCTATCTCATTGCCGTCAATAAAAAGCATTGTTTCAAAGAGTGCTGGCCGAGGTGGTCGATAAGACCAATCCATATGCTCCAGCACAAGAAAGACAGTAGATAGCCAAACCCTGTGGCCCGCAATCTCTTTCTCTACCTGACCAATGCGCCGCCTCTCGACATCACCAAGGAGTTCAGCAGCAGCAATGGTATCATGCGTCGGATAGGGATTACCATCATCATCTAGCAGGTACCATATCGGGGGCCCAAACATAGGTAGGTTACTGTTCATTCTCTTCATCTTCCTATTTAGAAGTACTGCTTGGTTTCTCCTGTCCATACCATCTCAATCAAGTATGCATTATGCATCCCGACAACAAATAGTATACCAAGCAGCAACAACATTCTAGCAAACTAGCTACCTATTTGCAACATTTTTCGGTATGTGTTAGGATCTTTTTAGCTAAGATATATAGATGAGGTTAAGTATGCAGATTGAACAGATAATCCAGCAAGCTAAAGATCATATCCTAGAACATGGGAGACACATCCCAGAGATCATTATAGAGTTGGATACACAGGAAATGTGTATATTTGCATCTCCTGACATTGTGAACTCTGACAGCAGTTTAGAGAAACAGCATCGATTCTTTACTGCTGGGAGACTGTTAGGGAGAAGCAAGCCAAAGGCAAACATTACATATATTGCCTTTATTGTAGAGGTATTTGGGAGTTTTAATCGAAATATAGATAGGCCGTCACTAGATCCAGAGAGAAAAGAATGCCTATCCATTGTGACACTTGATGTCATCAAAGAAGATGATAAAAAATGCATTGAACAACATATGCACATCTATGAGCTAATACGAGATGGATCAGGGAAGCTTGTTGACCTTCTCAATATGCACTTTGAGGATGGTGAAGTTCACTCCCCGCTACTTATCGCCTTCATGGCGGGATTTGGAAGTAGTAAAATGTCAGAAGAGCAGCGCAATGATGCTATAGCAAAAAAGATGGGTCCTGATGCTACTGGAGAAGATATCCGAGAAATGTCGAAGCAGATCTTTGAGAGAGAGGCGTATATAAAAGGTCCCCTTACCACTAATATTCCACGCAAGAGAAGCACAATGAGCTACAAGAGGACTAAGAAGAAAAGGAAGTCGTAGCACTTCAGTAGTTGCACCTTTTCTTCCTGACGTTGCAGTACTCCTTATAGGCATCTTTGTTGCTTACCTTGGATCGCCAGTTGTATCCTCACTTGCCTCTCATTGCATTTCATCCTCTGTGTTGCATGGTGCTTGTCTCTGTGTTACCTTCTGACTAAGTGGTCTCATTACGTGTTGTGGTTGCCGCTCATATGTTGCTAAGGATAAGTACTCTCTGATCAAAGTTGCATTTGGTGGATAACATATCAAAGTTGCAAGCCAATCATTTCCCATTGTTGCATTATTGGTATATCATTGCAGCACTTATCCCTCACGCTATCTTGTTGCATTGCATACTTTAGACCATCCTAGCTGCAAGCTTGGTAACTAACCTCTCGTGTTGCTTGGTGACTGACTGATCGAATCGCCAGTCTGTGTTGCTCTAGAAGTCTCCTTCTATTGTGTCGCATGGTCCACTGTTGCACAGTAAATCCTGTTTATTGCAAGGTTCGACAAGCTCAGTTGCATTGTCCTACAGATATTGTTGCATCTATTATTCCGTTTACCTGCTGCTTATTTCCCCTCTAGTTGCTTTCCAATGCTGCAATGTACCACATGTGTGTTGCTTGCTCTGTCATGGTTGCATCATTCATGCT